GTATTTAGGTGATTGATCTACTGAGGGTAATTTTTCTAGTGCTTGTTCGGCTTCTTCTATAGTTGGGCGATAGTGATACCCAACTTCAAATACTTTTTGTGATTCCCACGGTGTTATCCTTAGGTCTCTACCATCGCTACGTTGACGTATTAATGACTCATATACCCGTTGATCATCTAATAGGATAGCGCCACCACGACCAATCTCTAGCGGCTTGCTGTAGCCAAAGCTCAAACACTGCATCTGTCCACTACGATACATACCTGTACGTAGTAATCTTGCACTATCCCATATCCGTGTACCAAGTATAGGATATTCTCCAACCCATTCATTATCGGGCACTAAACCATATGAAATGCCTAATTTATGCATGGTCATTGGCACACTAAGGTAGGTAAATGCCGTAAAACGACACCGTTTTACCTTGTCGTAACGTAGACACAGTTCTAGTGCATGTGTACATGAATCTGTCATAACAACAAAAGGTGCGCCCGTAAGCTCACCTAATGCTCGTTCAAACTGGTATATTGGATCAAATGCTGACATTACTTAATATTCTTTAATAGTTCAGTTGCCGAAAAGAAATCATGATGTAAACTACGTGCCTGCTGTGGAACTAACTTAGCATATTCATCATAGTCAGTCATGAACTCTACAATCTTATCACATAATGCTTGCTTATTATGTAAGAAACTACTGTAGGATTCAGTCCATTCACTAGGATAGCGCCATATCTCAGCATACATCTCTGTATAACTTAGTCTATCTGGTACCATTGGAATAGCATCAGTGAGTGCACCTTCGTACATACTAATACCCAATGTTTCTTGTAGGTTGGCACTGAATACTATCTTAGCTTCGCCTAGTAAAGTATGATACCCTGCTTTTGTCAAGTTCTGTTCTTGACATACAATCCATTCATACTGTGGTAGTGCGGCCGCAAGTTCTTTAAATATCTCAACCTGCTTCTCTGGTGCTACGCGATGTGGAAATAAAATCAAATCACGTTTGGTAGTCTTATAAGGTGTAATAGTTTCTGGCATATATTCCATAGGCCAACCACTGCGTACAATCTTATCTGTTAAGGTACCTGCACGTAGTTCTGCTAGGTCTTCATCAAACCACGGATTTTCAGTAGGATAATCATTTAATAGATTAGTAAAGAACATCTCGATATGAAAATCAGTGGCAAAGTAGTTATAGTCAACTGCATGAAAGAAACTCTTTTCAGCATGTCTAACCCACGGAGCATCACCGATAAGACGTCCTAGGAAGTCTTGCGGATCATAACTGCCAGCATGCCAAAGTGCATGTATAGTTACAGGAATACCCAGTAGCTCACTCATATATTTAAGATTGATGATGCCAGGATGCCATGCATCGGTAAAGATGAAATGATCTCCTTTGACAATCCTACCTTCTGTGAATAATCTTGCTATTTGCTCAACTTGACTAGCTTTGTAGATATTTGTGCCACCAAAGTTCAAGAAAGCACCCGGAGTAGTAGCCGCTGGGATATCATGAGGTCCTGCAATAACATAAACTTCATGTCCATGTTCCTCGAGCAACTTAGGTACATGAGACTTCCACTGTCCCGTGTACCTAGTTTCGACTGCTTCTAGATCAACTAGATAAACAGTCATGCTATCTACGTCCTTGATAGCCTGGAGTTTGTCCTTGTTGCTGACGCCATTGTTCACGACGTTTGCGTTTTTCCTGCCATTCTTTGTACGCTGGGCTAACATACAAATCAGCCTCATCATACTTGATCATGTGGAAACGACAGTAGTTGCACCATGCATCTAAATCGTTGTAGATTTGTCTTACTTCAGGCTTCATAGTAAGATACTTTTTAAGCCAAACTGGATTTGCCACGGAAAATTCTCCTTAAATAGTGACAGACTGCAAGGGACGAGTACAATTGTACTCAACGGAACATCCATTCTCGCCATCTTCGGATACTTCTATCCAAACATCGCGATTGGGATATTTTATAGCGATTTGCATATACAAATCATCTGATATCATTTCACAACTCTTATAATCTAACTGTAATGTAGTATTTACATACAGTGCTTCTAACCAACGTTTAAATTGAATAAATTCAATATCGCGGTCATTGTGCGTAACTTCAATTGCCACTCTAAAATGGAATATATGACGATGCGGTGATGCTAAAAAAGCAACATCTGCTAGTGTTGGTTCATTAGCCGCCGCAGGATAACAATGTATACCTTCACGTTGGAAAGTTACCCATATCTTTTTCTTGGCAGCCTGCATAACTCTATCTATTTGTTCACGTTCTGCTTGTATCATTATTTGATCTCTGTATCTTGAGTATATTGATCCCAATAGGTAAATTTGTCCTTACCCATTAGACTTTGAAGGTGATGTGTCCACACACCGGGATTGGTAGCTCCCCATGTTATATCATCTAATTTAATTGTTGCATTATAATTAAGTTGATTGATATATGGTAATTTAACACTAATCATTGGCACAAATCTAGCATATTCTGAATAACCACTCTCAATAACACCTTCGATGTGTTCGACTCCAAAATCTAATGCTACCCAAAAGCCTGCATCTAAACAGCCTTTGATAACTTCATCCCAGGCTGAATATTCTTCATTAGTTACTGCTTGAGGATTAAAACTTTGGCTAGTACCAAAATAAATTTGTGTTACCAGCTGTGTTCGTGCTTGCTCTAAAATTTCTGCCAACGGTGGAGTACCCACTACAAACAAAGTTTTCATACCATAACATATTGTATGCTCTACTTCATATCCTGTAAAATATACTACTTCCTGACGTTCTTCTGTGTTTAATCCCACTTAATGTATCCTCTACTGTAGCCTGCTGGTCTATTAACGCCATCTGCAAATGCAGATTGCCACTCTGTCTTTCTATTATACGACTTTGTCCAGAACTTGTCAACAGTTAATTGACCAGAAGCAACCCAATCACGTGCTAACACCATTGCTTCATAAAAGCGTGGTGTGCGTGGGCTCGGAAAACTAATAGTAACAGCTTTCCAAATCAATTGTCCAAATGTTTGATTAATATGTTTGTCTGTACCAATAATAATTAATCCATTATTTGCAACACAGTCGCCTTGTAAGTAATCAGTGCGTTCAGTTAAGTCGATAATAACATCATAAACACCAGTAATTTCTTGAGATAATTTACCCTGCCACAAGTCTTGATTACTGCGGCCAATTACTGTGATATCAAACTCTAAATGATTAATTAACAAGGTGTTATACGCTACCCATGCAAGGAAGCCACTGCCCAATATTAACAAGCGACGACCTTCACCAGCACGTTCAGCAACTTCGCGTAAGTTTTGATTTACTACATTAATACCACAAGCAACTGGTTCTAATATATATTTAGGTTCTGCTGCGGGCACACTAACATATTCTCGTGCCCTAACATTGTACATATCTGCATAAGCAGGTTCACCACGTGTGGCAACATAATCGCCAACTTTTACATCGGTAATATTAGCACCTACATTAGTTACTTGCCCAAGTCCTTCGTGTCCGTGCATACTAATAGGCAATGGACCAAACTCGCCCTGCATCATATCAATATCACTACGGCATACTCCAGTTAAGACAGCACGTACTTCAATATCATCTGCTGTAATTGCTGGTTTATCCCATGCAATTTCACTGAATGTGCCCTTGCCATCTGTACATAATAATTTTACTCTCACGCAACTTCCTTTTTATTAACATGTTTCCAGTAATGTAACATGCTGGTTAATACAATTCCAATTAAAACTGCATACGCTAAGTTAAGTATAACAGTTAATATAGTCACTGTCAATATTAATATCATATCTTCTTTCGGTTGTGCTAATGTCAAACTTTTCCAATTGAATGTATGATAACAAACAACAAACATTACTCCAATTAGTGCCGCCATTGGTATATTCTCAATTACAACACTGGCAAATAAAATATAAGCAAGTATACACAATGATTGTACTATGCCAGCTAATCTGTTGAAACCGCCCGCCTCTAAGTTAATCACAGTTTGTCCAATCATTGCACACCCACCCATACCGCCAAACAATCCTGTAAGTAAATTACCTGCACCTTGTGCCATACTTTCTTTGTTTGGATGAGTACTGCCGATTGGTTTGTGGTGATGTACATAATCATCAACTAATTGCGCTGTTAGTAAGGTTTCTATTAATCCAATAGCTGCAAGTATAAATGAATATGGAGCAATAATGGCTAGTGTCGCCCATGTAAATGGTACATCGGGTATATGGAAACTAGGAAATGCTCCGGATATAGTTGCAATATCCTTGACATAATGTGTATCTAGATTGAAAGTTAATGCTACCACAGTGGCTATAACAATGCCAAACAAACTAGCTGGCATACGTTTAATAAGTTTTGGAGCCGCAACTACTGCTATGACTGTTAATAATATCAGTCCTGCGGTTGTGTATAATTGTTGTCCTTGTAGCCACACTCCGTCGGTTTTAAGCTGATGAAACTGCGCAATGAAAATAACAAGCGCAAGCCCGTTAACAAAACCAGTCATAACAGTTGAGCTAACTAATTTAATTAGTTTACCCATCTGCATGTAACCAAATGCCAATTGTATTATACCCATTAGTACAATACTAGCAAACAGATATTCCACTCCGTGAGTAACTACTAACGCAACAGAAACAACTGCCAGACTACCTGCGCCACCACTTATAAGTCCCGGCCTTCCGCCAAAAACTGCAGCCACTAATCCTAGTATAAATGCAGCATATAATCCAACCAATGGATTAACGTGCGCTAATAAAGCAAATGCCACTACCTCTGGCACCATGGCCAAACTAGTAGTGACACCTGCTAATGTATTTCTTAAAACAAAACTGTTTTTAGTTGACAAACTATTCTACTTTCTTATGAATCCACAAATCGTAGTCTAATTGTACACTAAACCAAGCATCGTTGTCAATGTTTTCGACAGCATCTTTAATCATTGCTTGATATGCTTCTGCTGGGCACAATCCTAATTCAAAGCGTTCTACTGTGCCATCTGCCATATGAAAGTTAATACCACGATCATCGTCAGTTAAACTGCGCCAGTCTGCTATCAATCTCCACTTACGGTTAGGTTCTTCAAATATAAACTCACATAAATCATCTACATCATATATACCATCTGCTTTAACTGTACCATATTCAGTATCCGATACTTCTGCTAATGTATAACGTTGTGCTACGTTGTAATGAGTTAGTGATGGCTTAGTATAATCATCGCTAAGTGCTATGTAAAGACTTAATAAATGTGTCATTAAATCACGACTAACACCACCATATGCTAAGTCTTTAGTTGTAAACCAAGTACCTGGACCAGGAACGCGATTGCGATTAACCCAATTAAGTTCTACTTTAATACTACGTTGCGCAAGTGCTTGCAATTCTGCAATATTTTCACGCCATTGATTGTTTTTAACCATCATAAAGCGTGTGTACGGAAAGTCCTTAACTAACTGTTGCCAAATTTCTGAAGTTTTAACACCTGGCTTTTCAATGAATACAAGTTTAGCGTAAGTAGCAACTTCTCTTGCTATTGTTTCGTGAGTAAAGTTTGGAGTACAAATATGTACGGTATCAAAATATTCGTGCGCCGCCACTGCATCCTTTACAGATGTAAAATCTGCCTTGCTGGGATCAAGGTCAACTGTCACAATTTCGTGATCTAAGTTAGTTAGTACTTCTTTGTACAGGTTACCAATACCCATACCTACGATTAAACTTTTCATTGTTGTGCCTTAAGTTTTGTTTTTGCTTCTTCAAGTTGACGTTTAACTATTAATTTTTCTAACTTCATTTTACCTAGATGCACATCATCTAAATAATGTGTAAATCCATCAGTAATTTGTTGTTTGAGTAATTGATGTTTTTCTTCTAACTGTGCGATATGATGCGGTAATTTATCTGCGTCCATACTAGTCCTCCAATCCTGCTTCTAGGTTATTAAGATTTGTTTCGTCAAAGCCGCTATCGTCTATGTGATGTTCTTCTTCAACTTCGGGCACTGCCACTTCTTCAAAGAATTTACCAAAAGTAGTGCTGGTATTCATAGTTTTCTTACCAACCGCACCACGCGAACCTGGAATACTCATCCAATATTGATTGTAATGTTCTATCATTGCTTCTGCATCTGCTCTGTTATCAATAGCAAATATAGCATCAACAATATCTCTAAAGTAGATTAAATCATATGCCCTGTGTGACTTTTTATCGGCAGTAATTGCTGACATCATAGCAGGACGTATACCTTGATCATATTGTCTATTTGCTTCTTGCACACTAGTTAAATGACTCCAAACATTATGACCCATTTGTATGGCATAAGCAAAGCTATCCCAACTAGTCTTACCAACCTTGTTAATCTTATTAAGTGCAGGCGGCGTGCTATAATGATCTTGATTAGTTACATCAAATGGTTCACCGTTTAATTCTGCAGCAGTTTTACGCACACCATCGTGATAAACACAAACATCATTAATTTTAATACGTGCGCTAATAGGACTTTCAGTAAAAGATTTAAATTTACCATCTTGTAACACAGCATCACGGAAACTACGTGTATCTAATGCATACTTCTTATTGTCCACACTAGGTACCATACGGTATACCCATTTCTTACCATCTTCAACTTCAGTTTGCGTATAAATTTGTCCGTTTGCACTAGCAAGGAATGGACTTGCACAGTCAAAGCTGATTGTAAATTTAGGATTATGATACTTACGTACAGCACGTTGAATGTCAGTTAATAAGCATGCCCACTCTAGTTTACTTGTACCCAAGAAGTGCATCCAATCATGTAGACCTTCTTCTAATAAACCATCGAAACGTAGGGCAACAAGTCTGCGCAATACCAAGTGTACATCACACATGTTCTGTCCACCCATAGCCCAGCCATTAAAATGACGACCTGGATACTGTTTAGGATCACAGTACTTCTTCATACGATCATACCAATCGTCTGCATCTGCATGATTCTCACCTTGCAGTACGTTTAAAAACTTACAGTTACCATTGCGATTGTTAATAAACCAATCGTTATTAATATAAGTGCCTTGTACAGCTTCTTCGTATGTATTAATACCAGTTGCTTTGCGACCATTTGGACTACGAGCTACCCAGGCTGGAATATCTAAACACATACCATAGTCCATGTATGCATCCATCCAAGTTAATACTAGCTCACGTTTCTTTTGCGCTTTGGGACAGTTTGGATTCTTCCAATCTCCTTCCCAAACACCTTTACCAATTTGGAAACCACCAGAGTCGCCTAGGATAAAACTACGACTACGATCTCTATTACGAACCATATCTTCTTTTGGGCTAAACTTATTAACATCTAACTCTGCATGCCCTGCTGAATATAAACTCCAATGATATGGGAAGTATGCAGCATCTGGATTGAGCCAATTAAGTCCTTCGATACCATTTTCAAAGTCTGCTGGCATACGAGTAGAATCAACATATAATCCTTTTACAGGATCTGGAAATCGTTGCTTGCCCACATAAGTAGCATAAAAGCCTGATAGTGCAGGTAAAAAGACTGCATAGTCTAGTTGTTTTGCGGTTAAATTATCTATTTCATGTGCCACTTTGTTCTTCCTCGTATACTAGTGCTTCTATTATTTTATATTGCTCGTAAGCGTGTTTAAGTGATGGATACTTCTCTAGTTTAGCCTTAAGCTCGCGTTCTTCTGCCATCTTTTCACCGGCCCAACGTATAGCTTCATCAGCAGTCCAACTTAGCCCGATACTAGCATTTTGACTAATGTTAATCCACATATTACCGTCATATACTTCCATTTGCTGTGTCATAGTATTGTAGCGCACATTACCAGCACTCTGTCCATTGTTGCCAATGTACGGAGCACTGTAGGAACTGCCAGTCAAATGTGGACTAGTAATATCTAAATTTTTAATCATAAAATGTTATCTCATTGATTAATTTATAGTCATCTGCATATACTTCTTTTAGTCTATCAATCAATTTTGTATCTTGATCTAATACAGCCTTGAGAAAATTTACTAATTTTTTGTGTTGCGGGTTGTCATCTAATTCAATATCTACACTGATATTTAGGTTTATATTATGTTCATGTAAATATTTTTGTAATGATTCGCCGATGCCGTGAACTCCATTAAAGTATACACAAGATTCTTTTGGTATTGTATTAATAAAGTATAGTTGTTTTTCGGTATGGTCGTCAAATATTACTCTATCAAATATTAAAGATTCCATTACTGGATTCCAGTTATCGATAATAGTGTCTGCTGTATAACCCTGACTGACTATGGCTGAACAAAGGTATTGCGCCATTCCGCTAATCCATCTACTAACAGGATCACGCAATACTACAATTATTTTCTTATTAGTTAAATCAGTTTTTAAAAAATTGGCAACTTTCCAATTGTTAGCTAATACCAGTTTACCAATATAACTGCTAGAATTCTTAGGAATCGGAATATAAACTACATCTTCGGTGACAAACATGCCACCTGGAACAAATCCTCTAGCGGTGTATTGATTAAACCAGTAGGCAATCATTTATTTGCTTTGTGCAGGTAAAATATAGTTGTAAGTTGCCATGCCGCTATCAACAGTAATCTGTGCTGCACCTTCATCACTAATACGGAATGTTTTATCACCTGGCAGGTTAAGAATACTAATAACTGCCGCAACTGGCCATGACCACCCTTTAGTTAAAGTACCAGCAACATCGCTTTGGAATACAAAGTTACCAGCATGACTACTATGATCACCAAAGAACAATTTTAAGTCAGTGCCTTCTGTTTTAGCAGTAAACGTAGTTTCGTCACTGTTAGCACTTGCTTGGAATTTTAAACGTAAAATGTTAGCAACTGTTGGTTGGAACTCAACGTTCCACTTAACACCTTTAAACTTAACTGTTTTAAGTTTGTCATTGACAATTTCTGAACTCATAAAACGATAGTCATTTTTAAAGTCGCCTGCTTTGTTTTCAAAGTGTAGGCCTACCGGAACTGATTCACCATTGCGATCTTGTCTAGTTAATGAAATCTTAGCATCGTCTTTGTATTCTGGAATGTTAAGGATAGTGTTTAGTTTGCCTAAGTTTGGCATACCAAATGTACCAACAAACTCTGGCACTGGATTGTTTACTTTTGCCTGTACAATAACTGAACGATCTTCAGCAATTGCTTCGATGCTTGTTTCTGTATCTGTGCCTGTTACCTTAACTAGGTCAATAATACCCAGTCCGTACGTATTTTTAACGATGTCTAATAAATGATCACGCATGTAGTTCTCCTAATAAAGTGTTATAATGTATTGTATATGATGTATTTAGAAAATGCAAGAGATATGGTAAAATTATTTTTCAATTATGGAGCCTAATACCTGATGCGCTTTTGATGTGGTAAGTATTCCAAATTTTTGAGCAGTTATCAGTATAGATATATTTTCTGCCACGGCTAGTTCGTTTGATGATAAAATAGTATAACCCAAGCGATTGAATAGTTTTTCTAAAATCAGGTTGATTGTGTAATTAAAATATTTTTTATCATCTGTATTGTGCAAAAACTGCATATTGCATATTAACTTGCCACCAGGCCTTAATAACTTGTTAAACGTAGCAAGTAACTGTTCGATAGTTGATAGATCAAATAAGTTTAAAAAATTACAACAGGTAATACAACCAAATTGTCCCTGCGGCAATATAGAATAATCGTTATCAACCGTGTATACTCTTAATCGTTGTACATATTCGATTGGGTAATTATCAAGTAACGCAGAAAGATTATCGTTGTTGGGGCGGTTTACTACATACAACGGATCTGCGGTAACCATACAATCAATCCATTCTTTTGAACTAGGATTAATTTGTAATCCGGGATAGTGCCAGTCGCAGTGTGATCGAATAGTTAACAATGTTAAATTTAATATATGTTTATCGTCGGGCAATATATCGGGCAATAAACATGTTTTTATAAATTCTTGCTGATACTCTTGAGAATTACACAATTCATTTATTTTAGCTATGGCAATCGATTCTGATAATTGCAGACTAACAGTGTTGATATTATTATCTATATTTTTAATTAATGCCCATAGAAAATTAATACTAGCATTAAGAATTTTATTATTTGTTATTAATAAATTATCGGCACTTGTTCGAATTAATTGATTTTGTTGTTTATCTAATTTTCGACTATCTTTCATCAACTGTCGATTTTCAGTTAATAATGTTCGTCTAGTCTGATCTAATATTCGACAGTCATTATCTATTCGTCGACTTTCGGCAAGTAATGCTCGACTTTTCTTTAATTTTTGCTGGCGCAGTACTTCTAACCGTTGACTTTCTTTAATTAATTGTTGGGCTCGGTTAACCTTTTGCCGACTCTTAGTGGCCATTTGTTGATTAATTTTAATTCGTGCATAATTGGCGGTATCAACAGCTCGACTGCGTTGATCTCGATAATATCTTGCAATTTCCTGATATATTACACTGTCGGGCCCCGATGATTCTGCTAATTTATCTATATCTTCTAAACGAAAATGATCGATTATACTAGTCAGGGTTTGTTTACGTGCAAGTAATTCATCTAATTGTTTTTGAATATCATTCATTAATCAAAACTAAACAATGCATCAAATGTAGTCTTAATGTCTGTGCTTTCGGTAATATTCCAGTTTAGCACACCTAGTAAGTTTTCTACTTTTTGATCAACGATTGTTGACTCCATTAAATCATTATCAAATGGCAGGTCTTTGAACCATTGCGGAATATGAGTTCCATCTGTTGGATAGCCTACACTAGTAAACCCAATTGGATTATCCTTTAACTTGCACACAATAGTTTTCATGCCATCGACAATACTAATTGAATAGTTATCACCATGCATACGCTTTAGGTTATTCCAATTCATAGCCGCACGTACATGCCCTGGCATATTAGCACGACCTTCACGTTCTTCTGCTTTGGTAAACTTGGTTAGATTGTTTACACGTTTAGGCGTGCCTTTCTCCCAAGCTGGCCTATCTTGGAACGCAAGTTTAAACTCACGTACCATATCAATAATAGCAGTCTTATCTACACCAGTAAGTGTCGCTAGTAAAATATCACTTAAGAAATCTTGCACAACCTTAGGAGTATCGGAACGTTTTAAGTCTAAGCCCATGGCTTTAACTTTACCCGGCTTGCCATGTGTATCCATTCGCTTGCCATCTAAGTCTGTAATCAGCACAGCATACCGTTTCTTCTTAATAAACAAACCTTTACTTGCAACCAACTCTCGCCCGCCTTTAATTACACTACCCATTTCACGTGGTACATGAAACGCACGTTCCATCATAGCTGGAAAACTTTCATTAACTTGGTCTGAAATATCATCGTACAGTTTAATAGCAATACTAGGATTCCAATCCATAGTACCAGCTTCGACTTCATCTTTAATCATAGGCCAAGCACTAAAATAACAGGAGTCGGTATCACCATATATAATGGCATCGCCTGTGTGATCATACACACCTGTCAAGCATTCATTAATAAACGCATCCATGTGCTTGGCAATAGTACGACCGGTGAGTGTAGTTGATTGTCCAATCCGCTTATCAAAGAAACGACAGCCCGGATTAAGTAGCGCACCATACAGACTGTTCAAGTTAATCTTCTTAACCAACTGTCGTTTATCCCAGAACGCAATCTCTTCTGGGTCAGTACATGAACGCATCTTAGCCTGTAGTTCTTTACGTTCAGCATACCAGCGTTTTAATAAACCTGGGACAACTGCTTCTTTCTCAAAACTAAAGATAGTACCGTTGGCACTGAGTATCCAAGGTTGATTACTATCGAATATCAACTTCCATACTTCGGCCGCACTGTGTACAGTACTTTCACCAGAAGTTTCCCAATCGATTGTAAGCTCGATGCCGGGTTTACTTTCCATAACCGCAGTATACTCCAGGGTAGCGAACAAGCCCTCCCAAGCATCTGCGAAACTTGACTTATTAGCCATCTTTTCATTGATGTAATGGTCGGTCATGATAGGACGTATCTGTCCAATAATCGACTCTGGCCCCATGTTTAACGCACGAATTGCACTTGGGTATAGTGAGTTAATATCAACTGACCCAATCCAATCATGCATGCCTGCTTTAGGAGTTGCTACATACGCACCTGCCGCTTGTGTATCGCCCATGTCGTCTCTGTTTTTACGATTAGGAACAATTAAGCCTTGTTGATGTGCTTGGTTAATAATAGCCTGTTCAGTAACTGCCACAGCACCCATAGTTGTTTGTAGCAACACTGTGTTGTCATGTGCTAGTTCGTTGGCTAGGTCTAAGAAGCGTAGTTTCTTATCTAGTTTACCTAGCAACATAGTATCCTGACGGTTATAGTCAATAAACTTAGGAAAGTCTTTGTTGTACAATTGATCCAATGTACCTTCATAAGCAACCTTGCGCTCATCTAGTTCATATTCACCGATAGCATCCAAACTATAACTATGTCGTTCTTCATAGGTATATTTACGGTATAGTTGCATGTAGTCTAAATGCACCCTGCCAATCAAGTCAAAAGTGATGTTTGCGGCGCCAAAACGTTCAAATTCACGCTGTTTTGGGTACTGACCCCATAGACAAAAGCGTCTAGTGTCATCTTTACTTAACACACGTGTAACACGCCCAATAGTATATGGAATATCATAGCCTTCACTGTTCCAGCCACTTAACACATCTGCATCATCGATTAGATTAAGGAATGTATCCAACATGTCTGCTTCACGTTCAAACATAAAACAGTTTTCATATTGGTCGCATATTTCTTGCGCAGTTTCCCAACTATAGCTCTTGGGCGGAATAACAAGTGTAACTAACTTGTCTAGCCAATCTAAGTAAACTGATATGGCTGTGATAGGATTGAATGGATCGCTGGTAGGAGCATACCCACGTGCTGGGTCAAAGTCTGTTTCAATATCCCAAAACGCAGTTTGTAGTTTAGGTGAATCGACACCAAGATAGTTATCTGATAAACAACGGAATACAGGATTGATATCACTTTCCCATATCCGCTTGCCTGATTGAATACGTGTCTCTTTATGAAATTCTTTACCTATACGAGTGCTGAATCGACTTACTGGAGTGTCGTATACAGTACGATACTTGCCTTTAGGATCGTCCATGTACATGACATAATTTGCTGGATACTCGACATACTCACGTATACCTTCTTTTCTTTCTACTACATAGATGCGATCTTTTGCTCTATCGAATAATGCATCGACGTATGAAATTTGAAACTCCTTTTACCGCTTATGGCCGGTTAACCTTGTGCTTGTACGTAAAGTGTACGACTCTTTTATTATAACATTAATAGCTTATAGTAGCCTACTAAATCGATTAAAAATATAGTTACGCTGGTCATTAATAGACCAAAACTGCCTCTACTTGCCGCTGAATAGATACTAATAGACAGGGCAGTAAAAAACATTGGATATACTACTAACAACGGAACATTGGGTACAGTTAATGTAAATGTCATTGCAACCGCAAAGTTCAATGCCCAATTGACTGTTTCTAATATTAGTCGTATTGGGTGGCTATGCCAATCTCGACGAATAAATTCAACAGTTTTGTGCCAATTGATCAAAGTGTACGACCAACTGTTTCTAAAATATCAGTAACAGTTTCGTGATCTTCGTTTGTCTCACCAAATTTAGATTTTTGTGCAATTTTAATTGCTTTTTTAAGTAAGCTCGGTTTAATTTCCAATTCTTCCGCTACTGCTTTGATTGTATCGCTAAGGCCTGCACTTAAATCTTCTACTTCTTGTAGTACTTGTACGCCCTCATTGACTATTTGTATAAGTTTTGCCTTTTGTTCAGCTGAAAACATTAATGCCATTGTGTCATTCCTTTAGTTAAAAATATATTGTATATGAATTACTTATCGGAGTCAAGCGGTATGGTTAAGATATTCTACATTTCCGTAGAACTTGGGTAACTGTTGTAAATTCTAATGCTAAATCATCGTAAATATCTTCTACAGGCCTAACTACAAACGCACGTGTAACATAAGCAGATTGACCCATTTCAGCATAGTAAGTGTCACTGGGCCAACGGCGCTTGTTCCATTCCATTGCGTTAATTAGTAAGCATTCATCACCTACATCTTTAAGCAATACTTTGCGTTGAGCTACTGGTAAGTTGGCACTGGCCATTAGTTTAATACCCACAGGTTCTGTATTGACCTGTGGTTTGTCTAGAAAGTGTGCGAATAAGTGTACAACGTATGCTTCTACATTGTGGGTTAGTGTAATTGAAAGCGATGTTTCTGCTTCTTTAATAAGCTCATAGGATTCTTTAACGTAAGTTTCCCAATTGGTCATATTACCACTTACGACAGCTCCAATATCTGGCAGATGTTCTTGGTCCTGGGTTAGCACAGTTATGACGTGCTCTAAATGACTTGCGACGTGCTGGATTAGATTTCTTAATACGCATGTTAGGATCACCAAAGTTTACTTTTTTGATGTTGCCTGTGCTAGGATCTTTAACGTAGACTTTAAACTTCTTAACATCACCTTGCATTGGTTTGCCTAAGGGAACTTTGCGGCCGTGATATTCAGCTTCATCTAGTTGTTCATCTTCGTTGTACCACAGTTCACCGTAGGCTTCAAAGAATTCATCACCATCATATGATTCTTCAATGGGTACACAGTTGTTTACACGTGTGTCACCTTTCATTTTAGTGCCTTGCTTTTTGTAACCTTTCCAACATTTAGCATCTAAACGTTGTTTACTTTCTGGCAATACTACAGAATCTGTAGTTAAATAGTTGGGGAATTTTTGGTTAAACAAACGCATAATAACACCAGCTTCTGCATTGGCTTCGTCCTCAATCGGACTGCCTGTTTCGCCGGAAGTGCTATCAAGTTGATCGTCTTGCCCTTGCGCATAGTGTACCATTTCGTGTGCTAGTGTACGCAATACATCAACAGGATTACGTTGGTCAACAACTACATAAATTACTTGTTCATCATTAACATAACGACCGAACGTTGTATCATCTAATGATTTAACTAAACGAATTTTAGGAATGCGATCTAACTTTAAATGTTTAATGGCAATAGGCAAGAAGTCACGCAATGCATCAATTAGCGTAGCTTCCTTGGGTTCGTCAAACATTTCAAATAAGTTCATATTGACTGCTGCTTATTCAGTTAACAGAGTTGCTACAAACGCTTGACCTGCAAGTATTGCATCTGTGTATACAGTTTTATCGGTACTATCGGCAATAATATAATCTCTAGCTAAAATTATTTCTAAATGCAATATATTAGCATTTATTCTATCGTAAATCTCTTTGCTACGCACATCTTCGGATACTAATTGATTAATTAAAGTTACGCTATCTAATGCATTTTTTAAATGCAATACAGTGCGTTCTTCGCTGCTAAGTGGTGTTAAATTTTGGTAAGACATTATACATTTCCTTTATTAATTAATGTTTCTAATGCGTCTAAACGAGCAAGTAATGTGGCCCAAGAAAGCGTACCTCAAATGCAGAGCAGCAAGCTCCGCATTTCATACAATCAAATGTCATTTAATTATTGATATAATGGTGTAAAGTATGTTTGACCGCCAACTACAATTGGTGCCCATTTAACAACGGTTGTTTTATTTATTGGAGCTGGACTACTATTAACTGTATATTCAATAACTACTGAAGATGCATAAGCCTCAGGTGAAACAACACCACCAGAAATCATGGTAAATTGTGCTTGATAACGCTGTGGACCTAGATATAAATCTTGTGTTAATTCAATAACAAATGTACCATAGTTTGGATCGGTTAAGGTAACTTTTGTACCAGTTACAAATTTATTCGTGTCAAACGGTGGAGTAGGATCGGGCGTTGGGAAATCGAATTTCCCGTTAGAATCAATTCTAAACTGGCCCATACCACCAGAAATAGTTTCAGTCGTTAAAGTTAAGGCTGGCGGTTCAACATAAAGTGACAATGCACCAGTAACTTGTAAGGCATTAAACACTACAGATGATGTGGTGTTTAGACTTTGATTATATGAACTGGCCGCGTTGGCATTAATCCACTGTGGTACTGATTGATTTGTGGTAAATTTAAAATAGCTTGAATAATTCTCCGCCAGATTGCTAGCCATCATATTACTGCCGCCGCCGATCCAAGTTACTCCTACCTCAATAGTAGTTGAATCGGTAGTTGTGACTGAAGTTACTTCGTAAATATCTTCGGACCAATATGTTAGTTTATATTTAAACTGTTGTCCAACAGTAAATTTAGAATAAAAGGATTCCGGAAATGTACCCGCAAGCAACAAATTATTGCTATCACTGACATCATTGGTTATTGAATAATTAACAGCACCTGGAAGTTCTTCTATTGCTGGATATTGTGTAGTATAATTGGTATAGGTATTTTCGACAGGGCCCAATGCAGTACCATAGCTTATAACTTGTCCGGCAGATGGGCTAGTGATAGTAACACCTACTCCGGCTATACTACTATTACCATACGATATTTCTTTTGTAGTTGTATCATAGTATACAGATTGCGATGTAACTGCATTTCTGACTGGATTTACATAAAATGCCGATGCCGCATTACCTGTCATAACCATATCAGTTCCGCTGGCATTAAGCACTATCGAATAATTTGGTTGATCTGTTTTACCTGCACCTTTACCTATAGCTATAGAACTAATTCCTTGATAGGTTTTTCCAGCAACATTACCTATAGCTACCGCATCATTGCCTTGGCTGGTGTACGCAGCATTTGTACCAATAGCCACTGCACTTTCACCTTGAGCGGTCCTTCCGGCAGTTGTGCCAATAGCCACCGCATAGATATTTTGACTACCACCGCCAGCAAGAACACCAATAGCAATCGTACTATCGTACTGGTTAGTTTGCCCGGCATTTGATCCTAGAGCAATCCGAGAGTCTACTAAGCCAAAGATACCGCCGACTTGAGTTTTAGTGGCAGTGGCTATACCGATAGTGCCACTGGTATTTGTAAGGCCACTGGCATCCACTGCGGGTACAATTACTCCGCCCTTAACAGTGGTGCTAGCCGTAGGCAAAGTATAACTACTGGTTATGCCAGTTAGTTGACTACCGTTACCGATGAAGTATCCTGAAGTTACTACGTTGGCTGTGGTCTTTACATTACCAATATTACCTGTATAAGAAGTTAGATAACTTGCTACATCAGTATTACCATAACTGCTGACTATACCAGTTAGTTGACTACCATTACCTATAAAATAACTAGAAGTTACTACATTGGCTGTGGTCTTTACATTACCAATATTACCTGTATAAGAAGTTAGATAACTTGCTACATCAGTATTACCGTAAGATGATCCACCAAAACTTACAGCAGCTCCGTTGGCGTAAAAATAGTTGTCTGTTTTAATACTTGTGGTTGTAAAGCTACCCCCAAAAGTCAACGAAGTAGCATTTAACCATCCACCGGAAGCGTTTGGCGCTGTACCTTGCCATGACACATTTGATAATCTGAATGATGGATTGTCGCCACCGATAAACGTCCAAAGTTCTGTACTTACACCATTATATGTAGTTCCAGATATAACTACACTAAATGCAGTTCCCACTGGCCATTGAGAAATAGTCCCAGTCACTATAGTTGGGATAGTCCACTCTCCAGAGTCAACTTGTAAAGTAGTTGCCGGATTGTCGCCAGACTGCCCTACAAAAAATCCAGTGAAATCACCGTCACTAGTATATGTACTGGCACTAACACTAACCAAATTGAATGCCGCTACGCCGCCACCTGTTGCGCTAATAGTACCAGCAGTAATATCAATACCAGATCCGGCTGTTAGTTCACCTTGTAACGGGAAGCCACCAGCAGTGCTGCCATCCATGACCACTACTGTGTCTTTGGTGGTATCAATAAAAATCTCACCTAATGCACCAGTTATTGATGCTAGATTACCTGTGGTATCTCTTCTAAATTGTAACGTTTTTGCCATTTTATTTAAATCCTAGTTTTATTATATATTTATGTTGGAATTAATAATTACACCATTAAATCTACTGTTCCTGTTGCAGTCAAGAAATCTTCAACACCACTTTGACTTAACAAATCACCTGCTAACTCAAGATTGAGATCCTCGGTTCCGCTGCCTATCATTAAGTCGATGGCACTACCAACTAGCAGTGCTAGATCACCTTCAAAGTTAAAATTATCCGGTGTTGGGGGTGTAATAGGTTCACTGCGCATAGGATCGCCGCTGGAAATTGCCATGCCAGCTCCAATTCTCATACCTGCGCCGATAATAATTGCCATTAGAACTCTCCGGATTTTTCTACTACTTTAATGTATTTAGCTATTTAACAGATAAGATTGTTGTTCAGGTGTATGTAATTGCACATACATATCTACAAACTTATCAGTCTGTGCATTGCCTTGTAGACCCAATTGATCGAATAATATATGGCCTTTGGTTTTGATTAGGTCTTGTAATTTTACTTTAATATCGGCTTGATCTATATCTATTACATTTTTTAAATCAGCTAGAACATAGTCGCCTTTATATAAAATTTGCTGTGATTCTCGAAATAATTTTATAAATTTAGTTGAATCAACAAAATCATCAAAGTTCCATTTGGTCAAACATTCTTCTTTGATGTGATCTGGTAAATTATTAAAATCAACCAACGAAGAACAAGCTGGCCAGTCCGGAGTCTTGATATTTGCATAGCGTATTGCTAGCCATTTATCTAGAGGACTGTTTTTATAAAACCAAAAGGCATTTTTTGTTTTTGCTAGATATATTTGTGTTTCAATATCTGTATAAATTACCACAGTTTTTCCTGTGTATAAAAATAATGAACGTGCTGTTGCTGGGTTGCATTTTAGATATAGTTTATTTGATAAATTGGAATGTAATGTTCGATCATTCTCAATCATAGTTTCGGACGTTTTCCAATTACTAACTTGGTTAATGTTCCATTGGTTTTGAAATATAACGTTGAAATCCTGAATGTCGCTGTTGAATATACAATTATAATTTCCGGTTAACAGTAATAGATGCGCACAAAAATTACCACCACTGCCACCATAGTAAAATAAAGCTACATCTTGGGACACTACTTTAACCCTGCCAATCGGCGTAATTGTTTGATTGATTCGTTTGTTGTTGGTAATGCTCTAACTGTTAATGCACCGCTTTCTAAGCCTAGGTCTTGTTCTAATTCACGTGCTTTACGATGAGCATAAACCATATCAGCACCTTGTATTCTTGACACTACACTACCATCAGCTTTAACTACTTCAAAATCTGTAGCAGTGGTCTGTGCTACAGTTGGTTCTAATGGTAATTCTTGTTGTACTGGAGTTGCACCTTGTTCGCTAGCATCACGCTCACCGCTGATACCACGACGACGTAGTTCACGTTTAATAATAACTCTAAAGTAAGCAGTCTGTTGATCATTTAATACTGCGGTTGTGCTGACATTACGTAATACGTTGATTAGATCCATGTCACTCTTATCTGCTACATTGTCTAACCATTCACGATGTGCTTGAGGTAAACTATCACGCACTGCGTTTTCAGCACCACCTGCGTTTGCTCTATCTGCTGCCGCCTGCGCATCTGCAAAACTAGTGTACGTGCCTGCACTTGGCGTTGTTTCGGCTGGTGTTGCTCTATAGTATCTAGTATCAACATTATTAACACTACCGTATACATGTAGTGCTTCGTCACTGGTTCTTGCGTTAACAGTACCAGCAGGTTCACCTAGTCCGTTTATAATATTCCAAGTTACTTCCGGACGGCCAGCATCTTGTGTGGTAGCAATGGCTTCTAAATCGTGTAGGCCCACTGATATCCGTTGCTCTCGCATGAATATATCTGCGGCTTTAAGTTTAGCCTGACGAGGACTATCAGCATCGACGAATACCGGGTCTTGATCTACATGTCTACCACGAGCAAAATAAACCTTCCAGCGTGTTTCATTGCCGTCGACTACTCCTTGATCCATTCTACTGCGTAGTTCGGCATCAATCTGTTTAACTATCCAGCCACTGGCATCGGCATCTAAATTATCACCACCATTTATTACTCGTTGTCTCACAGAGTTTGCTGTATCTACTGTAACAGTAGGTAATGTTTCTTCAACCCAATCCTTCCAACTCTGTGACAATGATGCTGGTGCAGCATCACCTATTTCTTCACTCTTAAACAATTCAGCTTTTAGTTGGCTGATACTTTGTTCGCGATTCATACCCATTTGCTTACCGCCTAGGATGATAGCGGCTGTTTCACTAGCGGCAAACACCATTTGCTTGCCACCAGTGCCATCTTTGTTCATGACCCAGTACTGTACTTCTTCGCCTTTCTTCTCTTTACGAGCTGTTTGTGCTTGACGAACATTACTTACTAATTCTGATTTGTTGATCTGTCCTAGAGCATAGCGACTGAACAATGCTACGCTATTATTAGGATCAGTCCATTCGCCTTCTGGGCTGATTAGTTTGTATAATTTCTTAGCGTATTCTTGTTTGTATGCTGACTCGTCTGTGGCAATACGTAGGCTTTGTGCTAGACGTAGAGCAGTATTAACAAGTTTAGGTATGTCTTCGTTTAGATAATCACCACCTGGACCACGGAATTCTACGTAGTTGCCTTTGGTATTGATACTTGTATACTTTTGTGTAACGCCACTGTGTACTAGTTTACTAGCTGCCGCTCCAAGATGTTCTTTCATCTTGGCCAACAATTCTGTGGCGTTTTCTGGATTGGCCTGAATCTTTTCTTTAACAATCTTCATGGCACTTTTAGCATAGGTATTGTACTGACGACCAAACTCTTGAAGTACGTATTCGTCACCTAGGAATAATGCTAGTTTAACATAGTCTAGATTATCAGTGGTCATGTTAGGCACACTGATGTTCATGTGTAGGCCCGTTGATTTGTTAGTATAACAACCTGCCAACTTAGCCCATTGTTTAACTTTTTTCAACATAGTCAAGCCATCTTTAAGCGGCATTGCTGGACTGATAAACTCTAGGCCGGCGTCACCTTGGTTAGCATCAATTGACGCATCGGGTTCAATGATAAAATAACCTTGTTCTTGTTGTTGACTACGACTACCACTGTGGTAATTACTAAACCCGCGTGCTTCATATCCAGTAGCACCATAAAAGTCATCTGCTACTTGATCTATGTCTGCATCACCACCATCATTGCCTTCGTTAGCGTCATACATGTGAGGCCAATCAAAGCCCCAATGACGTTCAGCGTCCTGCATATCACCAATGCCAATGTCGCTTAACCAAGCACCTTCATCGCCATCACCACCGTTACGGAAGTCATCTTCCATTTCTTGACGTGCTTGGTCGTAGGCATATTGATACTCTCTACCGCTGGTATCTGCCATTAATTCATCTACTCGATCTTCGATCATTTCTAATGTTATGACACGAATTTCTGCATCGGCATCATCACTGTCAGGATCTTCGTCAGGGTTTGCTTCTATCCAGCGAGTGCGTGCCGCATCTTCGACATCATCACGATCAATTTCACCTTCTAGTCGATCTCGGATAAGGCTATCTAATTCATCAGTGTTGTCGTCTATGTAACGATTGGCAGCTTCATTGGTCCAATCTAAGTATTCATCATACAGTTCACTGCGATAACGCTCAGCACCACTACGACTCATGTTACTGAAATCACCGTTGCGGAAGAAGTTAAGAATGTCATCGATATTGTAGGCGCTTTCGTTGTATTCGTAATCGTATTCCCACTCAGGCTCGTTATCACCTGTGCTGGCATTTGGCACGCACATTTCAAATTCGATACCCATAAGCATACCATCAGCTTCTGGACTGTTGGCAAATGCTTCTAGGCTGGATGGACTCATCGATACTTCATCAATGATCTCTGCTTCTTTTAAGGCTTGTTTAATTTGACTATAACGCATATTAAGTATTTATCGTTGTGTTAATCATTGACCCACAGTTCGAGTGAGTAGTTGCCGCGCTGGCTGGACCATGGCTGGCCTAGTTGCTTAAAGCCCTGTGCTACTAAATTATTCTTTGATGCTGTGTTATCTGATCTGGTTGTGGCAAATATGTTCGAGCCAGCAGATGCTAATAATTTTTGACTTACAGCGGTGTTTAATCCCTGTCGACGATAGTTAGGATCTGTATATGAATAGCCCTTTTCATAACGATAACGATTGGCTAACTCACTAACGCCGGCAGCAGTGAATACTTTAGTCTTGTATGTATCCAATGGTGTTTTTAATGCTGTAATAGCAATAATATCACCTTGTTCATTTGTGGCATAGCTCAACATCTGTGCTCGTTGTACACCCGCACGGGCATTGGCGGCTGATACCTCACTGCCCTGAGCAATAAAGTCGCTGAGTTTACCTAGTTGCTCTGCTGACAGTTGACCTGGTCGCACAGCAACTACACTATTATCTTCAGTTAAAAATTCATTTGCTCTCATAGTCAATCCACGTATTCTTGCTCACTTTTGGCATCCCTCCAGGCCAGCAGCCGGCCACACCAAACACCATAACGAGTATGGGCCTAAGGTAGGTGTTCTTTAATCTATTCGTTCGCCTTCTTCTCTTGCTATACGGGCAATATTGTTTGACGCACGAGCAGGTTGTATATCAAAATTTTCGTATCTTCTTGCTATAGATTGTAATATCCTAGTAACATTGATATACTCATCACCTACTATGTTATCAGGAACAATAACTAAGATATCCCAGTCACTTTCATCGTGTTCAGTTCCAATTACCCTGCTACCGTGAAACCATATTTCTTCTGCTGGCACTTGAGCTTTGATTTGATCTACTATAGTATCAAAAAACTCGTACGACTCGGTTAAGAATTCATTGGCTCTCATATTAGCTCTTATAATAGAAGTAGTGTATATCTTCTTCTGGATTATACTTTACTACTAAATCGTCTAACACAAACTCATCGCCGTATTCGTCAACCAACTGCGCAAACGTGGTGGCATCACCGAAAATATATTCAATAACATCATCATCGGTACAATTACCTTGATAGCTTAATCCTTCGTCTTCGCTTATAAATTCATTTGCTCTCATATCAGTCTGATTCAACACATACCTATCATACAAATCACTTAATTGAAAATCACTACGAATTAGTTGCTCTTCAGCACTGCCTGTAGGCCACGGTTTCTTTTTATTATATGCTATTTGATATGCTTTTTCTGGAGTTAACGGCACATTTTTTCTAACTGCGTCCTTAAACACGCTGTATAGAATAGGGTAGTCTTCATCACCTACCATACCTGACGCAACAGGCTGTTGGCCACCTTCACGGCGAATAAAATCAGCAAATACTTCTTGAAACACTTTTTTTGGATTACGACAGTAATCTCTGCTGGATTGACAGTCATCAGTAAAGCCTTCAAAGTGTACACGGTAATCACCTACTTCATCTACACCAACATCTTCCGGTGTTAGGTCATTTAAAAATTCTTCAACTTCTGGATCTAAGGATTCAGTTAATTCTTTAACAGGCACATACGCTGATATGTGCGTTATTCCTAATTCTCTTGCCTGCCACGCACGATGATTACCATCTAAGATATGCCCTTGGGCGTCTATGACAATAGGCTTACGCTTAATATCGTCAGGTGAGATTTCATCAGCATAGTCTACATCAACGTGTACTACACGACCATATGGATCATCGTCTGCGTCAATTTGTAATTGATCTACTGCTACAGTTTTTAGTACATATTCTGTATTGGCTAATATTATTCGATCTAAGTTACTGTCTTTTTGTGATACTGGATGTATGCTGTTGACATAGTCTAAGACCTTGCCAGCACTAACTGTTTCTAAGATAAATTCTTTAGCTCTCATTATTTTAAACTCAAATCATCGTCTTGTTGTTGACGGTATGCTTTACTTAATTTGTCCATGTACTTCATATTACGTAGGATTTTAAATGCTAGATTTTCTGTGCTGAATTCACCGTTGGCATCTAACCCTGCACGGCGCATTTTACGAATCTTTTCTGATATGCGTTTAATATCTTCTGGATCATCAGCGGCTATTATAGCATGATCAATTTGGCTACGTAGATCTAATACTTTGGCATTAACACTAGCACGATCAATTGATGGTACTTTAAAGTCAGGAGTTTTAAGCCACTTATTGTTTAACAAACTATACACACCTTCGCTAACTGGAGGTTGCGCAACATCTTCTACATACAATTCTACATCATAACCGTAGATAGTAATGTCGTGTCCATCATTCCAAATTTGTTTCTTGGCACGATAGAACGCTTCGGCAATATCATCACATTGTAGATCACTGTAGTTGGTAACAACATGTACATCAAAGTCACTGAACTTAGTCCAGTTATAGTTGGCCATGCTACCTGTGAGTACAACATCTTCTACTTTAAAATTAGGAATCTCTAAGTAGCTGACAAAACGTTCAGCTATTTCTAACAAGCGATTGCGAACTTCTTCGATGAGTGTGTTATCGTCCCATGCCGCTGGATTCAGCTGACTGTTATAAGCAACGTTGTTCTTGGTAAAGTCTCTAGCTCTCATTGTTTATCCTAACCGTTTGTAAAATCAAATAACGCATCTTCGCCTTTGTCTGTTAAGGCAGAATTATGTACTAGACCATTGGCTGCTAATGATTGTTGTAGTGCGTCAAAGTCTTTAGTTTGCCCTAGACTATCATAGCCATACCCTAGCTCGTTGTCGTGTGCAGTTTGAATTGCTTTTAGCACTAACATAGTGCCGTACCCTTTTCTTTGAAATTCTGGGGAAATACTCACGTCGTGAAATGCATCACCTTCTTCGTCAACACTATATTTGTATGCGCCAACCTTAACGTTGCTGACAAATAATTCCACAGTGAATCCACGAGCAAAGTTACTTTGGCTACTTACTCGAAATTTATTAGTGTTAGTAACTTCGTTTATCAGCATATTAGTGTATTGCGTATTCTACACGCTTGCCTTCTTTATCTGTGTACAGCAAACTAACGTCCCATGCTCCATTACCACCTGCACGTTTAACGTAGATGTGATCTTTAATCCATTCTGCTACACCACCGTCACTATCTCTGCCGCTGATATTTTGTTCTAGGCTGTAGATAAAGATTTGATCGAGATCTGATATTTCTTGTGTATCGGCACCCCACTCACGACCTGTTTCTTCGGCTAGCGCACGCACATCCCATGGCTGTAAATCCACAGCATTGTTGATAGAGACAATAAAATCATTTGCTTCGTAATTCCAACTGGTGTAACTTTCGTCAGCATCTGCTGCAGCATCAAAGTCAATTTCGCCTTCTTCCTCGTGGCCTTCTGGATATACATATCCTTTTTCACGTAGGTAATCCCACCAGTAGTCGTCCCCAACTTCCCAATCATTGACTATTTCACTAACATGATCGTTTACGGCTGTTTTAATTTTTTCTATTAACGGTTTTAGTACTTCGTCGGAAGCAAAGACTATCCAATCATTCAAATAGCCTTCTGGCATTTCTTCCTGGAAAAACGGTACTAAATTGCCAAAGCGCACTGTTAGTAAATCTACAATACTGTCTACACTGTTGTCGCCTTCGTCCATAAACTGACCACTAGGGAAGTGTAGTTGATATTTTTCACCTTCGTAGTCAGGCCGTTTAGGCAGTAGGATATACATTTGTCCATCGCGGGCATACTGCTCGAATCTATTGTTTTCACGTGCGGCTGTACACCATCTAGTGCCTTGACCATAGTAACAGGCTGCATCTTCGTCATGCGGCACAATAATGCGCACAGCTTCATTTTCGAACGCAGTGTAGGCATCGCCCTTGCTCATAGTTTTAGCAGCATCCTGTTCTTCTTTGGCCGCTAAGGCGTTACGCAGATCGAGATTTTGTGCAATATCTTCTAGTCCAGCAAAGTCAATGCGACCAATGTCACGATACTCTGCAGGTAAGATTTTTTTAACTTTAAATTCGTGATACATTTTAAGCGCACTGTTACCACGGCTTATTATATCTTCTAATTTGATGCCTTGGTTAGCATATACTTTAGTCAACCATTGTACATACTCTTTATTAGGAGTAGGGTCGGAATTTTCAATTACAACCATGATATGGTCAATGATTATTTGACGTTGTTCTGCTGTAATCGCATCATTAATCTTGATCTTTTGATCAATGAACGCACGGTCTGTGCCTAATTGTGTACCAGAAAGAGTATGGCTCTTGTCCTTACCCAAGGCCGCAACAAGTTTATTGCCAAAGACATTAACTGTCTTTTCTCTACTGTATTCTCTTAAAAATTCTTTAAATCGCATCAAACTGTCCTAATATACGCTGTGCTTCTCTAGTCAATAATGCTTTAGTATCCTCGGCTTTTTTCTTAGCCTCTGGAGTTTCTGCCTTATCAAACTTACTGCTATTAACTGCCTTGCTTATTTTACTTATGTAAATTGCTTTGACTTGTTCTATTAGCTCAGGACGACCTAGACTTTCGGCAATGCCAACAATACTGTTAATAGTATTTGAAGTTTTTATTTCGTCACCCATGCCCGGATACTTGGCTAGACGTGCGCTGATAGTTGGTGCACCGAGAAACTTAGCAATATCTACGGCCCATGTATCAGGATTGTTAGTTATAGTTCTAAGCTCTGTATCTTTAGTTTGTCTAAAACTAACCGGTACACCATTCTGCAATTTAACCTGTACACCGCGCCCGCCAAAGCTAAGATTTAATGCTTCTGCCAAGGATGAATATAAACTTGCACTTAGTACACCCTTAACATTGTACTCTGGGCCCAATGCACGACTCCACTGTTCATTCTCATAGTAAGCTGTAACAAAGTCAACTTGTACATATTGATCGCCTACTTTAATTATAACATTTGTACCGTTGCTAGTCGAGTAGTTTGGGTTACTGTCGCAAAACTCTTTGATAGCTGAACTGTATGTTTGTTCGTTAGCATTGTCTGACATGTCGGGTAGTCGTGGCACAAAGAAATTAACATCAATGTCACCATACTCGCGTTGAGGATTTTGCGCAAGGTCACGTTTGTAGTAGGTTGTACTGCCAACCGGTGTGCCTATCTTAACTGGTGCTAGGTCTTTGGTTTTTAAGAAAGCATTTAATGCTTGTTCAAATGCAGGTAATGATTGTACAACAACATCAACTAGTGCAGGTGTGATATGTGTACCTTGTGTTAAAGTACTTGCCCAACCGCCTTCTAGAATAAATTCCTTTGCTCTCACAGCACTGCCTTCCAGTTCTTAAACCATGCCGCTGAACCTTCACCTACTATCTCTTGACGTGTTTCTGGCAATTGTACATTTTCTTTGCCTAAGGTTTCACGTGCATCTGCTACTAAGGCATTGTAGTTAGGCAAATTTTTAATCTTAGCTAGTATAGTTTCAACTGATGCTAGATCAGCTGCACTACCATTGAATAGTTTGTGTGCAATTTCACTTGGGTCTTTAGAAACGACTTCATTAGTCTCACGATCCATTAGGCCGTTTTTGTATGACCATTTCATGCCCTGTGCTTTGGCAATTGATGCTAGTAACACATGGCGATGCATGCCTTTGAATGGGCTACCTTCTGGACTACCTGTCATACTAAAACGTTGGAAACTAGGATCACCAAACATAAAATCAGTTTGTACATAGCCATTCTTTGCTTCGCCATTGATGGGTGTTTTAAAATGTACGCTGTCGCCTGTCTTTTTAATGTCAGTAGGTTCAATGCCTTTCTTTAATAGTTGTTGTACCAGTACATCTTTGCTGATTTTACTCACATCAACTGCTAGGTCTAGGTCGCCACTTGTTTCTTTGTAGCCAGTTGACCCTAGCATATTGTCTACTAGATTAAGTCCTGTTAATTGCTCTAACCATTTAACTGTAGGAATGACATCTGCACGATTGATACGTCCGGTTGCTTCGCTACCATCAGCTAGTTTAAATACATTCCCACCTTCAGTTATTTTCATACCGGACCTTTTATACTCTATTAAGTATTTATTTAAAATACTATATGACTGGCCGGGACTGGCCTTTACGTTTAATATCCAGTGTTAGACAGTGTATACCGGCTTCCCAGAATACCCCGTGTCTAATAGGACAAACGTGACTATTGACACCTAGACTATCTAATAATTTAAATAGTTTAGTATTGTGTGTTGTGAATATAACATTGTGTGGATCAACTACTAATGGATTAAAATCAAAACAGACTTCTTGGGCATATCCCTTCCATTCATTTAACCAACAGTCTAGCCACTTGTCAGTTATTTTAATTTCTCCAGATAGATAACCATTGGTTAGGGGTGCGGTATTTCTACGTTCCCCTAATAGAACTCCTACAGGCAGTAGTCGTTTGTGCTGTAATGCATCGGGTACCCATGTTTTATTTTCGCATAAAATTATTTCATCATTGACACTAAAGAATCCGTGATCAATGTGCCCAAATTTATCTTGAACTATAATACGTCCTTGGGGAGTATTTCTGCGCATCCATTCTAACCCCAATGCCGTGCCTGGACTACGGTTAGATATTAAGGCATCTCCGTATTTAAACATACAAGCAGTATGCCATAATAGTTTATCTACGTATTTTTCTTTATAGAATTGTTCTCCACTTTCAGTCCAATTGTCTGTATCGGTTGTGATAGTGGTCAATTCTGGTGGAGGTTGACTTATCCAGTTGTGCCCTTGTTTAAATAAGTCAGCAAATATTTCATAGTAACTTAGACTGTCTATATATCTGTCAGGTAATGATGTATATGTTTGATAGACTGTTTCACCGTAGACCATATACTGATCTCGTGGAACCATAGGCGCTGTGGCTAGTTTAATATCAAAATCGGCAATTCTTATATCTTGATTATTAAGTTTGGGTCGGGGGCGATGTACTTTAACTCCTAGTTTAGAGAGATAATCTGCTAGATTATTTAAATCCTCTTTACTCTCTTCTAAGATTCGACTAAAATTGTCAGCTGTTTTTTTAGGTAGTTGCCAATTTAATTCATTGTATAAAAAACAATCGCCAACTATAACTTCTTCGAGTGGATCCCACTCTGTCCAACAGGCCATGTATATCCTTGTTATTTACATTTGATTTGTTTTGCTTTGGTTAATGCACCAAAGTCTACTGGAAAATCTTTAGTTGTTTTGTTTAAAATTGCACCTGCGGGTAATGGAAATTTAAGACCAGTTTGTTGTTCTACTGTTGCCAAACTAGTTTGTACTACACTAATATCATTACCTTGACTACCTTTGTGCTCAAATATAAATGATAACACCTCTTTGGTGGTATTGTCAATGACAATTTTATAAAAGGCATGCGGTACAACTACCTTGTTGGTGCCAATTGTTGGGTCTGCCGCACTATAGATAGGACCTGCATATACGGTAATATTAGTATTACGTTGTACTGCCCATCCACGTGTATATGTTTCTACTAGTTTCCAAATGCCACGATTTAATCCACCTGATTGTGGCATCATGTTAGTCATTAAGAAACTTTCGTATTCTACCTGTTGATCAAAGCTCAAGTCACCGTCTGGAGCAACGTGTCCTTTATCGTAACCTGTACCCGCATAGTCATCTGGTTCTGCACGTGAGCCTTTGGGTAAACTAGCATCAGCTACGAACGCATTAGTACGTGCAATACAACCAATTGCCTCGGTTGGTGTGATTGTCCAAACTGTCCACACTGGTAATTTAGCCACTGTATCGTTTAATGTAGCATAGGCTAATCTACATTGCTGTACACCTTGCTTACCTGTAGGAAAGCCGTATGGTGCTTCTTGTTTGCAAAACGACAATGCTCGAGGAGGTGTTTGATTCCACGCATAACTGTTTAAACTTATTAAAAAAATTGATAATGCCAGAATAATTTTGTTCATTGAAAGATCCTTGTTGTTTTATTTATAGATGTAATTTAAGTTGATGACGCATCTGGTTCGTTGATCTGTACAGGTTGTTCCTGTATGCTCATTATCAGCAGAAAATGCCACTAATCTATTCTCGACGGAGTTGACTTTTGTGCCATCGGCAAATATAGTGAATCCGTTGTTGGTGTTTACATAGAATACAGCAGTTTTTTTCTCAACATTATCGAAATCGCTGGAGTATTCGATGTCAGTATGATAATCATATTGAATTATATCATGTGTGGCTGGTAATAGATTGGCTTTGATTCTCACAAGTTCAATTGTTTTACCTGGCACTACAACTAAGTTGATTAATGGAGCTATCATATTAAACCAATCACTGCGCACAGTATAATTATTGTAGAATATATGGGTAAATTGATAATTGTACTTGTCTTCTACTAATGATTTTTCATCATACAATACTTTTGTTGGGCACAGATACCATGGAAAATCCGACCCTAGCATAGCAGTTTTAATTACAGAAAAATCTTCATTACTTAAACAATTATCTATTATATTATACATATTACTATTATATAGTATGTGTAATCGATAATCAACCTGGTGCTATGCCAGACCATGTAATTATACCAAAACCAGATTGACCTGCTGATCCAGGGATATTTTTGTATCCTGCTGCTGACCCAGCACCGCCACGTGCACCGCCATTAGTAGAGCCTCGGCCTGGACTGAAGTAACTTTGAGCTCTGGCTGCTCCACTTGCACCGCCGCTCTGTAATAAGATAGTGCTTGCACCCAGAGCAATAGTAGACGACCCTCCTGCGGCACCTGCACCTTGGCCACCGCCACCCGCACCACCTGTACCGATATCATATGAATATGTTTGCCCTGCTGATACAGTTCGAGTTACTGATACTAAATCCGATGCACCACCACCAAGACCAAACAACCAGTGATTTTTATCGCCGCCATCTGATCCGCCACCACCGCCGCCGCCACCGCATATAGTAAATGTAGCTGAGGTTACATAAGCTGGAACAGTCCAACTACCGCTACCTGATATTGTCAATGATCCAGTAAATGGTACAGGAGTTCTTGACGTATCTGCAATTGCACAACTAGCACTTGCACCTTTACCGTCTAGTGTAATAGTTATATTTTCTACACCTTCTGTAGTCAAGTCGTTACTAAGAGTAAACGCAGCAGATTCAGCTGAGCCAACTATAAATTGTCCAGTCATGGCTCCTGATGATAAATCGGCAGCATTAACGCCACTTAGTGACCATCGAACTACTTCTCCGGTGGTTGCTCCAACAGATGACATGGTAAAGGTTACTGTCTCGCCTTCATCTATAGATGCGGTATCTCCGAATATACTGTACACAGGACTAAGTGATATATTATTTACTATACACGATGCACTAACTCCTTTATTGTCAAGAAATACTTTTAATGTTCTTGCTCCGTATGTTGTATGATTTAATTTTGGAGTAAAGCTAATTGTGTCAGTTGTACCTACTACAAAATTACCACTCAACGCACCAGCCGTTAATGCAGTTGCGTCTATACCAGTTGCGGTATAATGAACTACTGTACCATTTGTTAGGCCAGTACCACCCAAAGTGAATGTAACTGTATCGCCTTCATCTACTGAACTAAAATCAGGAGTCAGCGTGTAGATTACTGTAGGGTCATTTAGATTTTCCGCACCTTGGATTGATCTGGATGTAATTAACGGTTGCCATGCACCACTAACTTTAGTCCAACCATTTAATAATTCTTTCCACATGCCATCAACTTTAACCCATGCACGATCAATACTTCTCCAATTATTAGATTTTTTTAAATTAATATTAAAAGATTTTGTAAAGACTAAAAGCGCAGCTCCATTTTTGTCTGGATATCCGGGATTAGTACTTGGATACTCAGGTATTGAGGCGCCGCCTGGGCCAGAACCAGAACCTGCTTGTATAATAGTTCCGTAGCTTATACCGCCTTCGCCACCGTCGGATCCATTGGTACTACTAGCACCAGCCAGGCCGCCAAAATATCCACCACCGCCACCACCACCAGTAGATGGACCTTCTGCTGAATCAGCACCTTGGCTTGTTCCGCCACTGCCTCCGACTATCTGAGCATTGCCGCCAACTTTACCTTGAGTCCCAATTATACCACCACCTCCGCCACCGCCACCACCTGCAGCAACAGCAACTACCACACCGTTAACTGTGATAACAGTGGCTCCACCGCCACCACCACCGCGTCCTTCCCTAGATGCAGCACCGGCAGTGCCGCCGCTGAAATTAGTTGGACTAGTTAATCCTTTACCACCAGCATATCTTACTCCGGCGCCACCGACTGACACTACAACAATATCGCCCTGCGTTACTCTTATTTTTCTATTTGCATATCCGCCTGTTCCGCCTGTTCCGCCTTGGCCGCCACCATACGAAGTGTATACCGGTTCGTACACTGGAGCATATACTGGTTCATATACTGCTTGTACTCCCTCGGGTACTGCGGCCCACGACACAATAACTGTACCAGAACTACCTGCTGCACCCGATGATCCATATCCGCGCGGTGATCCTGACCCACCGGAACCAGCACCGATAGCAGAAGATGCGCCTGGAGATACAGCTTTAACTGCTCTGTTTGCACCTCCGCCGCCACCTGCAGCCTTTACGATAGTTGCTCCGTTTACTGCAACAACAGTTGCTGATCCTGCTCGTCCTGCCCTATCTGTGCCGCCGCCTTTTCCACCAGCACCTACAGTGGCAGTAATTATTTGGCCCGGTGTCACGGCTACAGTTGTTGTAGCCAATTCCCCAGCTTGTCCGCCTAGTCCATATATATTATGATTCTTATCGCCACCATCAGAGCCGCCGCCTCCACCACCGCCACCAACGGCAGTTATGTTAACGGATGTAACTCCTTTTGGAACAACTAACTCTTTACTTACAATTGCTTGCCCGGCAGCAACGCCCGCTCTTACTACAACCGTTCCAACTACTTGAGTTCCAGTTTGTACACTACCGACTTGGCGTGTCCCAGTCTGACGAGCAACCGTTTCACCAGCGGTGCCGCTTCCACCGCCACCGCCCCATAAGAAAAACTCAAGTGCGCTGACTCCTTGCGGAATAACGTAGATGTATGTACCAGGTATAGTATATTCTGTAGTTTGACTTATAAGACTCATTAATCAGTTTCCTTGGTGTTGCAAATTGTGTCGTAATCTTGCATTGTTAGTGTATTACCTTCATGACTTAGAGCAATTAAACGTTCTGCTAAATCGTGTAAATCCGCATCTGTTTCGGCATCTTCGCGAGCAAATTCAAATAAGCGTATTAATAGTGGAATATCGACACTAATAACATCTTGTGGATTAAATTCTTCCTTAACTGGTATCTCGCCGGTTAACGGACCTGCCGCTGGAGTTGCTGCACCGCCACTTGCACCATCATCTGCGCTGTGCCATTGATCTGTGCCGTCATTCCATTGATCATTACCGTTGTGCCATGCTGGATTATCACCGGCCCACGCATCTTCTTTAACGTGTTTAAAATAGTTAACCTGACGTTCACGTTTTTCAGCACCAGCTCGAGTTGGATATTTACCTAAGTTCTTACCAGTATGTGATTTAAGTTCATACTGGCTGCCCACTTTTACAATTGTTTCGTCTACAGGTTTAGCCAGTGCTGTTGCTTTTTGGTGAATACGTGTGCTGTATTCTTTACCATATTTGTTACGCAAATGCGTCATGTAATCAAAATATTCCTGACGTGCCTTAGTATCAGATAGTGCTCTATTCACTAGACCGTGTGCAGTAACAACATCTGCTACTTCATTATCTTCGTTAACTGCTGGATTAAAATCTTGTATACGCATAATTGCTCTCAGATTGACTCATATAAGATATTTATGCTAATTTAATTCTAAGTAAAACTTATAAAAAGACTTGACTTTAACGGTAAAAGATAGTATAATAGCTATGTCTTTAATCAACCTATGAGTAAACTCAATGACACAAATAGCAGAATTATTAAATGAAATTATCGGTGACCCAATTAACGGACCATATGAAGGTGAGGATTATTGGATTGACACTGATGGCACAATACAAGTAGCTGAGAACAATGTTAAGTTGGCGGCCATAATTATGCGTCGAGCAAATAGTAGTGGATACTTTGATACTAAGTTAGTTAAAGTAGGCAACAAGGGTGATAGTATATTACTTGGCTTTGATACTATGGCTGACATTGAGCCGGTGTACACATCAAAAATTGGATTCAAACGTGATACCTTAGCCGAAGTAAAGCGAGATTTGGCTGGCAAGTTCTGTGTGTATCTTAATAAGAAACGTGCTAGTCGTATGTTTAGTAAACTATCAGCGGTTAAAGCGTATCTAAAGAAATTAGACTTGGATTTACAAACAGACGGGCAAGAGCCAGAAGCACTAGACGATTAAAGGGTTGCCCCTTTAATCTTATGGTGTTAGTTTAGCTTGATTTGCTATAGTTTTAAACTGTGATGCAAGTTTAGGATCTGCAGCGGCTTTGTTAAGCACACCCATTATTGGAGCAAGTGCTTTTACATCAGTTGATGTTGCTGTGCCTAACGTAGCTGAATCAAGTGCTTTATCCAATGTGGCCGGAGCAACCGTAGTGCCTGTTGCGGTTTTTAGTGTATTAGTTGCCGCAGCCGCTTTTGCTACAGCCGCTGGATCAGCTGGTTTAGCACCCGGTGTTGCGGTAGCTACTGTGGCTGCACCAGGAACTGCAAACTCTTTAACGGGCTTTTTTACAGCGGCTTTTTCCTTACGTAAGCGTATTTGTTCTTGGCGTTCTGCTGGTGTAGGAACCTGAACATTCTGCATACGATCCATATTACCTAACTTAGTAGCAATAACTTTATGTCCACGTGATTCTTTAAATTCACGCAACTTGCTTTGTAAGTCTGAATACTGTTGATTTAAACTGCCTAATCTACGTGCTAATTCATCTTTAAGTTGTGGATCTTGTGATGTAGTCGGATCCATTTGAATTTGTTGTAATGCACTACGTTTAGCCTGATAATCTTCTCGATCAAGTAATGGGGTTTCACTGCCTTCACCTAGACGATTGCGACTAGCCGCACGTGCTGCCATACTGCTTACACCTGCTTGTGCTTGCTTTTTATCCTTCATAGGATCTTCATTCTTAACAGTTAAAATTTCATTAGAGAATTTAACTTTAGTAGGATTAATACTGTCAACATAGTGTTGAATAGCTGGACTATTGTTGTTAGCATCTACTAGATCTTTAAGTAAGAATGGTTGACTTGTAGCGGCTACTACCATATTAGTAATAACTTCTGGTGCAACTTCTGTATGTCCCTGTTGAATAAGTTCTTGTACTGCGGCCAACACAGCGCCTTCAACTGGATCGTTAGATTCAATACCTTCATTAATAGCACGGTAAGCTAAGTTCTTACCATAGTTAGATTGGATGTAGGCCATAGCGTGCCCTTTAGTTGGGAACACTTTATCGGTGACTGGCTGACGTGTATCAAGGCTAACTACGTGATACCCTTTAGCTTCTGGTTCTTTTTGAGCATAAGGCGCATCTAATTTCTCTTGACGATGTGCATCATATTCAGCATCTGGATCACGTTCAACTCTGGTACGCTCTTCAGGACCACTTTCCCAACCTTCTTCTACGTCTTTACTAACAGTATCATGATAGTATTCGGCGCTTGCTACTTTTAAACCATTGGCTTCTGCGTACTGTTTAGCACCTTTATGTGTGCGGAATTTTTTCTTAACTGTTTTAGTTTTTGGATCGTATACATAGAAATCGTTGTTCCAAGTAGTACGTGCTTCCACCACACCTTGATTTTGCTTTTTAATCCATGCATTGGCTTCTTCAGCTGATTTAAATGGACCAGCAACACTTCCGCCTTGACCATCTTTAAATACACGCCAAACACCGTCTTTAGTTTCACGACCAGTGTAGTTTTCTGCTAGGTCTTTTACTAAACGTACATCTTGTTTAAGCACTACTGCTTGCCCACCATCTTCTAAGTCTAGGTCAAGATATACACGATTTCTTAACTTGTCAGTTTTGATCTGACGAACATATCCAGTTTTACCAGCATCACGACCTTTAACGATAGTAACTTTTTTGTGTAGACCTTTGCTAGGACCACGACCTTCTGCCATGTTACCATGATCTACGTAAAAGCGTTCGTTGCTACTACCATTAGCCGCTGCATTGTCTTTAGCATTGTTTAAATTTTGTACCAATGATTCAATACTCTTTGGGTTAAGATTGATTTTTCTGTTACCACGTTCATGTTCGTATGATTTACCAGTTTCTAATGTGTAGCCATAGTATTCAATAAGTTCAGCTAACGTACCTGACTTACTACGCTCTCTACCATTTCTTTCTGATGTTATTGAGTAAACATCAGCCGCACCTTCACCAACTTGTGTATAAGGATGTGGATCGTTTTCTTCTTCATCACGATTGCGATTACGCTCTTGTTCGGCATCAGTTGGAACTTCTTTAGGCCAAGGAATTGATTTTCTTTTTGCTGCACGTTGTTTAGCTTGAGATTTGGCAAATTCTTCCATACCTTCTCCTAATAAATCTTCGTCGTCATCATGATCCCAGCTATCGTCATCTTCTTCGTCATCATAGTCATCATCTTCTTCCGCAGGACCGTAGTCCATAACGTCTAAACTGTCCCAACCTTGGTTAGGGTGATAGTTACCATTGGCTTTAAGAGCAAACTCTGTAGCTTTGTGTGCTAGATCGTCGTAGCTGGTAACCGGACCAATATACTGTTCTAGTTGTCTATAACTTGCTTGGTTAAATTCATCACCATCATTGAAGTGACGATAGACAATTTTACTAGCCGCACGCAACACTTCACCTTCAATAGTTTCTGCCGCACCCTGTGCCGGTACTAATTTTTCATATAGTGCTTCGTATTCTTTTTGTAATGCTCCGGTACCATTCCAGTAGGTACGTGGCTCATCAGGTAAACTAACACGATCACTACCTGTGTTCCAACCTTCTTCAACAGTGGTATAACGTTTACTTGGCTTACCATGTTTAGTATATTCACGACCTGGTCTGCTACCTTTACGACTTGGACGTTTTTCTTCTACACCAATGTCATCTTCCATAAAATTAGCGTATGCTTCTGCTAATTCTTCTTCTTTAGTTTTAGGAGTAGGACCTTTAGCTAGATCTTTGATGATGCTATCTCCTACTAATTTTTTACCCGGGGTACCTTTGTCTGTACCCTTCCATTGCTCACCTGGTTTTTGTTCAGGCTCACCGGCAAATTTAGACATAGCTTCTAATAGTTTTCGCATCATACTCATTTTGTTTTTCTCTTTTTAGGTTGTTTATACGTGCCACCAAACAATGTGCCCACTTTAGGACCTGTGCCTACACCTGGTACAGTAGCAATAGCGCCAGAGCTAGTTGCTCCGCTGGTTGCATCTTCGGTTAAGTCTGGTCGTTTGATAATATCGGTTATTTTCATATATGTATTTATTGTAATGTAAAACTTATGGTATGTTCATTGATCTGTTCAACATTAAATGTTTGATTGACAATTTGTAAATTACGCAGGGAGAATTGTGCTATGGAGTTGCTCTGAGAGATTATTTCAATTCTAGCAATATTGTTATTATTGTTAGGCATCACTATCCAGATATTTTCGTTAATTAACGTTTTAGAATCCCAAATCCAAGTGCGTTCTGTTAATAAATCATCATTTATATACAATCGATAATTATTTTGTTCAACAGGATCTATACAATGTACTTCTACTGTAAGATTTATTGCGTTCATATTAGATTAAGCGTAATGCTTTGAGATTTTTATTAATAGCACCGGGTTTGATATCTACAGTAAGCGCACTGGCCCATCGTGGATCATTGGCTTCTTTCTTATTCTTTGGAATATAACCACTACATTCTGCTAATTCTGGATCTGCTAACATCATACCTTTACGCACTGCTTGGTATAAAGGTTCAGCTAGTTTACCTGCACCTGTTGCCTGCGCAAATGCTTGTAAGTCATTATTAGCCGCTGCCTCACGTGCTGAACTAGCACTAACACCTGCTATACCATCTGCATCAGGATCACGTTCACCACTAGAAACAAATTTAATATCATCAAACTTGTAGTAAGCACCATTAACACCTTCTACGCCATTGTACTTAGGTATCAATTCTTGGAAACTATCAATACGATCACTACCTGCAACCATTGTTATATTTCTATAACCCTTGGCATATAACCAATGAATAACGTCCATGATAGTTTTTATGTTAGTATCGTATACAACATGGCCTGCTTGATCTGGAAATAATGCTCGAACAAACTTAACTTTGGTAGCGTAATCTAACGGATTCTTTTTCTTATCTTGTGATTGGCTAACAAACACAAAGTAATCACCACCTTGACTAGCTTTGGCTACAGTGTTGATTAATTGTCCGTGCCCTACAGTAGGAGGATTCATGCGGCCAAAACAAAATGCTGCATGTTTAGTAGTTGTTGATTCAAAAATTTCAGTGAGAAACATAGTAATCCTGTAGCTATTACTATATTTAGTTTATAATTTTTCTAATAGCCAAATATAAAATGGACTAGAAAATTTAAGGGTATATGAACCATTCCAACCAAGGTTAACACATTCAGCTAACTCGGTTATTTCTTTGCCCTGATATTGTTGTGGTGTATCTAGTATAAATTTTGATTCGGACCATAATAATTCGCCGATTGATATATCATCAATAGTAATATCATTGATATTAAGCAACATATCTTTAGTTACTTCGTTATTGGTAACTAAAGTGTCGCTATCAGTTTTATTTTCTAGTTTAATTCTGAGAGTATGTTCGCCCTCGTCAATCGTATGGGTAAATTTGTGAGTTTGCGGAGATTCACTAGAAATTTCAGTTTGTATAATAACCTTGTTATCAAGCCAGATAGAGAACTGTGGTTTTTTATTCCAATATGTTCCGCTAACTGTAACTGCAACTTCTAGTGATTCTTGTTCCATTTTTATACTGGGTGATGTTGTGCAGTTTGTGCGGCTTTAGCTGCAATTTGATCCGGTGTAATATCTGGCATAGTTGGTTTACCACCAGTTAATACACTTAAATCACCTGCAAACTCATAATGACCACAGTGGTTCAATAATACTTTAGCATGAGCATAAATCTCACCTCCTAGAGCAGACCAACGACGACAGAATGTCCAGTCTTCACTTAGATAGTGACCTTTCTCATCAATTTCTGTGTCAAACAATGAGTACATAAATGGCTCGTATTGTTTACCAAGACCAACATCATCTACATATTTTGTATCAGTACCGTATGCTTCGATCATTTTTTCAACAACTGTTTTCTTAAACATCATAAAACCAGTGCCCATAGTATCAACTGGGAAAATATCGTTAACAATCTGTGTACCTGGCTTAACGTTAATTACATAAGAAATTGGCAATGCTTTCTTAGGATATAGTCCACCAATGATGTCTTTTTCACATAACAACATTTGGAAAATACTTTCTGGTTGGAATCTAATATCAGCATCAATAAACATAAAATGTGTGGCTTTTTCGTTAGTCATCATTTTAGCAACTAAGTTGTTACGAGCACGGGTTACCAATGACTCGTTAACCATAGTATCTAATGACCATTGTAAACCAACACGTTGCGCCATAAGAATGAAACGTAGGAAACTTGTAAATGTTGGTTCGTTAATCATACCACCGTAACATGGGATAGCAAAGTGAATATGATATTTGCTAAAATCTGGTTGTGCTTGTTGTGCTTGTGGTAGCGTGGCATTCATCGCCGGCTGATTAGGTTTAATACGTTTTGCCATTGAAAATCTCTCTTTATTGAATTAAATTATGCTCTTTCGATTTCTACTAATGTGCCTGCGCCCGCAAGCTCTTCTACTACTGCTTCGAGACTATGCAATATATCATTGCTGATAATCTCTGTTGAGTTTTCGCTGTCTTTCAACAGTTTACTTACTTTGATTACTAATACTTCTTCTTGTAATTTTGCCATGATATATCCTTATAATAGCTGTATATAATTATTTATCATGGCAAATACTAATACAAATTATTCTACTATAATAAAACCTTCATCGTCAACTGTTTTGTTTTCTAATAAAATCAGTTCATCTGTTGGTTCAACTACAATAAACTCTATTGCATCATTGACATAGTCTGCTGTAACTGCACTACCAATGGCAATATTTTCAAACAGTATTTTCTTACTTAATGGCACTTTAATTAGCTCACTAATCTTACGTGCTAGTGGACGTGCGCCCATTGCACGATCAAATCCAACTTCAACTAAGTGATCAACTAATGCTTCTGTTGAACGTAGTTTAATTTGTTTCTCTGCTAGTAATTCGTTAAGCTCGTTTAAGAATTTAACAACAATCTTCTTCATGCTAATCTTATCAAGTCCATTGAACTTAACTACAGCATCTAAACGATTGCGGAACTCTGGTTTAAAGAACTTTTTAACAGCACTATCATCTTCGCCTGTTTTTTGTAAGTCGCGCCCAAAGCCAATGTTGTTTTGCTCATTGTCTGCTGAACCTAAGTTACTGGTTAATACTAACATAGCATTACGACAATCCGCTTTCTTACCATTGGATCCAGTAATAGTACCTTCATCCATGATCTGTAACAATAAGTTACTAATGTCGGGGTGAGCCTTTTCAATTTCATCTAACAAGATAATTGAATGTGGATTACGCTCTACTTCACTGATTAACAAGCCGCCACCTAAGTTACCATCTTCGTAACCAACATAGCCCGGAGGAGCACCAATAAGTTTAGCCATAGCATGTTTCTCTTGATATTCACTCATATCAAAACGTATTAACTTCATGCCTAAGTTTTCACTAAGCAATTTAGCTAACTCTGTTTTACCTGTACCAGTTGGGCCTAAGAATAAGAAATTACCAATTGGTTTGTTATGTGCTTTTAATCCAGCTTTAGCAACATAAATCTTCTCAAGTACTGCATCAACTGCGGTATCTTGTCCGTATAGTTTATCTTTAATGTTACTTTCTAAACTTGGTAATGAAGTTGATGCATGTTTGCTATCAAAGTTTTCTTTTGGAATCTTAGTTGCTTTGGCCAAAGTATCGACAATCGCATCACCATTAACTACCCAAGTTGGATTATTAATTTTAAGACGTGCGCAACTCATATCAATTAGGTCAATGGCCTTATCTGGTAAGCGTTTGTCTGTTTGATAGCGTACACTTAAATCAACTGCTAGTTCAATTGCTTCATCTAAAATCACACCATTGTGGAAACGTTCAAAGTGACCTTTAAGTCCGAGTAAGATGTCTTTGGCTACTTCTGGACTTGGTTCATCAATGTTTAGTTTGTAGAATCTGCGCATTAACGCACGATCTTTTTCAAATGATTGTGTATATTCTTCATAGGTAGTCGAAGCAATAACTTTAATGCCGCCTTTGGCCAATGCTGGTTTGAGCATATTAGCAAAGTCTACACTACTTGAGCTACCTGCACCTGCGCCCTGCATTTGATGTGCTTCATCAATGAACAATATAGAATTACCTTTGGTGTTCAGTGATTCAAGTACGTCTTTAAGTTTTTCTTCAAACTCGCCACGGTATTTGCTACCGGCTAATAAGCTACCGATCTCTAAATTATAAACAGTATAGGGTTTTAAGTATTCTGGTACATCACCGTTGACAATTTTGTATGCCAAGCCCTCTGCAATAGCAGTTTTACCCACACCCGGATCACCAATCATTAACACGTTGGATTTATGACGACGAGCCAGCACTTGTGCAATCTCTTCCAACTCATATTCACGACCAATAACTGGATCTATCTTACCATCAGTGGCAACTGCATTTAGATTTGTGCAATACTCTTCTAATATTGCATCAGAAAAATCTTGTTTAGCTTTTGAATCTTTGGTCTTAACTGCTTTACCATCGACAAATTTATCGGCATAATATTTTACTAGATCTTTGCGGTTAATACCCCATTTAAGCATAAAGTAAGCGGCATGACTGTTGGTCTCTTGACTGATACTTAAGAATAAATCAACTGGTTCCATTTGCTCACGTGCTGTAAACAACACCTGCGTAAACGCACGATTGAACACACGCTCTAAACTATGGGTACGCTGCGGTACAATTTCTTTATCCGATAGGTCAACCAGATGATCTTGTTGAGCAGTATATTCGTACAAGTCTGCCAATAATGGATTAGTATCAACACCATATTCGGTTAGTAACTTTTTAAATGCTCTAAATTCGATAAGTGCAATTAACAAATGTTCAAGTGTTACGTATTCATGCCTATAATCACGTGCAAGTTCAGTTGCCGCTGCAATGATTTCTTCAATTTCGGGATTAGAATTTATTGCCATTTTTAGTCCTTGCTAATTAATTGTTTTAAGTATTTGTATCTGTGCCGCGGTTAATGTTGGTGTTTTAATTATTGTATTAACAATTAAATCACCTCTATATTGAGTATTCATTTGATATAAGCCTTTACCTTGTAGACCAAACTTAGTACCAAATTGACATCCTACTGGAATCTTAATTAAGTACGTACTACCATCAATTCCTTCTACTTCTTTTTCTGTGCCTGTCATTGCTTCAATTGAGGAAATTTCTAAATTACTAACTAAATTAACACCGTGTATCTCAAAACGTGGATCATCGATTACATTAATAATAACATACAGATCACCCCTTGTCAATGATTCAAAGAAGTTGTCACCCATTTGTGTATATTTAATCGTTGTACCATTACTTACACCGCGCGGCATTTTTACATCTACATTAAATTTATCATTCTTGGTAGTCTGTACACTTACTGTTTTTTGCTGTTCGATTAATGTACTGGCAAGGGTAACAGTTATATTAATACGTAGGTCTTTATTACGTCTTGGTTGTTGCTGTTGGAAAGGGCTACCACCACGTTGACTAAAGAACTGACTGAATATATCCTGTGGGCCACCACCACCAAAATGAAATTCAAATCCACCAGGCCCACTGCCGCCTGCACCGAATGGATTGGGATTATCATGTTCTTGTCTTTTTTGTGGATCAGTTAAGGTGTCGTAAGCACCCTGTATCTCTTGAAACTTAGCAGTATCGCCGCCTTCTTTATCAGGATGATGTTTAGCAGCGAGCTTACGATAAGCCCGTTTAATTTCTTCGTCTGTGGCGCCGCGATGTACGCCTAGTGTTGAGTATGCATCTGTCATAATAGTTATTATATGTGAAAAAAGGAGAATTGTCAAGCTCTCCTTTTTATTTACTATCAAAATTACATATGGTTAAGTTTTCTTTCTACGTAACGGTCTATTTGGATCTACAGCCACTGGTTCAGGTGCAACTTCAGTTTCCTCAGCAATTTCAACCATTTCCTGTCCCACTGCTATTTCTGCAATCTCAAAAGTTTCAACAACCGATTCGACTGTCTCGGCTATTGGCTGCGCATCTGTCGGACTACTTTGGCTTAACCAGACTGGTTCTGAAGGACTTGTTACAGGGGTGTCCTCAAACCCTGTTACTTTCCCGCATCACCGTTTTCAATTGATGCTACTTTTTCTTTACCACGTGTCCAAGCTGCAATACCTAAGATAGCACCCATGGAGATATGGTACAAACCACCACCTTGAAGTGTTAGCGGTACCCACATACCTACTGCCTGTCCAGGATTCCAATATTGAAGTAAGTTGAATAAGATTGGACCTAAGATAAAGTCAAACCAAATTGTAGCCATGTATGTAATAGCCATTAATGGGCGCCATTTGCTGGTCATCCAATCTTCTGATTTTTTTTCTGCTGCTGTTACCATTTTTTGCTCCTAATTATTATTGTTATTATTATTTATTAGTTTGTGATTAACTTACTGCGCTGGCTAGATCAATTAAATCATTAATTATTTCGTTTAATTGACTTAATTTTGCTAGATCACCGGCCGCTGCTTCAATAACTTTAGTGCTTTGTAAATCTTTAAGTAATTCTTTATATTCACTCGGCGATAGCTTACCAGCTGTAAATTCTGCTTCTAATGCATGTACTTCTATTAATACATTGTCTACACTGCTCATCTTGGTTTGGCTCCTATTACTGTTTTCATTGTACCTGAACTATTTTCTATATTATTAAATTTAAGTTCGCAGTATTTTTGACTCACAACTTCGCCGCTATCGTAACGCTCTTTGAGACCTTTGGTAATAGCTGCAAGTTCTGTAGTCATTGTTATTGTATCTTTATTTTGTGGAATACTTGCTGAATAGTTACGTAGTTCAATACTCTTAACATAAACGGTGTCTACATACACTAGCACTTCTTTAGTACCACATTTAGTTACACCTACTTGTGCTTGTGTATGGATTTGATTAACTAAACTATATTCGTTGCTGTCAAACCTAGCCATACGATACGCATCAATTATTGTACTAATACTAGCACACCCCGACAATAGAACTACTAGACTAACTAAGGCTAGTTTTTTCATTTAATTTCCTCGTAGATACGACGTTGTTCTTTATACCAAATACCCCAGGCTTCGTGTTTGGCCTGGCACTCATAGTAGGTGCTGTAATTTTCTGTAACATTACCTACAACATCACTTAATTTGTTAGTGTCTGTTGGTAGTTGTTTAAGAATCGGACAATCTATAGCAAGTTCACTAGGAACATCCGGAAATGGTGCTTTAACTGGCACTAGAGTTGAGCAACCTGAGAGTAATAATACTGCTAATAGATATCTCATTTAGTTTCTCCCACTGGTTTCTCTGCGGCCTTGTTTAGTAGTTCGATAGCTTCTTTAGGCACCACACATTCACCGTTGATAATCTTTTCTTTCTCTACAATTTCTTTCTGTAGTTGGACCTGTACTTCTTTAATTTTTTTGATCTTAGTAACTACTTTAGTTTTGATCACTGTGTTTGTTTCTTGGCTTTTAACCACAGCCGCATCTATTTTTGCCTGTAATTCTGCGGCACGTTCTCTCCATTGTGTTTCAACTTCGTAGCCGCCTTTAAAATACACACCTGCTACCAACAGCATGATACCTACAACCTGTACTATTAGTCGATAGGGTCTAAGATAACTAAAATTGAATACAAAACCTAATAATGAAGTAATGATACCAGCATAGAATACTAAATTAACAAACGCATGCAAGATGCTATCTGGAATAAATGTCAACATCCACATATTATTCTCCTAACATTTTTTTGATAGTTGCTGGACCAACAATACCATCTGCTGTCAAACCATGTGCTGTTTGCCACGCTTTAACTGCTTTCTCTGTACCTGGACCAAACTTACCATCTGCTGTTTGTCCTAATGCTTTTTGTACCGCTTTGACTGTGTCGTTATTGCTGCCTACACGCACTGTTACGTACTCTGTAGCAGACGCAGGCGCCGCATGTGACTCTGCTACATGCCCACCACCTAACAAGTGTTTAGCTTCTTTGTAGTGCTTTGTACGATCTTCTAGGCCAATTGTACCACCGTTAATACGTTTGGTCATTTTAACTATATCATCTGCATCACATATAGCATTTAAGCCATTTGTTTTCCAGAACCAACAAGCTGATTCAATGGCACCATCTAAGGTTTCTAAGTCAGCCACTGCTTCTTCTACTGTCATGCCTACTGATTTAGCAAACTTAGTATAGTTATCACGACCAGTTAGTTGGATAGCACCGCGACCACAGAACTTAAATCCATCACCACTGGACTCTGGGCCATTGCCCATACGTCCACCGTAGACTTTGTTAGCAATCTTTTCTGGTTGACGATTGTATGGTTGCGCACTTGCTAGTGTAGGGAAGTATTTTTTAAAGATCTTACTTAAACCCTCTGCTGAGTAGTTTAAGTTTTCTTTAAGAATTGTAAAGCCTGCTGACTCATGCCCGCATTGTGCTAGGAAACCTGCAGCACGATTAACTGTGTTAATCTCGTACTTTTCAAATTGCTCTGTAAGTACTTCTGCCAGGTCTTCTGGATGCTTGTACTTGGGAAATAGTGCTTTGATTAAACCTGCTGTAATTTGCATAATTGAAAAATCCTTGTTGTTATTTTATTCCTGCCGCCCGTCTTAAACTTTCTGTAAATTCATTTATTGGTGCAGTTGTAGTTACATCAACTCCTGCGGCTGTTTTAAGTTGATCTAATTCTCTATCTAATTCTTCATCTTTTTCATACTTAGCGCGATATTTTTCTGGAGTTAATGCCATAATTTGACCTAATACCTCAACTGTTAGTTCGTGCTCACTGTTAGATTTAAAATAACGTACACGCCAATCGGTAATATCTTGTTCTGTTAAGTTTACAATGTCTGAGATCAATTTATAAACTTGTTCTGGTACTTCTGGTGTACGATCGAGTTCAACAAACACTAGATAATCGCCACCTTCTTTTTCACCTGAGCTAACATCAGCATCAAGAACCCAATCGTAGCCTTTTTCAATGAAACTAACTAGATCAATTGCTGGCTCTTTGCCGGCAACTTTAAAGCTAATCACGCAAATATCGGCATCGTCGCCCATTTTACTTTTATATTCGTCGATGTGTAGTTCATTGTGAACTAAACGTTTTAAGTCGCCACTTTCTAAGTTTTCGTTAAGCTGGTTGTTGTGCATTTTATGCGATACCTTGTTCATTGCCTTGTTGATCTTCACTTGATATGTTTTCTGCTGCGTCATCACCTTCTTCGTATGCTTGATTTATATCTTCAAGATCTAGGGTTTCGCTTTCTAACTCTAAACTACCTTGCTGTATTTCTTGCATTAGCTTTTTAGGCATAACAATTTTAACCAGCCACACTGGAACTTTTTTCATTTTTGGCATTTTACCGCCCGGTTCAAAGTCATCTGGTTCTTTAACTTTAACTGGATATTCAAGCATGTCTTTACTATAATAAACTTCACAGTCGTAACTTAGTAAACGCTCGCCACCACGTGGGTCTGGCATACGCTTGTGCGGCCACATGAATGTACAGGTTACAAAATATTTTTCGTATGCTGGCCCTTGTACTAACTCACCTTCTTTCCAGTGTTTAAACACATAAAGATCAAGTTCGTCTAATACTCGTTCAAAGTCCAATAGAGTATTCAGACTGCTGTCAGTCATAAATATTTCTTTTGTATTTTGTATAACGTCTGTAATTGCTTGTGTCATAGTTTTAGGTTCTTTATGTTATTTATTCAATTCCGCGAGCTTGCTTGGATTGTACACCGTGCCATACTTCCTGATCTAACCAGTATTCATCTACGTGTTTAACATACTTGGCATTAGGATCACTGGATATAAATTTAAATATATCCGGATTAGCGTAGTCTATAGGAAAACTTAATAGTTTACTAATATATTTAAGGTAATGCTCGCGATGTAAAAATAATGCTTCGTTTGATAGGAAATGTATAGGAAAATCGCTGGTTAACAGCTGATTATAGTAGTATTCTTGCGCAATTGGTGTGGTTATTTCCTTACGCACTCGTAACTGTTGTTCTGCATTAATATTCATATCACGAGTGATAATAGCAATCTTAACATCTATCCCAAACCCACGTGCTTGTTGTGCTACTTCAAGTATTTTAGGAATATAACGTTGCCCATCGTAAAAGAAAGGACAGCTAACATTAGCTAGCCAATAATCCTTACCTTCAAATTGACCGGCAGTGAGACGCTCGGGGCGAACCCAATATTCAGCGAACGGTTCTAGGTCACTAGGTACCCAATATTTGTCTAGTAGACTCTTCCAACCACCTACATTTGGATGTGTACTAAGAATACGGCTGAATAAATGATTGCCACTGCCTTGTGGCCCGGTGATGATTATTAATCGTTTCATGGTTTAGTTTTAAATGTTGTTCCAAATTTATTGCCGTTGTCTAATTCATTATAGTCGATGCTGTGTATGTATTTTGCATTAGCATCATCTGTTAATATTTCATCTATTCTAGGATTATCATGTGCCACTGGTATATTAAGTTTTAAACTTTTTAAATAATCCTGTTTATATAGATACAATAGTTCATAACTTAAAAATGTTGGATTTGATAATTTAGGCAACTGCTCCAAGAACAATGGCAAGGTACTTTGTGTTCTAATGCGAGTTTGTTGAGTTGCGAGTATAGTTTGATCACGGCCAACTATAGCTAGCTCAACTTCAACTCCTTGTGCTAATACTGCGTCTTTGAAGCCTTGTACATCAGCAGTCCATATAGGATTAATGTCACTACCGATGATACCCAACGGTAAACTAATACTAGTAAAATAATAGTCACTTTGATTCCAATCAAATTCAGCCAATAAACTATGATCCTTCCAATGCTTGGCGAATGGCTCTGCGAAACGATGTGCCTCCCAGTAGTTGTCTAATAGCGTTTTCCACCCATATACTTCTGGATGCAGGCTAAAGATCTTACTCCACAAATGGTTGCCAGCACCTTGCGGACCAGTCAATATTAACATCTTCTTAGCCATATAATACCTTTGCTAGATCGTCTAACAATATTCCCTCGGTCCTCTCTGGATGCCACACCAAGCCCCATATAGGTAAGTGACTATGTTTAAATGCTTCAACAGTGCCATCATGGGGGCAAGTTGCTATGGATACTAAGTCAATCCCCAATCTGCCAATACTATTAGTATGATGACTATTTACATAGTTTATATTACCATCGATTTCAATTTCGTGCGCAGTATTGTTGTGTCCATCGACAGGCAGGTTGACGCCACTGTGAAATTCATTAATGAAAAACGCACCGTGGCATACTCCTAATATAGGTATTCCTTTTAATAAGGCAATATTGTAGTACATTGTTTCTGTGTGGGTACGGTTTGGTGTTGCATCACCACCTGACAGAATTAACATATCGAAATCAAGAGGAATATTCGATACATTGGGTATAGGCTCTATATCGCAGTGATTTAATAACCCATACCAACCATGTTCTAAACAGTCATATGTAATGTTATTGTGTACTATTTCACGTTGTGAGATTGCTATTTTCATTTGTAGTATGCAAAGTAGATTAACCCAGCAATAATCATAAAGATCTGTGGTAAGAAGTTAGTGATTAAACTTTTCTCATTCCACTTAAATCCCACATACACCCATCCACTGGCACCGATAATTTGCAAGATGCTATTCCATGGAGTAATGCCTAAAATATGCAAAGGCATAGCACATAGAATCATTGTTGCCGAGAACCACTTGACTATTTGTGTATAATCTTTCATTGAAATCCTAGAGGTAAAAAAAGGGACCTAAGTCCCTTTTATTTGAAACTTATACTATTAATTATGCGCCGTAAGCGTCAGCAATTAATTTTGCAGCTTCGGGCAATGCTGTTGTGTTCATGCATGATACAGCAAACAAGTCCATGCGCATTGTACGTGCAATTTCTTCAACACGTGCTTGTGCATCAGCATCTGTTGCTAACAATTCTAATGAACGTGCACCAATGTTACTGTGGAAGCCTTCATCTTTAGCAATTTTAGCATAGGTTGTTGAGATGAATTCGTCTTGAATACAGTCAGCCATTTTGTTCCATACACGTTCTGCACGACCTTCAGCAATGAACTGATATGCAGCAAGTGCTAGTGGATCTTGTTGTGCTTCGTACTTAGCTAACAATGCAGCACCTTTAGCAGTTGGGTTAGCTTCTTCGTTAGCAATTGCAGCCGCAACGTCTAATTTCTCACCAGTCATGTGTTCGATAACATCACGCACCATACGGAAGTGATTGGCTTCATCTAATGCTTGTTTGCTAATTAACGCACAATATTCTGCTGTTGCATCTGCAGGCATATTAGCAACTTTATTAGCAATCTCTACCATGTTCATACGTTCGTTAACCATACGACCAACAAAGTGTGTTACTAATTGCTCTTGTGTTGGGTTACTGTTGAAATATGCTTCAACTTGCATTTCACTTGCTTGAAATAGTGCTTCGTTGTCTTGTGCCATTTTAGCAACAAATTGTTTTGAGTTCATTTTATTATCCTTTTAATAACGTTATTTTTTAATTAATGTAACTAATATATCTGGCCAGACGTTAGTTACATTAATGTCTGCGTCGAAATTATCTTTAATCCACCCGGATGTAAAGTACTCCCACTTACAGTTATTTATCATTCCGAATTCCAAAATAGCTTTGTTTTGTGCTGAAATTTCTGCCAACATGCCTACACTATCCTTGTAAGCATTGTAGCACGGGTATTTAATTTGAAATCCACCAGCTTCGTGCCACCATGCATAGCTTGTCATATCTGGACGGTACACTAACATAATCCACGCATCTGAGAATGTATCTTTAATTTCGTGTAACTTGTATGCCCAATCGTGACTCTTAACTAACTTAGTACCGCCATCTGCGGTCCATGCACTGTTTATGTGCGCTGCATCTAACGTAGTTTCAAACTCCATACTGCGACCAAAGTATGCACCAACATGTCCTGTGTAACTGTGATGACTGTATGTACGTGCAGGAGTACGGTCACTGGTATTCATGTTAGGCATTGACTCTAACACCTGTGCTATGCCACTCCATCGTGATCCGGGTACGCCTGTAAAAAATATGTGATTAGGTAATTTGCTCATATAAGTAATTATATGAATCAAACAGCACTTAATAATTATTTTGGTACCACGTGGCAATCAAATTTAAAACAATACACATACTCCGGGTGGGCATTAGTTGATAAAATTAACCCCAACGAATTAGTATTAGATGTGGGCTGTGGATTCAATGAGTTTAAATCTCGTATACCCAATCTTGTAGGTATCGATCCTGCAAACGACAAAGCCGATTTTAAACTACCTATAGAATATTTTAGAAATGATATAAAGTTTGATGTAGCATTTTGTCTAGGTAGCATTAACTTTGGTAAAGAAATTAATATAGTCAATCAGATTAGACATGTAGTTGCATGTCTCAAGCCTAAAAGTAGAATCTACTGGCGTTGCAATCCTGGCCTAGCTGATCATAACAATGAAGAATGTAAAGAGATAGACTTTTATCCATGGACTATAGAAAAACATGTAGAGTTTGCTGAATTATTTGGTTATAAGCTAACAGTTGCTAGATGGGACACTGGTAATAGAATTTATGCAGAGTGGATCTCTTAGCTCAGTATTTAGTAATTAAATCTCAAACATAACTGTGTACTTTCAACCATTTTCTTATAGTTAAATAAATTTAACATAGGAGGACAAGCGATACATAAATCAGCATAAGTTTAATAAATTGTATACTCAGACGACAATGGTTTTAATACACTGACACTACAAGAAGGCATATTCAGACAGTCTCAATTAAACTCTGCACTACTGTATTCACAACTACAATAATAAATTCGACCAACCTTTAATTAACAGTGGCGCAACATTTACCACACCGCATGATTAATAACTAATTAACTAACAATGGTGGACTATGACAAAACGCAGAAGCAATACAACTACAAAAGCACGTGAATTCGTAAGATTTATAGATAGTAACCCGATACCAATACCAACAGCATATAACCAAAAGAAATTTTCAAGTTTTGATTTAGTAAATGTAAGCCCAAAAACAACAAACCAACAAAAAGTTTTTGATATGTGGAATGAAGATTATTCCATGATATTAGCTGGGTCCGCCGGATCAGGTAAGAGTTTTATTGCATTATATCTTTCATTGTCTGATGTACTTGATAAGGTTAATGGATATGAAAAAATAATTATTGTACGTAGTGCAGTTCAGGCTCGAGAGCAGGGGTATGTACCTGGTACACAAGAAGAAAAGAATGCAATTTACGAATTGCCCTATACACAACTGTTTAATGATTTATTTAGAAAAACAAACCAGTATAGATTCTTAAAAGAAGCAGGCATTGTAGAATTTCACACTACTGGTAACATTCGTGGTGTAACATGGGATAATAGTATTGTTATCTTTGATGAATTTCAAAATGCTAACTACGAAGAACTTTCAACAGTGGCAACCCGTGTTGGTCAACACTCTAAACTTATTTACTGTGGCGATATTGCACAAAACGACCTACATCGTAAAAAGAATGACATCAGTGGCTTTGCTAAATTTGTGAAGATTGCCGAAATGATACCATCATTTCGTAGTGTCTACTTCAATCATGACGATATTGTACGTAGTGGATTTGTTCGTGAATTTATCATTGCTGAGGAAATGTGGAACGAAGCTAATCCGAATGGGTAATTAACTCAAAGATTTCTTTCCAGTTTTTAACTACAGGATATGGGCACTCATGATGCATGTTGTGCCCATGTTCGAACAATATTGATTTTAACCCAATTGCATGCCCTAAGTCTGCATTTTCGGGCTTGTCTTCAACCCACCAGAGACCACTATCTCTGTACTTCTCAAGTGCTTCGTGTTTATCTGCACCAGTATCTAAGCACACAATCTCATCAAATGTATTAGCACCAAATAACTTATTAAGATTCATTGCACGTAACTTTTGCGCATTAACATCTTTGCTTATGCTAGTGATACAGTTAAACACATAGCCATATTCTTCATGTAAGCGTTTAACATAGTACACAGCGTCACGCAATGCGGGTACAAAGCCCATAGCCGCACTTTCATTAAACAAGCGTACTAACTTCTTACTTTCATCATGCTCGAGATCATTGTACATTAAGTGAATGTAGTATGTTAGCTTTGCATCTTCTTTAAGCACATATCCACGTTCTTGCATCCACACACGAAACGCCCATTCCCAATCGAGCAAACAACCGTCGACATCAGTTAATATTATTTTTTTACCTTTATAATCCATAATTACCCAATCTAGTAGTACATTGATAAATAAGTATATGTTCATACAAAACAAATACACTAAAACTTATTATAACATAATTAATCGAGCTAAGTCAAGAGCAATTGACGGTTATACTGAAACACACCATATCATTCCCAGATCACTTGGTGGCGACAATAATATCGACAACTTAGTAAAATTAACTGCACGTGAACATTTTATTTGTCATCTATTATTACCTAAGATGACAACTGGTGCAAACTATCAAAAAATGTTGTATGCGTACACTATAATGTCCGGGCGCACTCTATACAATGCTAAGAAGTATGAATTCTATAGAAAAGAATATACTGTAATTAATAGCATACTTAGAACAGGATCAGGTAATGGTATGTTTGGCGCTGATAGAAGTGGTATGAAAAATACATTTTTTGGCAAGACTCATAGTGAAGAAACTAAACGAAAAATATCAATTGCAAAAACAGGTGTCAGTACGATCATGCCACCATTCTCGCTCGAACATAAAAGAAATTTAAGTCGTGCAATGCAGGGACGTAATGCTGTAACATATAATTTTGTGCATGACGAGCACGGTAACTTTACAGGTACTATTCAGGCATTGATAAAACATTATCCCGACACATTTACTAAAAAATATCACAATGCAGAGATATGGAAACTTACGGCTGGACTTTACAAATCATGTAAGGGCTGGAAGTTGCTATAAAAGATACTTGTCGCTAGGAATACTAGGAGTTTTGACGCTTATTATAGTGGTTTCTTCGAGATATTCAGATTGACTAATATCATTAGGGTATAATATATAACCCTCACCTGGACCAAATAATTTTCCATTGGTTAATACTTTACCAGATACTATTAAAGTAATTTCTGTTATCTCGGTGTGATAATGGCTAGCACATTGACCACGAGGATTAGTCTGTACGCCAACTTCAAACTCTTTGGTACGGAATACAGCTTCAGCAAAATCTCCAATAAACCAGCCACGGGCGCCGGATTCAGATAATTTAAATTCCTTCATTTAAATTATTCACTGCATCATCAATATATTCAGCGTAGCCATCATAATAGTGTGTGAATAGCTCTTCGAAATTATTGGCATTTTTGAAGGTGTTTTTAATGATTTTAGCTTCGGTTAGGTTCAAAATCACTTGGTTTACAAGCTGTTTGTTATGTAATCCGCGGGTGATGTACACTTGCTCTTCATATTCAATATTAGCAGGATCTTTCATATAACCTGCTTTATGAGTCTGTTTAGGATCTTTAGGTTGCCCTGTGTACTTGGCAATTAGGTAAATGCTTAGGTCTGCCATTATTGTGATACCTGACTTAGTTCAATCATCATTGCCGATAGGTTAATTTCGTGATCTGCAACAAGTGGTGCGTTAACTGCGGCCTTACGAATAATTAGTATTGCTTCGTCTTGCCCTTCGTCTGTCTTAGACCATAAACTTAAATTGTTATATGCCCAAGAAATAATTTCTTCCATTTCTTCTGGACGAGCTTGTTCACATAACAGTTTACGTGCTTCACGAATTTTACCATGTTTAAACAAATCAATCATAGCAAGTTTGTAATCACTTGTACCCGTGCCTGTTTCGTTTGGTGCTTTGAGTACATTATCTGTACTGTTCATTTGTAACAAGTTTAGGCACTTACGTAAATCTGGATAGGTTGCTTTAACATAGCTGTCCAATGTATCTAAGTCAAACTCTACACCTTCTGTTACTAACACAGTGGCCGCACGTGCTGTAAACTCTGTGTGATCAACTTTCTCGATATGAAAACCTTGACAACGACTGTGTAGCGCAGGAATAATCTTGTGCGGATAGTTACAGGTCATAATAAAACGTGCTGTATCACTATATGTTTCCATTAGCCCACGCAACACTGCCTGCGCACCTGGTGATAAGTAATCAGCTTCATCTAACAGGACAATTTTAAACTTGCCAAACGGCATTGTACTAACAAAGCCTTCGATGCGTGTTCTAATAAAGTCTACACCATTATCACGTGACGCATTGATTTGTAAAATATCATACTCGTCAATGTTTAACGCTGTAATAAGAATCTTTGCTAGTGTTGTTTTACCGATACCAGCCGAACCACTGAATAGTAAGTGAGGTATTGCACCTTCCTTAATCCATTGTTTAACTTGTTCACGTTGTGCTTCGTCGCGAAACACATAACCGTCTACGTCTTTAGGACGGTATGCTTCTACCCATAATTGTTTCATTGATCGCCTTTGGCTGTTGATGGTTTAAATGGACTGTTGAGAGTGGACAATTCGTCGGCTATTCTGCGCATATCTATGCTTAATTTGCATTGCCCAAATGCTTCTTCAACTTTTCTTGCTAGATTATGTTGGTCAATTATTACTTGATCTAAATCGTTCACACTAATTCCTCTACGATTCCTAATATTTCTGCCAGGATAAACAAAACCCCAGCACTTACTAACATATTAGCACATAAAAAGCCGCCTGCCAATATGCGCAGGCCACTTTTGGCAAAACTAACTACTTGATGTTTCCACGGATCTGGATGTTGCATTATGTTAACCCTCTTCCAATAATTTCGTCTACAGTTGGTGTATCTCTAACTAATAAAATATCATTATGATCGATTCTGCGTAAGGTATGTTCACCGTCTGCATCTTCGATTTCGATTCCACGTGTCCAACGTCCATGTTTAACTAAAACATATTGTCCGACTTGTACATCTTTTTGGCGATTACCGATAGCATATACTCGACCCCATCGTGCATGTATACCTTCTAACTTGCCGTCTGTGTTTTGTATAATAATACCACTAGTAGTAACACGTTGATCAAAATTCATATCAGTTACCAGCACGTGATCTTGCAGTGCTCTAATCTTGTTTATTTTGTGTGCTTCAAATGCGGCCATAATATTCCTTTAAATTCTTCTAATACCCGGAGTAGGATCCGATAATGGAGTTAATAATTCTTGTTTAACTTCGGTGTCGCTAGCAATTGCGCCAGCAAAACTACCACGTGGTTTACTAGTCGATGCAGCGACAGGTGCACTGCTTGTAATTGGCACGTCTTTTGCTGTTGGCTGTACAAGTTTAGTGGGTGCCGGAGCTGTATTTGACGAGCTATCGGATATAATATCATTATCCTGTGATGCTACTGGTGTATTTAATTTATGATATTCCTGCATTATTTGACTGCGAGTTTTTACAATTTGACCTCCTGCACCTAACTCATCGCCACGTGCATTAGTTTTCATATTGCCTACTGCAATTACATTTTCATTTGCCACACGAAGAGAGTCGATGTCGATCGCTTTCCCCATTGCTGTTTTATATGTTGCCATATCTTTCTCCTATTATACGTGTACTTATTTACTTTAAGAATTCTGTGATGTCAAGTTGATAGTGCAAGGAGTCAATTTTATGCACGCCTAACAAGAACAATACATAACTTGCCACACTCGATCCACGTCCAACACCCCAAACTAATTTATTCTTACGTAATGTATCCACAAGATATTTTAAATAACGTAATAGGTTAAACAAATCACGTTCTTGATATAATAATAACTCTTGTGCTACACGCTGTAATTCGTAGTCTTCTCGACATAAACTTAGAATGTATTCTGCGATATCTAATTCTTTATAATCATCGGGCATGTGCCACTGTGACTGCATAGCATCATCATACTTGTCTACGGGCATACGTTTACTAGTATACAATCCTAGTTTGTTTATTTCGGCATGCAGTGCATCAACACTACTATTGAACTCATCAGGATCTTCAACTTGAAATAAATTAATATTTAAATCAGGTTTGGTATATAATAGGTCACACAATTCTTTTGTGTCTGTGTAACCTTGACCGTATTCATCGTACTTCATTATTTGATATCAATTTTGTCTTTGAATGTTTTGCTATTCTTTTCTAAATCATCTAGCATTTTTTGATTACGACGTTGAACTTCCATATCATAATCGCCCATGACTAACTGTATCTGACCAATCATATCGCCATGCCCCATACGATATGCAAACATCATACGATTACTTAACTCAGCACGCTTTTTATGTAATTCATCATCTGATAAACCTGATAGGTCTGGTGTAAGTGGATGCATTATAAATCTCCGTCTTGTCTATTCTCACTATAGTAGGCATCAAAACTTCCGCCTGGATAGCGTGATTGTAGTTTATTTACATTTTCTTGTATTACATCATTTGGATCTAAGTTTAAGGCACGACATGCATTAACCCAATACCACATGATATCACCAAGTTCACGCTTCATGTGGAATACATTCTCATCGTTAAGTGGTTTACCTTGGAATAACATTTTCTTTGGAATTTCACAAAACTCGCCAGACTCTGCCGCTAGCCCTAAGCATGCTGTAATTAGTAGCGGAACATTAACATCTGGACCATGCAAATTGGTTGCAGAATCATAATTACCATCCAAATCATCTAAACGATTCATAAAAGTAGTTAAGTCGTTGCTGGGTTGGCTAGTTACTTCTTTTACAAAGTCTGAATATTTGTTTAAATCGATATGCATAAATGAGAACTCCTTAGTAATACTACTAGTTTATAGTAATATCGCTAAGGAGTCAATGGGTTTGGTAAAAATTAACCTATTTTATACCATTTAGTTTCTGATGCATGGTAGAAATATGATACACTTGTGCCAGCAGACAACGTTACGTTGGCACTTGGTACTAATGTTGTACCCACGCTTGGATTAACTTTAAATGCTGTGATAGTTTGTGTTGAACTAACTGTAACAACTTTAGCTTCAACGTTGCCTGCAGGAAGTGTTAATGTACCTTTGGCTAATGTACTAGCTGGGTTATAAATCACACGTGAAACACTAGCACCAACAGTTTGATCAAAGTCTGACGTAGCAGCACTATACTGATAACCAGTAGCAATGGTAGCACCACCTAGTGTTAAATTGCCTGTGATTGTAAAATCACCAGTGATATTATCACAATTACGTGTTAAATCTTCAATGGTAATTGTAGTACCTGCATTATATGTTGTAAATTCAAATACATATGATCCAGCGGCTGGGAATTTAATATATGATCCGTTCCAACCTTGAATATTTGTAAGTCCTACTGATACCGCCGCTGGCAATGTTATTGTATCTGTCGATGCTTGACTAATAACAATTTCAAGTCTTAATTTAGCATACAATCCGCTAGTTGGCCAATTAGTAAATGCACTAATAGTTAATGCAGTGCCTGCTGTTGTGGTTACCTTTTGATAGTGGCCATCTGCAAAACTAATTATAGTCGATGATGTTTGTGGTCCGATATCTTTAATTGTTTCAACAGTTCTAATTAATTGCGCACCTTTTATCTGTGCGTAGTTCAGTTCATTAGAAAAGCTACCGTCAGATAATGGTTCTGTTAATATTGATTTGAGTTGCAAATCTGCAATCTCATTTTTAGCAAACGTTAAATTGTTTTTAATGTTGGTAAAGTTATCACGAAAGCCTTGACTATCATTGTCCTGGCCTGCAATTGGATAACTTCCGTTTATATTATTTGGGTTAATTGATGACATTTAATTAAATACTCCGAGTTTAGCAAATTTAATGTATTTATCTCCGGCTTCAGGTATAGTATAACTATCTCGATAACTATAGAAACGTGTACCATTTCCGTCGAACTGGGTGGATATTATTTGTATTTCTTCTGGTATAGCAGTGTAATTTGGTATTAAATTACCAGATTTAACAACTGGATCATAATAGATGTTAGATGTACCGTAGGTAAATCCATTTCTTACGTACAATTTATTATAGAATGTTACTTCTTGTATATATGTTAGGGTGACTATATTATCGGCGTTGATATTAATACGCCATATACCAATACGTTCATTGGCTATCAACGGATCAAAGTTATGTTCGTTGTAGCCCGGCACTGCACCAGCGGCATCCCAACCTAGATCATCTAAGGTAACTGATCCTACATTACCTGGAGTTCCTGCGTCATAATCCCAGGAATCTCCGCCCCATACTGTGGTAACATCGCGCCATCCTTGATTATAATCGCCAATGTCGTTTTGTCCTTGTTTGAATTCTTGTTGAGCAAACACCAGAGTTTCACCATCTTTGAAGTGAGTCATACCGTCTAATCCACCGATACTAATAATTGCTGATTTAGCACGATTATTAATATCCTCATAAGGTGTAGTTATAGCATAATCAACAGTGCCGGCATCAGCGAATACACTAGATAATCCAGGATAACGGTCAAAGGTTGTTTCACTACTAGTAATAAATGCACCAGCAGTAATATCATAATTGGCAGAATATATATTATCAACTTGATAACGATCAACAGTAAAGTCAATTTCATTCATATTATAATTTTGTTGCGCAAATCTATAGGCAATTAAACTGCTAGCACCCGGCACTGTATATGCAAGTACCACAGCACGAGTGAATCCAAGTACGAAGCCATTTTCTTGTCTACTGGTCATCCAATCAGGCAATGCACCTTTGTTGGCATAGCCAAGCGCAGCAACAGTAACATCCTTCATATTACTAAAAGCATTTGGATATGCAGTGGTATAGGCATTTCCATCGTAATCGTAATACGGAGTAGCAATAGCTGGATATACAATATCCGCAGGACCCTGTCCACTTGCATTGGTGTTATCATCAGTTACTTCTAAATATACAACTTCATATTTAATATTAAAATTACTATCACGTGCCACTGCTGTTTTTACACCACCAAGTGCAATTCGTTTTTCGTAATGATTAGTTGATACCACTGCAGCATATTCTGATAATAAACTTGGATTTAATCCTGGTAAAAATAATGTTTTAATATCATTAGCCAAACCAAAGAATGGATCTTCGTTACGATATATTAGTTCTGGCGGAAATATAGATGTGTTGTGCATAATTGATGTAAATTGCGCACGCTGTTCTTTTGATGGTAGAGCTTTGCAATATAAATCTTCATATGGTGTATTATTTCTATTCAGCACTCGAATAGTAAATGTACGATCTGATGTAACACTAAGGGCAGAATCTTGAGCAGTAACAGTAAATGTATATGTACTATCAAATGTTGTTGTTGCTTCGCCTAATATATTACCATCTAAGAATGTAGTACCTTGATCCAAACTAAACAACTCGAAACTAACTCTGCCAGATAGTAATCCCCCAAGGGTAAGTATTAACCCCTGTGGTAATCGATGCGCACTATTAGCGGACAAATTATAATACAAAAGTTTACCTTTTGTTGATATAGCACTAATAGATAAATCACTGATTCGGCCGTTTTCAATTGTACCTAAGTCACTTGGGGTGATCCAATTAATTTTATTATTTAAATCACCCAATACAGTTAATGTAAACAGGCCAGTGGCTTGATACGCTGGGTAATCTCTTTTATACACCACAACTTCAAATGGATATTGAATTTCATTAGCCGATATAGTGGGTAATCTTCCAGTAAGCCAGCCTGAATTTATATCTATGGTTATCTCATCGGAAATATATAAAGGACTTTGATCAAATTTTGATTCATCAAACCCAATTGTACCTTCAGTAGATAATAGTCCCAATGTAACTCCAACACTGATTACAGAAGTGGGAGTAGCTCCAGTACTAACGGCATTTATATATGTTATTGCACTAGTAGCAGATGAGTTAAGTGTAAAGGACTCTGCACTATTGTACACCATTCCGATATCGGCCTGGGCTATAACATCGATTGGATATACAGGTATATCAGTTGTATTAATAGTTAAGTTGCCGGATCCTGTAGTAAATGTACCAGAAGTAAATGCAACAGGAACATTGGTGGTAGATACAACATTCGCTGTTACTGTTGCAGTTGCACCCGAAGATGTCTGAGTAATCACATCACCGATATTAGCGGTTATTCCTACTGGAGTTTCGGCTCCGGCAAATGTGTATGGATATGCATCTATATTGGTGCTGTTAATTGCTATATTACCCGATTCGAGTATAAATGCATTACCTGAATAGGTTACGGATAATTCATCTGAAATGACTACATTGGCAGTCACTGTGGCAATTGCTCCACTACTGGATTGTGTAATAATATCACCGATGTTGGCTGAAACTAATACATCATTGAATACTGTAGATATAGGATAAGCATTGATATAAGTGCCATTAATTTGTACATTACTATGTACACTTATATTACCAGCAATAAATGAACCAGCAGTTAGTTCAATTGCCACTGTGGGAGAATTTACCACGTTTGCTCGAACTGTTGCATTTGCTGTGCCGCTGGGTTGTGTAATAAAATCACCAACATTAGCAGTAATCAATTGGTCAGATACTGCTAAAACACCAATATTTGTATTTCCTCGGATAGTCAATGTGCCAACAATAACTTCACCTAAAACTTCTATACTACCCACAGTAGAACTTATAGTAGCGATAGTGGCATTGGCAGAACTTATTGTTTGGGTAATAAAATCACCCGGAGCTCCAGCAATTATAGTATCGCCTGTTAATCTTAATTTAATATAATTATTTACAGTAGCGTCATACCAATTTAATTCATCGAGAGTAGTTAAACTTAATATTTTAATATCATCACCGGATAACAGTGCCGGTTTGGTAATATTTTCTACTGAATTAACTCCTACGAATAAATTGCCTCCGATTAATGTAGATGCAATATATGGACTACCATTACCTATAATAATCTGTTCGTCGAATGTAACTGAGGTTGTACTAGGTAAAGCATATTGTAATACATCGCCATCTAAATCTAGCCCAACAATCTGAAACGAAAAATAACTACCTTGTCGTTGATCTTCTAATTCAACCTGTGTAGTTACTATAATCGGTTCGTGTCGTGCACCGACATCAATAGTAAGTTCGCCAGCACCTGTTACTGTTCTATCTGTGGTAATTAATGTAGAATCCGCTTCAAGTGTTTCTTGCGGAGTTACTACTATGTTATACGGAGTTGCATCATAATTTACGCCATCGAATACTTCTACAGTAAAATTAAATGTTTTAGAAATCGCAATAGGCGAAAAATCCCAGCCAAGTTGACCCCAGGGTGTTACAATTGAATCGTATACTTGCCAGCTTGGATTTGTTACCGGATGAGCTGAATCAACATATCCAGGATCTCCGTTGTCTAAATGGCCGCCCCACCCTGACTCGCTGCTCGGACCGGGTCCGATGATTGGTTGAATGTATCCGTAGAGTAGTCCACCGGCTGATAATGATATTCCTGGTGGGAGCTCACCGTCCTTTAGACGCCAACTTAATGTGGCACCGGGCGTAGCTTCAATTGCTTCTAATTGTATATTAAGTATAGTACCATCAAATCGTAGGCCAAGATCAACATCGCGCGGTATGATGATTGGAGGAGCAACATTGGACACTGTGATATTAAATGTTCTATCAGCAAGTCCGTTTGTTACAGAATTTTTTACTCTAATAGTAAATGTATATGTAACGTTTTGATCACCACCCAATTCACTTACTGGGATACCTTGCAATTTACCTGTAGGTATTAATTGTATACCTAAAGGTAATTTTCCTGAGATATGACTATAAACTAATGTACCGCCGGATGCATCATATGCATCTAAATCATAGTCGTAATACTCGAGCTCGGGTATTATACCTAGTTGTCCTGCAGAAGTAATCCACTTTGGTAATGCCATAATGTACCTTAAATAATCACTGCTTCAATAATACCGACATCTCTAGTGGTCTTATTTTCTAATGCTTTGCCAAATACTGCCGCGCCATAGTTTGTACTACGACTAACACTTATTGCTACTCCAGGAGTGTTACCTGTTACTAATAGATCACCTTTTTTAACAAATCCTTCTACTTTAACTGGAACACGACCACGTAATGCCACAGGTTGTCCGTCTAATTCGTTATTCATTAGGTACGCAGGATTGGTTGATATAACCCCTGCAACTGCTGTATCAGCAAATAATTGTGTAGTAGTAATTTCTTTATCACCACCAAATACTACCACAGTACCAGCTTCGTAGTTGGCATCACTTAGATAGTTTTCTGCCAAGTCGGCATATTTTGCTGTAGTTGATACACCACTGAATGTAGTAGCATATACTGTGGCAAATGTTGCGCCGACTGCACCGATATTAATTGTATTGTGTGTTGCTGCAGTAATCGTACTACCTACTGTTAGTCCGTTAGTAGCAATTAAATTACTGCTTGTTATGATATTACCAGTTACAGCCAATGAGCCAAGTGTACCCACAGATTGTAAGTTTGAATTTACGATTGCTGTTGGTAATGTAGTGCCCGTAATTGCGCTTGCAGCAACTGATCCAGCAGTTCCATCGATGCTAACACCACTTAATGATTGTATAGCACCGGTACGATTTAATGCAATAGCAGTTGTACCGATATACACAGTTGAATTACCCATTACTGTACTTGATATAGTGCCTATTAAATTACCTGCTGTTAATACAGTTAAATTTGCACCACTAACATTACCAAATGTACCACTCCATGTACCAGCGGTGATTGTACCAACTGTGGCCAATGCACTTGCTGACGTAATATTATTCTGTGCCGCGGTTTGCAATGTTCCTGTTAAGTTTGTGAAATAACCGTAGTTAAATGTTGCACCACTAGCACCAATATTACCAGTAGCAGTTGTACCGCCATTTGAAATTGCAGTTGGAGTTGGAGCATTTAATACAATATTACCTAATACCAATGTGTCATATTTGGCATTGGTCAATGGCATCTGTGTTGTAATTGTATCTGGAGTTACATTACTAAATAGATTCCATCTACCGTCGGAGTCATCACGTACAAAACCAGTAAGTTGCTCTACGTTGCCCACCGCGCCAGTAAATCTTCCATAAAAGCCAATATCAAAATTGTATGGATAGGAAGGAATAGTATCAAAATATACAAGTGGACTAGTTGATACTAATGTTGTTGTACTGGTTGCGACCGCATTGGCAACATATAAATTACCTTGAATATATACATCCTTAGCAATACCGACACCACCGTCGACTATCAATGCACCACTGTTGAATTGTAATGCATTTGTAGCATCTGTTATATGTGTAACACCATTAACTGTTGCACCGGTAAGTATGCCAAGTGATGTAATTTGTGACTGAGTCGGTGTACGAATTAGACCGTACAAGTTTGTAGCGATTGCACTAGCAGAGGTTGTTATATTCCCAGTGGCTTCAATAGCACCCGATACTTTAATATTACCGATGTTACATCCGATATCTTCAGTATCTAATAAAAATTCATTTACTTTAGCAAAGGCTGTACGTAGATCATCCCCTGTTCCGTCGTTTGCTACGGTTCCGATATTGACTGGATTAAATTGTACTGTGGTTATAGTCATAGTTTCACTCTAATATACTTGTTTAAGTATTTATGTTAAAACTATTATTGTTTAATTTGCTTAGTCAATAAAAAACCCGCACCAGGCGGGTTTACTGAGTAAAAGTTAATTATACTGCAAAACTACTTCCGCAACCACACGTAGTTGTGGCCTGTGGATTTTTGATACTAAAGTTACTACCTGCTAGAGTTTCGACGTAGTCAACTTCCGCACCTTGTAGATATTGGCTACTCATACTGTCGATTAGTAACTGCACACCATCTAAGTCGATCGCAAAATCATCTTCGTTCTGAGATTCATCAAACGTGAATCCATAACTAAATCCACTACATCCGCCACCTTGTACAAAGATTCGTAGTTTAGTACCTTCAGTTTCTTCTGCTAGTAATTCTTTAACTTTTTTAATTGCGTTGGGCTGTACAGTAATCATGTTATTTCCTATATACGATTCTTGCTTTGGTTAAGTCATATGGTGACATCTCAATGTCCACCTTATCACCGAGAATAATTTTAATAGTAAACTTGCGCAATTTTCCACCGATGTATGCTATCACGGTATGATTGTTTTCTAATTTAACTCTGAACATGGAATTGCCTAGTACTTCTTCGACTACTCCACTGAATTTTAAGACTTCTTCTTTTGCCAATGTGGCTGTTTCCTTATTATAATACTATTTAACCTAATTGACTGTTAATTGATACCAAGTATACTCTTCCGGTGTCATATACTGATGTAAGATAACTGGGGTACTCGGGCCATGGATTACCCTAACCCCGTGATAATATTTCCTTAACCAAATCCATTGGCCGCTGTCTACGCTACGTGGAAGCCAAGCAAATTTTAAACTCCATTCCCAACTGCTGTCCCACATACTACCCCAATAATTTGTATATCCTGCTCCCATCACTTATTTTTTACACCACGGTGAGGTATTCTTTGTCCAATCTTGTACTAGTAAACTACTAATCATTAACCGATTGTATAGAGGGTATAACCACGCCCAATCAAGCCTATCCATTGGTTTACTTACTAAATCACCTAACCAGTACAATACTCGGCTTACTATGCACCCAATAAACTTTTTCATTATGCTTTATCTTTTAACAAAATTTAACGATTTTAACTGTGTAAAACAATTCATTGAGGGCTTGCTCGATTCGATAATATTCAGTGTCACCAATTCTTGTTGCATTTCCTTGACAGACAAGTTTTAATTCTTTATTTTCTGTCATTACCCACGTCTCATTTTACTAATATCAATAGCATCTTCTTTGCTGAATACAGGCACAGCATTTGACTTGTGTAATTGACCAATGCCAACCATAGCGGTACCAGTATATACTTTATCCTCCGGACGTACTGCTATACTGATAGTATCGGGCTTACTAGCATGTCTAGGACCAGTATCTCTACGATAAGGCTCTGTAGGCTTATATGCAGGTGCCTTAAGCGCACGATTACGCTTACGTTCTTCTTGCTCAATGCCCCATTTCTTTTGTAGTTCTTTCCAGGATTCTTCGTTCATACGTGCCTTTTGTGCATGTGCTGCAGTGCGGAATTTTTCCTTGCCCTTACGTTTACCTGTAGTAGTAAGATACGGACCGACCATGTGCATTGTCATATATTCTTTCCTTGCTATCTAATGTTATTCATCAATGTCGTCGTCAATGGTTAATTGCTCAACCATATCACACATTGAACTAAAACACCACGGGCAAAACGCAACAGGCAACATACCAAAGTGACCTAATATGCCGCCTTCATCTTCGGTAAATTCGCTTGAACAAACATTACACTTATGTTCTTCACCAACATGATCAAATCCAACTATCATACATTAGTACCTGCGGTTGCAATTAAGTCTCGCTTAATCATGTTGTATGCAGTGCGCTCTTGTTTGTCTAAATCGTCCCAATTCTTTTCCATGCTGTCTAAAGCACCCCAAAGATTGCGCTGTCCGTACGCCTCGCCTGCCCACTGTACAATGCTATACGCTTGTTCAATATCCATATACACAGGTGTGCTCATGATTAGTACCTTTCTTAATTATCAATACAAGTATTATACACTAAAATCAGTTAGATGTCAAGTGTTAATATAGCGCAGTAATGACTTGCCCGGAAACATTGCTTCAGCTGTGGCCCATAGTGCTTCTTCTGTATCGGCCTGACAGATAAATGCGTTGGTTACCGCGTCATACATCATCACTCGATCCGCTACAACCTCAACACTGACTAATTTAACTGTTGAAATATCAAGTTGAGTTTTTGTATTAATTTTAGCAATTTCTTTTCGATAGTTAGAATAAAATTTAACAATAAAAAATGTTGTAAATAGTACACAAAAAGTAATATATCCTGTTATTATTACATTAAATATTAAAATTATCAAGTCCATAGCGATTTCCTTAATTTAACTAAACGAATTAACATTTCTTCATCTTCTGCGTCATACTGCTTTTCAAGACGATCCATTGCTGCTAAGATAGCTCTGCTACGTTTTTTATCTTTTTTACTTCCCTCGGCAAAGAGCCAATCTTCTCCATCTTTGACGCTAGTATCTTCGCAGTACTTTGTCCAACCACAGTAATCATAGGCATCAGCACGTTGTGGACGAACATGTTTCCACCAGTAGTATAATTCCCATTTTTCTTTAGCGGCTTCTGCTTGCGGTGTGGGTTTACCGTATAATGGATCTTTCTTCTTTGTCCATTCGTCGTTGTACTTAAGAGTCATTTCCCACTCTAAGTGCGCAATAGATGCTTCTGGACAGCGCCACTCTGCAAACCAACGAGTGTACCACTGTGCTCTCCACCACGGCATACGATATTTTGCACGTTCTTCTTTACTGCCCCAACACACATGACTCCATGCTGTTTCAATTTCGATAAAGTCAACAAAACTGTCAAAAGATGAATGTAGTAAGCGTTCTTCAAACTCGTGCCATTGCCCACGTTTAAGTCTGCTGGTAAGTGCGTGTGTTCGAGTAGTGTAGCGATTGTTTAGGTAGTAGCGTACATCGTTAATACGTTCTGGAATATAGCACCAAACATCTTGCGCCCGGCTCAATGCTGTTTCTACTAACCAATAGCGAAATGGATGGGTAGTTTTGGCTAACTTTGTCCAAGCATTCCATTCTTCGCTGGTACCACTGTCGATACTTTTTGTGCCGCGAAGCCAATCCGCAAACTTCCCAATTGTCCAATAATTTCTCATATTATTCCTAGTGTGCTAACACTGCCATTAAATGTATCTGTGGGTCATTAAATTCAAACTTGTAATGTAATGGGCTCATTGATAACAATTGTAAATCCCACTCATTGTTATTTAAGTTCGCACGACACCAGTCAATACATTTTGCGGTACGGGCAACATCACTGTAGATATCAATCTTGTGAGTCATTTTCGGTACCGTGTAGTAATGCTTCGAGTGTTTTGTAGTGGTCGAATGCCTGCTGTAATGCTTCATACTTGGCTAACAATTCGGGTTTAGGTTCAAGTATGCTAAGACGTTGCTCTACTTTCTGCATCCATATTACCATACTTTTATCGCCAATTATAATGTCTGGATTAGCACCTTCTAAAGTTAGTTGCCCCTGCATTGATGTTTTAGCACTAGTGCTAGCCCAATTAGTACCTGCGCCGCCAGACATTAATACACTACCAGTTCCGCCGCTACCTCCTGCTCCTAACATAGTAACAGTACCGGTTCCAGCGCCACCACTACCTAAGGTGATATTACTTGTATTAGGTGTTGAATGATACCCTGGGTATACTATTGCCACTAGTTTTTACTCTTGCAATCACAGTTACGACCTTGATTACAGTTGCCCGTACAATTAGTGTCAACGTCGCTGCCGTGTGGTCCAAACACCATATAAACTAAGCCTAAACCAATTGCCGCAAGTACAGCCATTGCTAATATTACGTATTCTAACATATTAATCTTCCTCCTCGTCGTCGGTGTAGTCATCTTCGTCACGTTCTTCACCTTGGTACACTGGTTCTCCACCTACAATGATCCACTTATTCTCACCCCATTTACCATTGGTGTCGTAGTCATTGCCGTCGATGTCTTCACCATCATATTGCACGCCAGTGGTAATTTCCCAACCATCCATGTCTTCATAGAATACACGTAGTTTGCTAGGATCAAACGGGGCTTTAATTTCAAAATCATTGCCGAAGAACGTACCCTTTTCACCTTGCGCACCGTAGAATACTACAGTGCCCGCAGGATAGTCACTGATATACTTTTCATCAATACAATCATATTCTGCACCATTATCACTTAATGCACCACCTAATGGACTAGTCCAAATTTCTGCACCAGTTTCATCATAGACTGTGATATTGCTACTGTCATCAAATGTAGCACCACTGGTATGTACATCATCACATTCATACGGACTTCCTGGTGTAAATGGCTGTAGGTCAAATGGAACGTCATCCCACATACGTTCTTCCCAACTACCGGCATACTGTTCGATATCAATCTCTTTATCTTTAAAGAAATCGTAGATCTTACGGTCAACCTTGCCCCAATAAATTTCACCCCCACGACCCCAAATCTCAACACGATAAGTCTGCGGAGTAAATTTAAGTGTTTGTAATAACTCTTCTTTTTCCTGATCAGTTGCCATAGTGTTCTCCCTTTACATTAATTACATTATACATTAAACAGCCTCTGCTGTCAAGTATTGATTTTGCACACGATCGATAGCATCGTTCAATTGGTCCAAACTAATGCCATGGTCCTCGTAACCATCTGCTACCATGTTATAATAACTGTTACTTGGTAGGCTAAGTTGCTCATCTGGATACATTAAGTAGGTCATTGCAGTGTGCAGGGTACCATCAATCAACACTGTGACCGTTTGTTTGGTATAGTATACCGGATAGCCTTCTAGTATATCTAAGGCATCTTCGCAGTCATCTGATATTTCCCAAACTACACCAACTGTATTACTAGCGTAATCAGCTACCACAGTAGCAAAGGATTTAAATTCAAAGCGGAATCCTGGCAATACTGCGGCTCCTAAACTTACTGCCTGTGGACAACGTCGAGCCATTTGTGCTAGATTAGTATTCATTCCGTAACTGAAGTATTTCATAGTTTAATTGAATTTCCTTTTGCTTGTGTATAAAAAATGTGTTGTCCTATCTTTGCTACTCGTTTACCTTTGTCACGCCAGTCTGGACGAACATAGTCTGCGTGATAAAATAACGCTTTCTTCAATGGCTTAACTCTAACTCCATTATTTAATACTTGGTCAGCAATTTCTCTACTGCGATACCAAGTTGCATCTTTGGGTCTAGACCAAGCACGTTCTTTAACTTTGGTCCACGAAAACTGTGCTTTTGAATATACAACATTGCATATATTCTTACCCCAGTAACCCGACTTCTTACGATTAAGTGTTACCTGCGCAACTGCGTATTTGCCTAAGTCGCTTTCAACGCCTGCTTCATAGTATATATTACGTACCAAACATTCAAACTCTCGCGGAGTGTATTTGGCTCGTGTGCCACTACGTTCTAATACTGCTTCTTTAATTATTTCAACATCGTCGTGTATTTCAAATACATGTTCTTCCATTTCATCCATGCGTTGATCCTGCACAAATAATATGTATAGCACACCTGCAATAATAAAATAAATTAAGCCACGTTTAATCATAATGTGCTTTCTCTAATGTTTAAAACACATGTATTATACTATAGATTAGCCCGAAAGTCAAGCAAAATATCAACAAAAAAGCCCGCATTACACGGGCTTTTTTATAACTACAGTTGCTAATTAAGCAATGAATGCACGAGCACGTGAACCATTAACGTCGCGAGCAGTAACAGCGTAAGCAGTTTTGCCTGTGGTGTTTACTTCTGTTTTAACTACTAGACCGCATTTACGGAACTCTGACATACGAGCTGGTAAGTTTTTGATACCGTAGTTAGCTGAGGCTTGGGCCGCAGTTAAAGTTTTACCTGTACCACGTAGGTATTTTTCTAAGAATGCTACTTGATTTGTTACTTTAGCTAAATTTGCCATTGTTTACTTCTCCATAAAGATTAATAAAAGTTTTGCTTAATTCCTAAGCATGTGTATATTATATACTCAGTTAATGATGTTGTCAACCTTTTTTGGTTAACCTAATTTCTTTAGTTTCTTCATTGATTGACCATACTAAAGTGTCATTTTCTTTCCAACCTAACTGTTCTAATAAGTCAGTTGGTAGAGGAAGAATTAGTTCACCAGTTGTTAAATCTTCTTCCAATATCGCAGTCCATTGAGTAGTCATTTAAAATCCATGTAATTCAAGGTGAATTTTAATGTCAGTTACTGAATCTACACGGAAACTGCGCCATGCCTGTTTGTCTATACACCAAACGCTAATTGTAGCAGATTCCTTTTCAGTAGCCTCTTTAACCGGTGTTTTACGCTCATACGCAGGCACAATATCTGCTCTAAGGGTACAGGGCATAGTACGCACTTCACCGTTTACTTTGGTAAATGTTATTTCACATATACGGTATTTTAATTCTTCTAACAGTTCTTCTTTAGTTAATATCATACGATTCCTTTCTATTGATTCAGTAAATGCGTCCATACCCCAGGCTAATAACATTATTCTTTACCTTTCAAAATGTCAAATGTAATTTCTTTGGCACGCTCGTCTAATGCTTTGCGTTCTAGTACATCTATAGTGCGCAATAAATCCTGAACCAAATCAACGATGACCTCGCGGCCATCTGCTGTTAAATGACAATATTCACGCCCGACTGGACTACTGTGCCATAGTTTGGAGTTGGTAATTAATCCCTGTAATGCACCGTACACAACATCTTTATTAGCCTGCTGGGCTAGTTTGTAATTCTTTGTCATAATTGCGTCCTTAAACTTTAAATTATACAAATCAAGTGACTTAGTTGGTTTTCTCAGTCGCTGGAGTCGTTGCCATAGTCGCACATATCGCCATAGTTTATCTAATAGTATCATGCTTACCCACATAACACTTAATCCAACTGCTGTTACTAGAATTAGCCCCAATGTCGACCATAATCCACTGTACATAATGTTCTCCTACATTACATTAATATACTATCATTTAATGGCATTGTCAAATTGTTCGATAACTTTTGCTAAATCATCTGCTACTTTCTTGTCTGTTCTAAATTCAGCAAAGCGTGGAAGGAATAATGAATATTTTGTGTTGTTACCCGTTGGCGGCATAATGCTGTTGCCTTTAACTGTGACAATCGTACCTATTAATTTATCACGATTGTTATGTACTTCTAAACGTACTTCATCTGTAAAGCCACTGATGTTTACTTCAAGTAATCCATCGCTTGATTGGCAAACAATAGAACCAAACGTTGCTTCGTTTTTACCGTTGCCAGCATTAAATCCCATTATAACCAAATCAACGTCGATATCAAGTTTCATTTTAACTTGGTCTTTGCTGGTGGTATCTTTCCAAATACCTGTAGCATTTTTAATAATTGTACCTTCCATGCCAAGGTCTAACATTTCACGATAGTGAGCTAGTGCTTCTTCCATGTTGTGTACAATACGTGTATCAATAAGTTCAATACATTCTGCTTTTAGTGTTTGTGTTGCTAATTCAGCAAAGCGAAGTTGATACGGTACTGCATACGTACCTTTAGAAACTACCGAAGTTAAGGCAATTTGGTCCCATACTAGGTATACAATCTCATCATTTGCGCCAATATCGCCGCCTTTTTGCACCTTGTTCAAGATACCATTACCAATTTGACGTGGTAGCACGACACCATCGCGTTTAACTAATAATTCACCGTGTGATTGTGTACCAATTGGAAATGTTTTTTGTACATCAGCAATTAAGTGTGCAAAGTATTGCGATGGAAATAATGAACCTGCACGACTTAGAATTTGTACGTCACCGTCTGCTGTATGATTTACGTTGGCAAACATACCATCTGCTTTGAGCTGACTATACACGCCATCTGTCCAACTGAACTCATCTAACTTAGCGGCTTTTGGCAGTGCGCAACGCATATACGGAAACTCCGGAATTAAATTCTTCCATACTTTGTTTGCTGTTGATTCGCCAAAGCCAGCACGTAGGTCACGGTCTACTACTTTGGCAATTACTTTTGCATTGTCTGCTGATACACATTCGAGTATAAGTTTAAGCTGATTAATACCAGCGGTGCCAGTAACTTGGCGTGTGCTTAACATTTCTAATAACGAAAATGCTTCTGACATAGTCATGAAGTCAATGCGCATTTTAGTTTCGTACGGGGGAATTTTTTTAATGAAGAAGTTTACAGTTGGGTCATATGCAAGACGAACAACTTCCTGTAATTCTTTATTGTCTTTGTGCTTGGTAAGGATGGCAATTTTTGCATTCTTACTGGGTTCGTTTGCGACTTCTTCTAAAATAGCGTTTATCATTTATACACTCATTTATTAATTTATAAGTGTATTATACAGCCATTTAACCAAAAAGTCAAGTGATATTTAGACCCTACCAACAACTACTTCGATTGTGACTATTTCGCCATCGGGTACTGAGCCCAATGCCTTGCCGATGATACAACCTGGTTGATATTTGGTCATATCTAAACGTTCTGCTACACCGCGCACATCGCTGGTAACTACACGATCGCCTTTGTTAATTGGACCTTGCACACGACATGGTACACGACCTTGCAATGCAACAGGCAGTCCATCGAGTTCAGAATTCATTAGATGTGCTGGATTAGTAGATATAACACCTGCAACCGCAGTATCATGACTGAATGTACTAATAGTAATTTCTTCATTACCACCAAATACTACCACAGTACCCGGAACGTATTTCTTATCGCTAGAATAGTTTTCAGCCAAGTCAGCGTAACGTGCGTTAGTGGCTGTGCCGGTCATAACACCGCAGGCAAATGCCTCGTATGATGTACCTGGGTTATTTACAATAGCTATTCTACCACTGGCTTCCATTACAATACTCGAAGCAACCACGCCGCTCCAGTGGAATGCTAGTCTAGGTGCCGCAGCAATAGCACTAGCTTGGGCGCCAGCTAACCCAGCTTCACGGATTTGAATAGCAGAACCGTAGCCAGTACCACTAGAGCTTGATGCAATATAACTGGCGCCTGCGCCATACAAATTAGTTGCTGTGCCGCTAGAAGTGATAAATCCTGCACCATTGGTAAGTTGATTAGTGTTTGTCACATTAGTGGCACCTGCCGCAATACCATCTAATTTACTAGCGTAGGTGCTGGTCATGTAGCCATTAACTGATGCAGTTGCGGCTGCCATGCTAATTGCCGGTGTGGTTCCGCCGCTTGATGTAACTGGAGCCGTACCAGTAACACTTGTAACCATAGTAGCGTTTGCACCAGCAAGTGAATTGTTAATTGCAGTAATATTTGCATCAACATAGCCTTTCATTGCTGTGTTAGCTGTAGTAATAGCAGTTGTTGTGGTACTTATTTGCCCATCAACATAGCCTTTCATGTTGGTATTGGCTGTGGTAATACTCGAGCCAGTAGTTGATATCTGCCCATCAACATAGCCTTTCATGTTGGTATTGGCTGTGGTAATACTCGAGTCAGTAGTTGATATCTGCCCATCAACATAGCCTTTCATGTTGGTATTAGCAGTTGTGATAGCACTTTCAACGTTAGTCAAAATACTCTGCCCATTAGCATAGGTAACACCGGTTGTGATTAAATTACCAACTCTTAAATTACTGTAAGTGGCATTAGTAAAGTCAACAGTTGTAGTGGGTTCAGCTACTACGTTAGCAAATAATTTCCATACATCGTCACTGGCATCACGAACTAACCCAGTATGTTGATAGCCCGGGTTAGTAAAAGACGCAACAAATCCAATATCTAATACATCACCCGAATTATCGTGCGCCAAATATAATAATGTATCACTGAGTTGTATATTGTTACTACTAAATGTAGTCTGTGTACCTAATACATTTAAGTCGCCGCTAACATTTAAATTTGCACCAACACTAACACCGCCGGTAACAATTAATGCACCGGTACCCACCCCAGTTGATTGCGTTGCATTAGTAATTGATACCGCACCAGTAAATGTTGCGCCGCTTAAATCGGCTTTAGTGACATCAACACTGTCAACATACCCTTTCATATTGGTGTTGGCTGTTGTGGCTGCACTTGAAGTAGTTGATATCTGACCGTCAACATAACCTTTCATGTTGGTATTAGCAGTTACAATAGCGGCATTTGCAGCAGTTATTTGACTTAATTGAGTAGATGCATTACTTGTCCATGCAGTAGTAACTGCATCAACATAACCTTTCATGTTAGTGTTAGCTGTAACTATTTGTCCGCTTAAAGCACCAGCATTGGCAATAATTGCTGTTAGAATACTAACTCCGTTAGCATAATTATAATTTGCTGCCGATATATTACCAGTTACAGCCAGCGAGCTTAATGTACCTACAGAAGTAATATTACCCTGCGTATTTGCTGACAAATCACCAGATACTGTAGGGGTACTAGTTGATCCATCGGATACTACCTGCCCTGCAATAGATATTTTCTTTGATACATTGTCAAATTTAAATGAACGTTTACGTGACGACATTATTCTGCTACCTCAATTGTTTTAACCACTGCGGTCCAGCGGATTGTTTTATTTGCTGCACCTGTAACATACAAGTTTATACTATTATTTGTGTCGTCTGCTCTAGCGTCAACTGCCCATGTTACATCATCATGTGCTACAACAATTTCGTACACATCGCCAACGTCAGCTACTGTACCTGAAAAATTATCCGCACAGCCTTCTAATTCCCATGCGGCAGATTCACCGGTGGCATCAGTTCTTCTTGCTACGATATGTATATCATACAGTACCGTGGTATTTGTATTTACAGGCATTCTTGTACCTGCACCTACTGTTAGTATCTCTGTTTCTGTGGCATTAGTTGTTGTGCCGTGTAGGACATATTGACGTGTTACATACGTTCCTGTTCCCTGTGACACAAACCCAGTGACATTAATACTACCTGCGGTAACTGCACCAGAAACGTTTGCATTGGGCGGATTGAAATCATTATTTTTACCCAACTCTACAGTGGTTCCATCACTGGTAAACATCCATTTACCATTGGTGTCCACACTGATAGATTCACTACCAATATGAATTGTGCTACCAGCAAACCAACCTTCGCGCCAACGTTGTGTTGGGCTACCTAGATCGTATGTAATGTTAGCACTTGGCAACATACTACCAGTAACTGTAACGTTAGCATTACCAACTAATTGTGTTAAAACAACACTATTGCCAACTGTTAATACATTTCCGGTTTTATTAAAAGTTAAGCCAGCACTTGCCCCAGTATCTCCACTGTCATTGAATTGAACTTGCGTATTTGCGCCTGCGGCTGCAGCTGAGCCAGCAACAAATGGATTAATAAATGTTAATCCCGTAACTCCTAGTGTTATAGGATCTGGTGTGGCCAAATTAAATGTTTTACTGCTGTGAGTATCACCTTCAGCAACGGTAGTAGTCATACCGCTTGTAACTTTATCATTGGCATCGGCATCTGCAGCACGTATCCAAGTGCCATCACTACCTGTGCCCACAGTGGCTACACGATATATACCATTTTGTTTAGTATCACTTTGATCTTTAACTAAAATACGATCTGCGACTGCCAATGATTTGCCGTCAACAGTGTTGGTCATATTACCAGTTGCTAGTAAATTACCCACATCCCCGGTGGTGGCAACCCGCACACTTTGTTTGTAATCGGAATCGTATATCTGACTGTATCTTGGTCTAGTTAATGCCATTGTATATGCTCTTTATCTTATTGTAGTATTTATACGAAAATAGGACCCGAAGGTCCTATTGTCTATAACAATATTACTATTACGCTTGTGATTCTGTAAACGAAATTTGAATTTCTCCACTGGCTGATGCAGTAGTAATTGATGTAATGTTAATAGCCAATACCTCTGGACCATCTGGATAAACACCATTACCTGGAATTGCCGAAGTAACTAATTGTTTAACACGACTTAAATCCAGCACCCCAGAGTTCGTTTGGTTAACCGGAATAGCAAACAACCGTTCACCACCCGTAGCAGCCGTGCCGCTGGTGTATGTAGGACTAGTTGCAAATTGAGTGAAACTTGGTTGAAATCCACTTGCCGCAGTATTTAAGTTAATCCATGTTGTTGCAGTAGCATTAACATTAGTTGGATTTAAAATACCCTCAATTAAGAAACGTGCGTTAGTACCAGTGTAGTTAACAACCATATCATTTAACTCTAATTGCGCACGATTAATTAAGTCACGTGTACCTAAATCACCAATAATAGTGTTTGACACACTAGGAGTTAACCGCATCAAGAATGCTGTTTTAACTGCGTTAGCTGTTGCCGGGAATGTAAAGTTCTGCGCACTGTAAGTAAATGAATAGCCTCGATCTTCATCAAATCCACCATCCATAATTACTGCAGAACCCCAGTGGTTTAACGTTGGTGCTGAGGTACAACTTAATACAGTTACCCCAGTACCCTCAGTATGACCCGCAGCAGTACCCATAGTAAATGATTTACTACTACCATCTTGCCATAGTGTAAATGCCGATGCACGTGTCAAATTGCCTAATCGATTTAAACTATAATCAATTGATGAATATTTAATAACTTCATTATCAACTACTACGTATACTGGATATGCCACTGATGCTGGCGGAAATTGTGTTGCATCAACTAAATCCATTGATGTATCACCTGCGGAAATTGTAGCAATTAATTTATCTGTTGCGCTTTCATTATTTGCTGCATAACGTACCGGTAAATTACCGGAACGCATATATGCTTCGTCATTCACGTTATTGTTTTTAATACGATGAACCATGATAAATGCACCATTCGGTCCACGTAAACCATACTCAACAAAACCAGCACCGTACCACGCATATTGAATCATTAACATCTGCATCTTTGTTATATCGACTTGGAAACCACTCGGACCAGTACCATCAATTTTATCTAAATTAAACTGAGATTGTGGAATACGGAATTCATTTACTAATGCCATTTTAACACGAATTTGATTAGATGCGCCACGCCACGGTGGACTAACTGTCATAGTATTGTTATCTGTGATGCTTGTAACAATATGACTCATGCCACGAATAACTACGCGACTATATTTGGTTAATTGTTCTGCAAAACGACATGTGCCATCACCAGAAATTAAATTACTGCCAACTTCTGTAGTAACAAATCCGCAAAGTTGTAATGTGGCTGAACGTAATACTACATTTAAATTAGTACCAGTGTATTCCCAATATGCACCATTTTGATCATCATATATACCAGCACGTACAGTAGACCCGTGCCAGTTAGCTAAATTAATTTTTGGTTGTATATCCATTTTTGGAGTTGCTGATCCTAACGTTTCTTGAGCAGTAACAGTAAATGAAGAATCACTTGTGATACTAGTTACACGATAATAATTATCATATCCACTTGTTGCAATATTGTTTAATTTAATATTAGCACCGATTTGTAAATAATGTTCATTTTCTGTAGTAATAGTAATAGTACTACTTAATGCAGTTGTACCATCGGCTGATATGTTGGCTACATCAAAGTTAGTTGATAATAGTGTACCTGAGCTCCAAAATAATCCCTTGCCAGATTGATAACGGAAGTATTTTTTACTTTGTCTTGCAGCCATTGCGCCATGATGTGGAGTACCTGAACCAATATTTACACCGCCATCAAACGGTCTATGAATAAAGAAAGCACTTGCTTTAATATAGATTTTAGCAGTTAAACTACCAGACACAGCAGCTCCGGGTTTTCCTTGATATGTAAATGTAGTTGGAGTAGGGATACTTAAGATTGTAAATGAGCCATCACCCCATGCTACGTTAGTACCAGATAATAAATCAACGTTGATTGGTGTACCTGGACTCATACCGTGCGCATATGGTGTTGTGACTGTAATTGTACTCGGTGTTGCTTCATCACTAACAATAGTTGATAATGGAATTGCAGCACCAGTAAATAATGCCGCCTTACGAATTTGTGTATCGTAACGATTTAATGGGTAACCAATATTTAAATTAGTTGTTCTACGTGGATAATAGAACATATGATTAGTCTCAGCTGTCTGAAGTTGATATATCCCTTCCGTGTTAGCATTACTATGATTTGTTGTACTTATAAATGAATGACTAACACCACCGTGTGCAATAACATTAATTCCAATTTGTGGAACGTATGTGCTACCAGCTTGATATAAACCAGTCATTCGTATAGCAATACTTCCTACTGGAGCTGCCGAAATAGCAGTAGTTCCTACAGTACCACGACTAATTGTGGCGGCATTGGCTACTGCTGTTCCGATTGTAGTAGCTTTAACAATTTCAACGTTTGATCCAGATCCTGTTAATGCATCAAAGTTAAGTTTTTGGATTACTGATCCTGATAATAAATTATCAGCACCTACAGTATTCATCCAACTACGATTTATTGACATGTTAACATTACTTTCGATACTTGTAATAATACCAATTTCAACATTGCTTATTAAACGTACACTTTGACCACTTGTAATGTTAACATTACCGGAGTTTGTATTTAAACGTCGACGGGTAACTGTTAATGAGCTACCGCCATTGGCGGTCACCGTCATTAATTCCCACAGGTCAGTAGTATCGGTTTGAACCATAATAGTCGCACCTGTGGCAATAGCTGCACCGGATCCAACTACCAATGTAGTTGTAGCACCAGACGAAATTGTAGTTGTTACTGTTGTTGTATCAGCGAGACCCAGATATGCTAATAATAGTTGATCGTTTACAGCAAATCCAGCAGTATTAGCTACTGTTAGACTACGTTGATTACTATTAATTACGTTAGCTGTAGTATATGTTTGAACGTTTGCGCCTGCTACATATGGATTAACAATTAACATGTAATCATTTTGTGTCCAGTTTGGTGACGCAACACCGGTTTGATTCATTAACGTAATACTTGTTGTACCAGTACTTGTAATTGGAGTTTGACCAATAAATGTTACATACCCTGCGGTATTAGAAGTAAGTTCACTACCCGGTAATTCATATAAACTTGGAATATCGTTATTTAAAAATATCGATTGCCATTTAGTATTTTGTAACCCATACTCAAAGTCAGCATCGATTAATGATTTTGGGTTTGATACCCGCATACGTTCAATAGCATCAGTACCAAATGGCCATGGTCGTATTGTTTGACTTTCTGCTTCGACGTATACACCTAGACTATCAGCTGCACTCATCGTGGCGGTACTGGTTGTAAATATTAGGGTAGTGACACCATCTTGCCCTTGCGGGAAATCTGCATCATATGCCGATGACCATGTTACTACGCCGCCTAATAATGGATCAGCAAAGTTATATATAAAAGTTTGATCTGTAGCATTTAATATTGTTAAAATATCTGAAATATCATAATTGCCTGATATTTTAACTTTTCCAACTCCTGCGCCACCTGGTGTAAATACGTAATTTTTAATTTGTTGTCTTGCCATTTTTATGTCCCGAAAATAATAGAATTTGCTAACAATCTAGCTTTTAATGTTGCTGATAACTTATCGTACTGTAATGTTGAATCTGCAAGTGCAGCATTTGTAATAGTATTATTACTTGGAATACCTGTATCTAATACATCACCGTATACTATCACGTGCCATGTATTTAACCACGCACTCGTTGGGGCCGTATTAAATACGATTGTAGCATTATTGAAATAATAATCTGCGCCAGGAATTAATACATTACCTGCGCCAACAGCAATAGTAGCATACGGATTGCTAACTGTGTATGCTTGCCCGGATACGGTGGTGTTAAATGTTGATAACACTCCGTTGAATTGAGTAGAAATATTATCTAACTTAACAAAATTTCCAACTTGTGGTGTTTGACCTATGTAAGCCATATATTCTCCTAAACTCTACCAACAACTACTTCAATAACACCCTCAGCGCCATCAAAGTCTTCTAATGCTTTACCAATTACTGATCCAACACGTGGGTTAGCTTCCGCTCTTGCTTGGCCATTGCCTGCACTTACCATCATATCACCTTTACGTACAGTGCCTTGTACTTTACATGGAACACGACCTTGTAGTGCTAATGCCACTACATTGTCGCCAGTTAAACTAGTGTTCATCAAATGTGCCGGAGCAGTGGATACAACACCTGCAACACGTGAGCACATGTCTGCGTCACATTGTGAAACTTCAAACTCGCCACCAAAGTGTAAGACTGTGCCCGGCTCATAGGCCGCATCAGCTGAATAATTTTCTGCCAAGTCAGCATATTTTGCTGTAGTTGAAACACCACTAAATGTTGTAGCATATACTGTGGCAAATGTTGAACCAACTCCGCCGATATCGCCAACGCCATTTGTACCGCTTTTTGCAATTGCCGGAGTTGTGATCTGTGTAGTAAATGTTGGACTTGTACCAAATACTAGTGCACCTGTGCCAGTTTCATCTGTTACAGCTGCTAATAAGTTAGCACTCGATGGAGTTCCTAAGAATGTTGCTACACCTGTACCAAAGCTGGTAATACCGGTACCACCATTTGCAACAGGTAATGTACCGGTTACATTAGTAGTTAAGCTACAATAAGTAGTCGAAGTAGATCCAGTACCACCTGATGCTATTGGTAATGTGCCTGTGGTTAATGCACTTGTACTTGATGCATAAACCGCACCATTTAATGTAAATGATGTTAATCCAGTGCCGCCAACTGTGGTAGCAACTGTTGTGAATCCCGAACCTAGTGTACCATTGGTCAACGTACCTACCGCTGTAATACTAGGTTGACTTGCTGTTAATAATGTACCTGTTAAGGTAGTACCTTGAACATTACCTGCATACAAATTGCCAACAACACCTGCTCCACCCTTAACCTGTAGTGCACCTGTTGTAGTCGATGACGCAGCCTGTGTACTATATAGATAATTAATACCATAGCTAGTTATTGTTGTTTGTACACTTAGGTTAGCTAAGTTACCAACTGTAGTAATACTAGTACCACCAGCAATTGTACCAAAAATATTATCAGCAGTAATATTACCAACTATTAGATTGGCATAGTTAAAACTAACATTTGCAGTATCAACCACTGTAGTTGGTTGCACAGTTAAATTATCAAATAATTTATAGTCACCATCTGTAATATCACGGAACAAACCTGTATATCGTTGTGTACCATCATTATATGTACTTGTGAAACCAGTATCTAAGCTATCGCCTAGGTTGTTATTGGCCAAGAACACAAACGGAGTATCAATAATTAAACTATCAGATGATGTAGTATTAAATGCACCAGCAACTGTAAACGCACCAGATACATCTAAACTACCACCAACAAATATATCTTTTGCAATGCCTACACCGCCACTAACTATTAATGCTCCGGTGGTAGTATTAGTTGATTGAGTTGTACTTTGTATGTGAGTATCACCGGCAACATGCAGAGCTTGAGCTATGCCAACTCCACCGTTGACTATTAATGCACCAGTTGTTGGTGATGTAGTAGTCGGGTTGTCAGTTACTGTTACTCTAGTATTACCTGATACAGTAAATCCTAACGTAGTTGTACTAGGCCAATATATACCAGTTGATGCAGCATCAGCAGAACGAACTGATGGCTCAACTGAGGTTCCGATTGGAAATGCATTAGCATTAACATTAAGTGTAGCCAGCGCACCAGCTACGTAGGTGATATTAATATTAGGTGTACCAGAAGAAGCTGGTTCAGTAACAAATAATATAGTTTTGTTCTGTGCTGTGTAATCAACTTCTGGAATCTGTACGGAGCTACCAACAAATACTATTAAGTCGGCGGCTTTACTAACAGCACGATCTAGCGCAAATTCGTGATCAACACCATTACCGGTGAGTTGCTGAGTACTGGTAGCAACCGTTTTCTGTTGAGGTTGTAAACCAATATAAGCCATATTATGTTATCTCCATGATGCTTAAAACTGCGTCAAGTGATGTTGCAGAATCACTTTTAATTTTAACTGAATCGCCTTCAGCTAAAATAATTTTTTGTTCGCCACCAATTGGCACTAACGCACCACCTGCGGATATCGGAGCAGCCTTAACAACGTAATAGTCGTTCGTTCCGTCATTTACTGTAATATCAACTGCTACTGTAGAACCTGATGTATTACAAACAGTTAAACCAACTATTACCGCAGTAGTATCTGCTCCAACAGTGTAGCTGCCAATTGCCGTTGATGTTACTCCTACGTTTCTACTTAATTTTCTATAAAATGTATTTGCCATATAATTATCCTAATGCGATCGCTAAAGCGGTTGCGTCATCCGTTGTTGCTACTATTGCTCCACCTACTGTAATTTTGTTTGTAACATCGTTAAAGGTAAGATTTGCACTACCACCTAAATCTCCACTACTATTATATTGTATATATGTATCACTACCACCTATTATAACAGCTTTCGATTGTGTGCCACCGCCACCAAATGTAATCTCTGGTGCATTTATAGTACCGGTGCCATTTAAATTAAAATCTATATTACCGTCTGTGCTTGCTGACAATGTAATAGTTGCACGACCTAAATCTCTATTAGTAGATAATACTAAATTGTATGCACCAAAACTTGAAATATTAGCTGCTGTACTACCATCACCTACATAAAGATGTGATAGTGCAGTAACAACGCCTGTTCCGCTTGGGTTAAGTTCAATGTTACCATCATCACTTTGCACTAATGTAATTTTCGGAGCACCTGCACCTGTGTCATTAGTAGTTAATGTTAAATCATAACTACCTTTAGATGTAACTACGCCAGCGGCACTACCACTACCAACAGTAACATTTCCTGTAACTGCAAGTGCTGTTAATGTGCCCACGGCGGTAATATTTGGTTGGCTAGCTGTTTGTATATTACCAGTTAAATTAGTTGCATAGACTTCGGCCCATTTCTGATCGGCGCTACCTAACTGATAAGTTGAATCTGTATTTGGAATAACATTGCTGTTTACATCTGCACCAAATACAACATTATCTGTATTACTATCACCAAGTGTTAGTGTGCCACCGTTGAGTGTGCTTAAACCATGTACAGTTAAATTACCTTGTACTGTTGCATCACCATCTACGTTTAATATGGTTAAATTTCCAACTGAAGTTAAACTAGAATTTACTACGTTTGCGCCTAGTGTTGTTGCATTTAGTACTGACTCGCCAGCGATTGCAAATCTATCGCCAGATGCTAAATTAACACCATCTGCATCTACTGTGTGTTCGGTTGTACCGTCAATATTAATAGTTACTGAAGATCCAGAACCTGTATCAGTAATACTAACGCTGCTGTCGTTTTTTGAAATTTGACTTACACCAAGATTACCTGTGATGACAACGTTGCCTGAGGTATTGATGTCGCCTGTTGCGGCATCGATTGTTAGTGGGCCCACCGTAAGTCCGTGATGGACTACGAAATTTTTGTTAGCCATTGTTCCATATCTCCCGAATGTGCTAGTATACAGTTATTTATGCTAGCCAAAAAAATAGCACCCTTGGGGGTGCTATTTTTAGAACAATTAACTAACAGTTAATTACATCATGCCATGATGATTGTTTTCGGCTTTGTCATCTTTAGGCAATTCATAAATAGCTGCTTCTGATGTAAGCAATAGACCAGCAACACCTGCGGCATTTTGTAGTGCAACTCTACAAACTTTAGCAGGATCAACTACACCCATTTCAATCATATCACCGTAGGTGTCGTTTGCAGCATTGAAGCCGTAGTTAGCTGAACCATTGGTGATTTCATTAACTACAACACTAGCTTCACCACCTGCGTTTTCTACAATACTACGCAATGGACTTTCGATTGCACGTAGGACAATGTCAATACCTACCGATTGGTCATGATTTGCACCTTTCAATCCAAACACTGCTTGTTTAGCACGGATTAGAGCAACCCCGCCGCCTGGAACAATGCCTTCTTCTACTGCGGCACGTGTAGCGTGTAAGGCATCATCAACACGATCTTTTTTCTCTTTCATTTCTACTTCTGTACTTGCGCCCACTTTAATCACCGCAACACCGCCAACAAGTTTAGCCACACGTTCTTGTAGTTTCTCTTTGTCGTAGTCGCTTTCAACTAGGTCAATTTGTGTACGGATCAATGCTACACGATCATCAATTGCTTCACGTGTACCTGCACCATCAATAATGATAGTTGTGTCACGGGTTACTTCAACACGTGCCGCTTGACCCAGGTCAGTTAACTTAACATTTTCAAGTTTAAGACCTAACTCTTCGGCTACTACAGTACCGCCAGTTAACACAGCAATATCTTCCATCATACCTGTACGACGATCACCAAAGCCCGGTGCTTTAACAGCACAAACTTTTAGTACACCTTTCATGCTGTTGATGACTAATGTTGCTAGTGCTTCGCCTTCTAAGTCTTCTGTAATGATAAACAATGTGCGACCTGCACCACGTACCTGCTCTAGCACAGGAAGAATATCCTTGATTGAGCTAATTTTCTTATTGAATAATAAGATGTATGGATTGTCTAAAATTGCAACCTGTTTGTCTGGTTGATTGATGAAATAAGGGCTGAGAAAACCTCTGTCAAACTGCATGCCGTCCAGGACTTCCAATTCCATTTCTAAGGATTTACCATCTTCAACTGTGATAACACCTTCACGGCCAACACGTTCCATTGCTGTGGCAATAATCTTACCAATTGTGTTGTCGCTATTAGCTGAGATAGTACCTACTTGTTCGATACTTTGTGTAGTATCGCACGGTACGCTGATGTTAGCAAGTTCTGCAACCACTGCGGCTACAGCTAGGTCAATACCACGCTTTAGATCCATTGGGTTCATACCGGCGGCCACTGCTTTGTTACCTTCACGCACAATTGCCTGTGCTAGAACTGTAGCAGTTGTAGTCCCGTCTCCCGCTAAATCTGCGGTCCGACTGGCGACTTCCTTAACCATTTGCGCACCCATGTTCTGTAGTGCGTCTTTTAATTCAATTTCTTTAGCTACACTAACACCATCTTTAGTGATGTGCGGTGCACCCCATTGCTTCTGAATAATAACATTGCGGCCTTTAGGGCCAAGTGTAACTCGGACAGCATCTGCCAAAATATTTACACCTTCAATCATTTTACTGCGAGCTGACTCGCCAAATTGTACGTCTTTAGCACTCATATTATTTCCCCTCGATAATTGCAAAAATTTCTTCTTCGTCTAGGACTAGAACTTCTTCGCCCTCTACTTTAACCACAGTACCTGCATGGCGTGGAAACAACACAAGGTCGTCGACCTTAACTGTCATTGGTACCAGTGTGCCAGCTTCTGTGCGACGGCCTGCGCCAATCGCAACAACAATACCTTGATCTGGTTTCTCTGCAACTGCATCGGGTATAATAATGCCCCCTGCTGTTTGTGTGTCGGCATCAACACGCTTGACTACTACACGATCGTGTAATGGATTAAACTTCATTTGTTACTCCTTTATTAAGCAAATAAAAATATGTACACGCCCTAAGTTAGGCACGAAATACATAGTGTATTACAGATAATTACTTATGTCAACTGTTTTCTCTACTTGTTTGTTCTTGATACCAATCTGCCAAGTCCTCACATAATGGCATTGTTAATGGTAAAAATTCAGCAGGCGCATCGATAAATTTAATGAAGTGCTCTTCTCGAAGCTCAGTGATAAATTCTAGCAAATCTTCGAGATCAATATCGCAAATCCATTCACTAAGACCTGCTTCTGCGCTTGATATTTTATCTTTAAAATAACGTTTGAATTGTCGCTCTGCTATACGAATTTGATTTTCATCTCCAAGCCATACTCGCATGAAACTTTCTTCCCAAACCGGACCTACAGCATTCTGGTATGTAGCAAGTCGTGATCGAGCAGTGGTTAGTTGAGCAATGCCCACTTTGAAGTGACGAGGGTCAACAACCCCTGGGCACTTCTTAAAGTATAGAATGTAGTCTTTAATCATTTTACAGGGTACGTAGCTTCAGGTTGTGCTAACTTGAAACCGCCTTTGCCATGTTTGTTATAGGTAAGGATTAACCCGCTTGTAACAACTTCAGGGTGCCCTGCTAGTGAACCAAAGTGATTAATATACTGTGCCTTAAAACCAGTAGTTTCGTCGTGTACTACATCAGCCGGACCATAGTTACTTTTAAGAATGTTACCTAATTCAACATCAAACGCTGGCGGTAACAATACGCCTGTGTCTAATTCTGTTCGCTGATACAACCGTGCCATACTAAGCATAACAATTGGTTGAATTTCTTCTTTAGGCCAAGTGGTGCGAAAAAAGTTTAGTGCTTTTGCCAAGTAAAGTCCTTTAAGGCTTGAACTAGCTTGTAAGAGATTATATGCTCCGTATAAGTGATTAATATGGCTAATGTCACCTGCTTTGGAACTAGTACGACGAATTCGTACATTGTTAGTATCACAAATCGATTGGATTCTTGTGGGTTCTTCGTGGCCACAATCAACACCAATCATGTGTGCGTCATATAAACTCAGTTCACGCTTGCCGCTCTTGTTAATAGTAATCATACTGTTACCAGCATGGCTAATTAGAATCTTTGTTGCTTCCTCTAAAGAATGTGTGTCATCAATTTGAGCTTCGGTGTACCATACAGGCATATGAGTCCAACCCTGACGTTCACATACTCGAGTAGTGTGATGGCCATCCCAAAACAAAAACTTGCCTGAAATTGGATCTTTAATGGCGCATGGCACAATAATCGTTTCTGTTTTGAATAATGATTCAATTTTAGCAATATGGTTTGGCATAACGTCACGTTGGAAACGTGGATTAATAGCAATATCGTCCATGGCTACCCAAGCAAATTTAGGAACATTAAGTTGTCTTGGGTCAACAGACAAGCGTAGAGCAGGCGCTGGGCCAACTACAGCGGCTACTGCTTCACCGATATCCTTGTTAGGGATAATACCGTTAGGATAGTTTTCAGACATGACCCGAAGATCAATCGCTGTATCATCGATTTCAAATTTAGTAGCAAAAGGTGCTAAAAATTTAGCAATACGTTGTTCTTTAAGTTTTGTTTTACTAATCTTAGCCATATGTATTCTCTCTTAGTTGTTAACTTACAAATGCTATTATACACTCTTTTATAGAATTGTCAAGCAAAAAGAAAGCCCACCGAAGTGAGCTTCCTACTAGTTTTGATTACAAGGTATAGTTACCCCGTGGTGTTTGTTTCTTAGGCAAACGTTGCTGTTTTAGTAGCAGAACCGAAGCGGAAGCCACGACCCATAGATACTTTTACAGCACCAGTTGTAGATGTTTTTGCATTTACAAGATTTTGTATTTTACGTGACCCCACGTGTTGAGTTGTTATCCTATCTCACGCTGTCGAAACCTGGTCAGGCCCATCAGAAGCATACTATCTCGCTAAAGACATAATCCTTACGGGACCTTAGTGACAATATACTTTTGGTGGACCTGGGCGGAATCGAACCGCCGTCCAACATGTATTACTTTACAACTTTGCCTTACGGCTACAACAATTTCTTTAGTACTAGTGTATTACACTGGTACAATATTCGAAGCTTGCTTGCCCTTAGGACCTTGTGTTACTTCAAACTTTACTGCTTGGTTTTCTGCTAGTGTTTTGAAACCTGTGCTCTCAATTGCTGAGAAGTGAGCAAATAAATCCTCACCTCCTGCGTCTGGAGTGATAAATCCAAAACCTTTTGAATCCGAAAACCATTTTACTTTACCTGTTGCCATTACTGTTACTTCCTTTATATTTAATTTACTACATAACTATAATAACATACTATAATCACGTAGTCAACTATTTATTGCATAGTTTCAGTATGTTTGTGTTTTAAAGACTTTTTGAGTATTTTTAGCCACAATTTCTTTTGTTTTGTTACATTGTGTCGTACACAGGCTCTATACATTTTTCTTACTAGTTTACGTGTTTTCATTTTACTTCCTACGGTTTTACTACAATTGGCGGTAATGTCATTTCAATTGTACCATTACTAAGATATCTCTTCTTTTCTGTACTAAAATTTCGTTGCATAAATGTTGCTCTGCCGCCTTCTACCCACCAAGTATTAACCAACGGTATAACACGTATAGTAGGTGCTGGACCTGCTCCTTCTGACTTTGACATCAGCTGGGTTGGAATTTCAGAAGTGTCTGGACTATTCCAACATCCTTCATGATTGACCAAATCAGAACTTTCCGTAGCATAAGCACGATACGGATATTCTTCTGCCATCTTCTCAACAGTACATGGTCGTGTAGTTAACACAACAACCCCACCGGCATCATCGGGCATGTACATTTCCTTAGGCAATTCAGCTGCCGCCACAGACTGAAATAACGATGCTGTTAACAATAATAGTATTTTACGCATTCTGTATTCCTCCTATCGAGCGTCGGAAAAATAACAGGGCGCCGTTATCAGTATTTAACCTTTAAGGTGTAAATATTTTGTAACAGAATTATACTATTATGCAACTATACCCACCCGTGCTCGAATTGCTTCTAAACTGATTGCCGGCTTAGTAACCCTAACAGTATTATATTTCTCATCCGATAGGTTAATTGCTTCTGCATATCGAGCTGTCTGCATTAAGTCAGTGGTTTTAAGATACGCAACCACTCCTGCTTTAGTCAACGGAGCCGCTAGTTCAATTAATTCGATATCAGTATGACCTGATTTAATTAACATCTTAACTCGACTAACAAAATCATTAGCAAAGCGTACTTTGGTAACGCCATTTAATGTTGAAACCCCTGCTACTTTAAATAAAGACATACTATCTCCTAAAGACGACGTGGAAGTGCCGATAGCCCGCGGATTATCTCACACAATTTATCAATGTCGGATACAATTAATCTTGTATCTACCCAATTATCATCATCTGTGTGACCAGAATATTGTAAAGTAAATCCATTGTCATATAAACTGACATTAAACTCATTTACATTTTTTGTTATTCCATTATTTGTTATTGCCATTTTATTTCTCCTTAACCAATGTGACGTGCGTATTGAATAATACAACGATTAGCACCACCATTCATATTACGTACTTGATGTTCTGCATAATCTTGGTTTGGTGCTTCTACTACAACAACATAATTACTTGGACCATCAGTGCCTTGAATACTACCACCTTCATTAAGTCCACGTGCTAAAGTTTTGTAACTAACTTCGAATCGCATTTTAATTCTCCTGTTGTTTAATTAACTTACAAACATATTATACTACCACTTAACCAAAAAGTCAACCAAAATTTATGCGACCCACCCTTGACCAGTAATTTCATGTAGCCACGGATAAAAACTAGGAATCCGCATAGTCCACTCACCGTTAAAATTTAAGTAACTGGTAGTAGGTTTTGCTACAGTATCCTGATATAAAGGAATAATTTCGTGGCCGTCAATAATAACTTTAACTTCTACTGCTTCTGGATGCTGGCGTGTTACAATAACCTTAATTTCAATAGGACCATCAATTGGATAACCTTTAACTAGGATTGATTTATTACTATCTAATAGCCCATCGTGTACTACCTGCCCATTAATCAAGGCCACACAAACACACTTATCAACAGGTGTTAGTATTAACTCTATAATAGAAGTTAATTGAGGTTTAATAGCCGTAGCTTCTGAGAAATTCTTCATATTCCGGTAAATGATCCAATATATTATTGTTGTGTACTTGTTCAAATGCCTTGGTAAACTTAACTAGATTCGCACGTTCTTGTTCGCAGTCTAAGGGCACCTGTATAGCTTCTAAGAGCTGTTTATACTCAAAGATTAAGTTGCTGATCACAGGTCTTACAAGGTCTTCTCTACGGCGATTAATTATGGTTTCATTCGGAACCAAACTATGCCGTTGGATTACTTGATCTAATTTTGCTACGGCAGTCTTACGTAGATCATTGGGCAACAGTTCAATGCGCAGGCAAGTGGGATCGCTAAGAATATTGCAACTTTCAGCAATAACGCCATTGACCAACATGTACTCAAACACTTGATCTAAATGATATATGGTATAGATGCTAGGTGTAATACGTAAGGTAATTTGTATGCCTGTAGAATCACGTAGTGCTAGAAAACGATCTAGATTATGTTTAACTTCATCAATCTTACTTGGATAGCGTATATAATCGTTTAGTGAGTCGAATGTTTCTATACTAACGCCTAGATGAAACTGTTTAAACTCACTTATAATATCAGCAAGTTCATCACTGTAGATAGTACCATTGGTAGTAATGCCCACAATGATATCACGGCTAATACCTGCGGCAATTAATGCTGAACATATACGATAAAAGCTCTTTAGATAAAGTGTTTCTCCACCTAAAAAGTGTAGATACTTAAGACCTTTTATTTCTATTAACTCAGTAACAAACTTATCTACTAACTCATCATTGTCTGACCAATTCTTAAAACGATCATAGGTTTTAAAAATTGTAGGCTCAATAGCTGTTAACTGTTCATACTCTTTAGTTAGACGACTGCTGTAGGTAGGATTACACATGATACAGCTACTATTACAAGTATTACCTAGATCAATTTGAATATCAACTGGCGTGCGATTGATTTGCCCATCATTCTTATACGAGTAATTAAAATTTGACCAATGCGGACTGCTGACAAATGTCTTATTAAAGTTATCTACAGTAACAGCACTTTTCAGTAGTTGCCGTTGACGACCACTAACTTTATTATGCTGATCTTCGTAATAACAGCCCTGGCATTCTGTACTAGGAATACCGGATAGTTGCTGTGTACGAAACGCACACATTGTAGGACTGTTCATAAACTCTGCAATTGATGTGTCGCAGATATTGTAATCACTTTGCCCGTCACCTGGTCGCCATTCACTCATCCAACGACAGGGAATGTAATAGCCTGCTGGCGTTATTCTAAAGTGGAACCAAGGACTGGAGCAAAATGTATCTTTAAGCATTAACGTTTCGTAATAACTTCGTCGGCTAAACCGTAGGCCACTGCTTCATCTGCTGACAAGAATGTATCAAACTTCATTGCTTCATATAGTTCGTCGTACGTTTTACCAGCAGTATTGTGACGTGCATATAACTCTGTTAGACGTTTGTTAATGCGCACACTTTCTTCAAAGCTACGTTTAGCATCTTCAAATTGTAGGTCTTGTACGTGTACACTACCACGGGTGCCCGGAGTACCTGAACTAACACGGTGAATCATTGTACGTGCTTCTGGTAGGACAATACGCTTGCCTGGCGCACCTGCTTGCGCTAGGAAGCTACCCATTGAGCAGGCTTGACCAAGTACAATAGTTGATACATCACATTTGATAAACTGCATTGTATCATAAATTGCTAGGCCAGCAGTAACACTGCCACCTGGACTATTGATGTAGAACAAGATATCTTTCTCTGGGCTTTCGCTTTCTAAGAACAGCATCTGTGCCACGATTAAACTAGCAGTATGCTCGTTAACATCAGTGTCCAACATGATGATACGATCTTTAAGTAAACGACTATAAATGTCATAGCTACGTTCGCCTTGACTTGTACGTTCTACTACCATTGGGACTAAAGTTGACATGTGATTCCTTATATTAAAGTTACTGATTTGACATATTGTCTAGTGGTTAATTGTTCCATTACATCTGTTGCGTTAACTAAATCTGCCAAGGGTATTGCACCGATATTTAAATACGGATGGCCCCAAGGCAAGTTACGCTGTTCAAAAAACTTATTATGTGTATCATAGTATTGTTTTATTATAACAGATTGTTCTGTTACTTGTCTATGATCTGTTGAATAAAATTTAACATTGAAATCTGCACTATAATGTCTAAATGGTTGGAATGCCTCATCTGCAATATATGTATCATTGTCTACTGCTAGATTATCTAGAGTCTTGCCAATTTCCGCATAGTTCAAATACACTGTACCAAACTTTATAGCAGGTTCGAACAATGCGTAATCTTCTACAGCCAGTGTTTCTGTTTTAGGCAAACCGTAATAGGTCACTACGTGCCTAGGTTGTGCACCTCGATTAACACTTTCGCACCGATGAACAAGTAAGTTTAAATCTGCTAATGCTAGCCTAACTTCTGGCGATGCTGTCTGCCATACTGGATGTGTCTGCTGATCTAGTAACCCGTGATATACTTCAAAAATATGATGTAGATAATTTAATGTATCTTGATCAGCAACGTCAGTTAGTTGTCGATTAATGATTTGTTCATGAGAATTGATAAGCGCAATACATTGTTGCATACGGTGCAATGCATCTGCTGTTTGTTCTTCTATAGAGCCAAATCCATAAAATCTATCAGGAGCATCAATTGGATATTGCGTCTGAGCTAGCAGTAGTCTTTCAATCCATTTTTTAGTTACTGCATGGTTTCTTAATTTAAAATGTAAAGTTACCGAATCGGAAAGATCTGCCGGATTAGCATATTCAATCGCTAACATTAATGTCGTTCTGCACGTTCTTTACAAAAAATGCAGAGTCTAACACCGGGTATGGCAAGCTGTCTTGCTCGTGGTATTTCATCGCCACATTCTTCGCAATGTTCAAGACTTGGTTGAGCGGCCTGTTTGGCTAGCTCACGTTGTACTGCGGCAATATGATTCATGTTATTATGAATAGCATGAAGCTGACCCATTTCTGCTTCTTCTTCGTTATTATATTGAAATTCATCAGTAACCATTTGTTGTTTCCTTATTCTCAAGTAACATATTATAGACTATTTAACCACTTTTGTCAAGCAAAATATAATTTAAGTAAACCAGCAAGGCAAACTAGTATACCTGCGGCGTTGACTATCATCTGTGGTTTGTTAGCCACACGAAAACTCCAGGCAAAATAAAACAATCCACCAAAGCAACCCAGGATAATATTAACAGGGTATAGCTCAGGATAAAAGCTCATGATCACATACATAGTGATCAGGCAACTTGTTCCTAACCATTGTAGCGTGTGATTAATCAAGCCAATGCCCCATCTTCAACAAATTCTAATTCCATCAATGCTTCTTCAACGGAGTCAAAGCCACAGACATCGTAGCCTGTGCGATAGTGCTTAACATAGTAAGGACCATTGCCTGGACTTGCGTTTGTATCAATACCAACTTCACCAATACCTTTAATTTGTTTAATTATTTTATCCATGCTATTCTCCTTACCAACTTGAATTATAAAATACACGTAAGCCTAAGAACAGTTGACTACGTGCTTCTTGAATAAACTTTAAGTCATCCCCACGATAGTAATCATCTGCCGGATCACCAAAGAAGAAACCACTTGTACCAGGTAGTGCGCCTTGATTGATATCTTCCTCTAACATATCGATATCTTCCCAGGTCAGTTCAAGTTCAATACCGTTGAATGTTTCTTCGTCATCGCTGTCACGTGGACTGCCTTTACTCCGCCAAAGTTCTTCCATCCAACCATGCAAGTTGGGGTGCTTGCGCCAATAGGCAATTTCAATTGGTTTGGTTACTTTAGCATTAACGTAGTCACCAGTTTCTGGATCAAACTCACCATCATGCCAAAACTCTTTTTGTTGCCCTTCTCTGGCGGCGGCATACGCATACATGTCTAAGCCCATTAAGCAGCCTTCCTTTCGTCTTTCATCATGTTAAACATAATATATTTGGCAACATTCATATATTGACGAGCACGGTTAGCAGTTTCTGGACTTACCCACCCATCTTTATTAAACTCTGGATCCATAATCTGTTGCGCATCACTTAACATACCAGCGGCAAACATCAATTCTGTACCTGGAAAAGCCTGTGTTTCTACTAGGTGCTTAACAGAAGCTTCTGACATACCGTAGCATTGAATTTCCCAATCTAAATCAGCTTGTGTTTTAATTGAAGTTGTCATATTTTGCTCCGTTTTGTTATTGTATGTGTAACATTATACAGTCATTTTACCAAAATGTCAACCAAAATCTTAAAGACTCCAATATGTTTCTGAGCTAACATCACAACTTAGCGGAGTGTTAACACTTTGACGAACAGGTTTACCTGACATTAAGTTGGTAACCGTTTCATATTTTTCAATGTTAGTTCGGAAGTCGCCAAGTTCTGCCACAGCAAAATCTTCTTTACGATAGCCCATTTTAACCATACGGGTTAAGAACGCTTTAGCGGCAGCTTCTGTAGCATAGTATTCTTTGCCATATGCTTTAGCTCGTATTGTTTTAGTAGTTTCTTTGTTGTAGACTATGTATGTCATTTGTTCTTCCTTGTTAACAGTTTATGTATAGCATTATACAGTCAATTTACCAAAATGTCAATCGAAATAAATGTAAATACAATATGACTAATTCAATACACGTATACGTTGACTCCGACGTTAGCGAATATAATCTAAGAATGCTCAATGAATCACAAATTATAATCTATAGAAATGTAGAAGAATTTAAATCATTGCCTGCTGGTACTAATAGACATGCATTGTTTCATGCTTGTTTTCCGTATTATTCGGATGCAGAAAATGCATTCGACGGAGTTATATTACAACTGCTGGATTTCTGTCAGACAATATCAGTTCTTGTATCTGAAGTGCATATACCGATTGTTGATTTTATGAATCGCTTTCAACAACCACAGATGCGATATCTTATATGTGGATTTGTTGAAGGAATTACCACATATCCTTGGATGGATTGGTTTCAAACTACTAGTGCGTTTTATAAAAATAATACAAACATATTAGATCAATTACACCCGTATGATGTTAAACCTAAACACTTTGATATATTATTAGGACAGCCCAAACCTCACAGAGATCGAATTTATCATTATATAAAAAATAACAATCTTAAAGACAAAGTAACAATGACCTATCTAGTAGATCATTGGAGTAAATCAATTCGAGCTCATGGCACTGATGGTTTTATATTAGACGAGCCCGGATTAATAATTCCGAACGAAGAATTCAATTGGACTGTTACCCGAGTAAGCTACTATGGTCGGCCAATGAGTTTAAGTCAGGTTGTACCAATTTCTATATACAATCAAACTGCATACACTGTGATTGCTGAAACTAATCTTGAAAATCATTATACGTTTTTTACTGAAAAAACATGTAAACCAATTCTGGCAGAACGATTGTTTATAATGTTAGGCGGGCAATATTATCTACGCAATCTACGAGAACTCGGATTTAAAACATTTGATGGTATCATAGATGAAAGTTATGATTTGGAGCCAGATAATAATCAACGATGGGCCATGGCAATAGAACAAATGAAATATCTCTTTAACCAACCACAAGCCGAAGTATTGGCCAAGGTTAAGCCTGTTGCCCAACACAATAAACAGGTTATGTTAACAACTGAGTGGGTAGATATTATGCGTGGCAATCTAAGAAAAATTATCACCAAGTAAATTAAGTGTAAATAATATTACAAGGAGAACTACATGATTAATTTTATCAAACAACTTTTTGGCTTTGGCGCACCGCAAGAAACTGTTAAAGAAATTTTAACACCACCAGCTAAAGCTGAAGTACCAGCTGCTGTTTACATTCCACCAGCTAAACCAACAAGACAACGTGCAGGCACAGTAGCAGACATTAAATTAGCACCATTACCAGCTAAAACAACTGCACCAGCTAAGAAACGTAAACCATATTATGGTAAAAAGAAATCTGCTGCAAAGACAAAAACGCCAGTGGCAGTTAAGTAAAAAAAAGCACCGAAAGGTGCTTTTTTGTGGCTTTAATTACGGTTGGGAAAATAATCAGTTAGTACACCAGTCCTACTTATATCACTGGTAATACAATGTATGCCGGCATCCCAAAAATGACTATGTCTAAACTGTACAATATGCGGAGTTATACCATGACGTTCAAATGCATCAAATATTATTTTATTATAACTTTCACATATTACATTTTTTTCATCTATTACCAACATATTAACATCGAATATAGTTTCTTCTACATAACCAACCCAATGGTTTAAATATTCTTCTACAAAGTCTACAAAGTCATCATCGATGGGTTGATTTGGAACCCACCATTTTCCACCATTTTTCTGTTTTAATTTCACAAACGGATCAATTAACCCTAACTTATTTTCATTAGGCACGTAGACTATTTCCCAGTCAGGGAATAATTTAGTGTAGTCAGATCCTGGTATATCGTAACTACTGATAATTAGACCAGGTTTAACGGGACTATAAGTTCCATCAGCATGTCCGGCTGTGTTAATTGCATGCCATCTGTAATCAGGATAATGTTCTCTAATTTTTTCCATCTGTCGAGTAGTATCATGATTATGATATTCATTACCTACGTAGATATCTTTGCCTATTTGAAACATTGTAGCGGTGTTAAAATTACATAGGTACCAAGGAACATCAGTGAAAATTTTATTACCATTGGTTAATATATCATCAAATGTAGATCCCCAGATTTTCTTATTCATATCGGTGATATGATATTCACCGGCAGGTCCTGTTATTCTAACTCCGGTTAGATTAAATATTTCTTGTTTGATATTTTCTGGCAGAGCTGATAATTGATCTATTGTAATATCAGTAGGCCAATTATTACTTTTTATAATATCCCAACTGTTTATTATTGCAGTAAAATCATTAACATTTTTTGTACCTGATCGTTCCTCGGAGTTTAGGAAATAGATTCCATCATCCATGGCAATAGTATAATCACGAGGGCATGTTGGTGGTCTTAATATTTTTCCAGTTTTAGCAGAAGTATATTCTTGCCAATTATCGGACAATTCTGGTCGCAATACTTTGACTCCAAAGTTCGCTAAACACTTAGCTAAGATCTGATAATCTTCTTCAGTTTCCTCAGCAATAAGTTCTAACATACTGCGGACTTTTGTATTTTTTATAAATTTAAAAAATTCAGGCGAATATGATCTACCTAAAATACAAACTTTAAGCGGATCCCATCGTTGATATACATTATAAGTCATCTGGCCAATCTCTATAATATGCATGTTGTATATTACCCGATACAAACTGATTAAAGCTCTTGTGCTTGTCTTCTAATTCGCCTTTCAACGGTGCCACACGTTTAAATGCATTTTCTAACTGTGTCATATCTGTAAATTCTATCATAATATGCCACTCAGGTAAATCTTGTATGCTACGGAATCCCATCTTACAACGTGTAACTCTGTAGCTGACTGCTTTGTTCTCATCAACTAAATGTTGAAGAAAGCCCTTCATATTGTTGACCCAATCTAAATCGCTGATGTCATCTGATTTGTCAGCCCAAATATGATAAATGTCCATGTTAACCCCTTTCTGGAAAATAATCTTGCATGGTGCCTTTACGGCTAATATCGCTAGTGATACAATGTAGTCCACCATCCCAGAAATATCTATGACGGAAATTTACAATATGTGGAGTAATACCATGGCGATCAAATGCATCGAATACCTGCTTGTTGTAATTGTTACACACTACATTCTTTTCATCAATGACCAACATATTGACATCGAATACAGTTTCTTCTACATAGCCAACCCAATGCGACATCCATTGCTCGACGTAGTTAGTAAAATCATCATTAAGTTCTTCTCCAGGAACCCACCATTTGCCCATGTTTTTTCTTTTAAGATCTAAGAATGGCGCTACTGCTTCCCAGCTTTGTCCGGGCAAATACACAACTTCCCAGTCTGGAAAGGTTTTAGCATACGTAGGAATATCATTTAGACTAACTATCAATCCCGGTTTAACTGGGCAAAAGGTACCATCGTTATGTCCACCAGTGTCTACACTGTGCCATCTATATTGTGGTTTGTTTAGATTGAGCCATTTGATTTTTTCGGATATATCCTGCTTATAATGCTGTGTACCTGCGTAGATGTCTCGACCGACACGAGTGTAAGTTGCTGCATTTAAATCTCCAGCAAAATACATACTTTCTTTAGAACTTATATCTCCCCGTTGATCTTTTGTTCGATCTAATAGAGTTTTCCAGGTAAAATTAATATCAGTTAATTCACTGTCGGCTTTGATTGCTAGTAATTCATCGAAAACCCAGTCTGGTAATTCAGCTACTTCTTCGATGGTAGTGGGACAGTTAGGTGGCCAATCAGCTCCTTTGAGCTGATCCCAGGTAGCTTGACCTGCATCAAATGTTGCTCGTTGTGCATAGTTAAAATAGAATTGGTCACCTAACATCAATGAATAATCCCTGGGAGTCATAGGCGGTGGCTTTATTGAACCGCCTTGATTTAAATAAAATTCATAATCATCACTAACCTCAGGACGAATTACTTCAACCTTGAATGATTCTAATAATTTAATCAATGATTGAAAATCTTCTTCTGTTTCTTCTGCTATTTTTTCAAATACAGCTCGAACTTTATTATTTTTAATATAAGAATAAAATTGTGGACTGTAGCCTCGTCCGACTACACACACTTCCAACGGATCCCAGTGTTGATAAACAGAATATGTCATTATAATTTTCCTAGTAGTTCAAATCCATCTAATTGATTTTTATATTCATCTGCTAATCCCAGATACAAATATTCAAATCCACGTGCTTTATATATAGCACATTCATTTTTTAAACTTTCTATTCCTAATCTAAGTTTTGGATTCTGATAGTCCCACGCAAACTGCAATGCTTCGGCACTATACTTGTCATATGTCCTAACTAAACTAAATGCAACTAAATCATTATTATCATAATATCCAATAACATCAGTGTGCTCATCATGATATTGTATATCGAATATTGGCATCACACTCGTGAACTGTTTGTATTCACAATATAATTTATAAATTTGATTTAATTTATTGATGTCAAATTGATGCAGATATTGATAATTGTTCAAAGGCCGGTAATCGGTCTTGCTTAGATCAATTCTACAGTATTTCATTTAACTATTATAACGCCATGTAACTACTTCGTCAAGTTCTGATTGACTCCAAGAGTCATAATAACCTGCGGCGCGAAGTTTGTCAGCCGCTTCGTTTAGCTTACTTAACCGTTGGATAACATATAATCCACACTGCCCAAAATTCATTTTAATACGGTTGACGTGTTCAACTAAGTCTGGATGATCTTCAAGGATAACATAATCGTGTTCCATTAACTCATCATTTAGTGTGGCAGTTAAATTTTGGCAGTCTATGCCTGATATTAGTGTATGGTCAAAACAAATAACAACTACTTCATACTCACCAAGTAATGGCAAAATACGATTAACATTATAAGTAAGTTCGGGAATAGTACTGTCTGTTATATATATCTTGTTATTTAATCGTGCGGCTTGTGCATAAGGACACGGCGCCCAAGTACCCAATGCTGGATTCGGTTTCTCAACAAACGTTTTCATCCATTCGATTAGTTGAGTTTTAATTATCTCGAAATTCATTAGTCAATAATGCCAAAGTTTGCCCAACGTGCGCCACCTATGCATACCCATCCTATAGGCCCACCCGGTGAAGGCAATTCATTATAAACAATCTGTGCTAGTTCACCTGCATAGTTTGGAACTGTGGCCGATGATGTCATTGCCACACGACCCACAACTAAATTTTCTACATGTACATTACCTTCAGTATCGAGTACAATATTTTCTTTATTGTTACTACCGAGTATCAACGGTTGTTTACGTGCTGTGCCAATGTATCCAGTATCCTGTTTACGTTTGGCTACGACTAATTCAACTTCTTCATCCCAAACTGCCAACGCACTGCTTGGCTCCATGGTGTTAACACCAACTCTACGTTGTGTGACATAAAGTGTTTCACTTAATAAATTCTCGCCCGATGTTTGTAAGTCTTTAACCACACCTACACGTTGTAGATTACTATCAACAATATGATATCCTAGTTGCGATCCTTTAACAATTTCTTTACCACCTTGTGTGATGCGATCTAAATCAATGCCGGTTTCCTGCATCTTAGCAAATACAATATCACTGAATCCAGTAAACAATTGTGCATCAAGTTTATCAACAACTGCGGCACTGGCGGCAGAAACAAACTGTGCAAATCCCGGGCTTGCTTCTGACACAGTGCCATTGAGATTCAGTGCACCATCAATTGTTAAATCGCCTTTGATTTCTGCGCTAGGTGCAAATACAGAATTTTCAAATGCCACAGCATGATCCATAAGTGTCATCTGTACAAAACTGGCTCGATCTTCAATGCCAGTACTGCCGAAGTTTTGTACAATACCGCTGTTGATATTATCGCCGGATAGACTAAATCCTCGAAAATTTACAGCAGTGTGTGGTATACTTTGTTCTGGGAAACTATGTAATTTAATTATCTCAGCTATTTTAGATTTGACAATTTCATTTACTATTAGGTTGAGATCAATAGTGGCTAATTGTTTTTTTAGTTCTTGCTCGATTGTTGCGTTGAGGTTGCCTAATAAGCCGGCGACGACAGGCTGTAATTGTTGATTGATATCCATATGCTCACTCGAAAAACTTTAAATTGAAATTGATATTACATGCTCATAGTTTCTACGTATAAGACTTTTGTACATTAAATCCTTGTGTACATAAAACTGTTTAGCACCAGCATCGATACTAAACTTTGCTAACTGTTTAAAAAACATTGCGCGACGACTAAACGGACCATACGATTTTGTATTACTATCCTGCATTTCATATACCGTTGTTGCCCATGCATTTTTATCTGAATATTCATACTTGTGATATTCTAAAAATACCAAACTATCACTGTGATTATAAACTGCCTGTGGTTGACTAAACTCACGGTCTTTAAAGTTCTGATTTTTATAATCACGTAATGTCGTAACTATTAAATCCTTAGCTAAACTGGCAATTATTTCCACACTAGTCTGTTGCTCTTGCTCTGTGTTGGCAAATGTGAAATATTCATCACCTGCTACTACCCACGAGAATTGTTTCTTATATCCCGGTAAATCTTTTACATCTATATATGTGTATTTAATGTCGCTAGCGTCGAGGTAATTTTTTGTTTCGTCGGTTATGTTAGTAACAAATATTTGTTTATAAGTAACACCCAACATCAATGGGCTAAAACCGACAAATAAGATACTTGTTGGGTTAGATTTGTAGTGATGAGCAATGCCAGTTAGTATCTCTTGCTTTTTATTAATTGCATCTTGACTTTTAAGATTAAATTGCAAAGCATTAAGTGATGCTTGTGTGTACGTCGCGAAGCTATGCGGCATTGTAATTCCCCTGTTACAAATATTTAGTTATTCTCTAACTAAATCAAGGGTTACGCAGTGGAAGCCACCGCCAAGTGTCCTGCTATGACGTAGTTGCATTGGAATAGTCGTAAAACCTGCCTTCTCTAAGTCTTCTATAAGTCTATATTGTGCCCGATCGACAATTACTGTATTAGGATCTATACTCAACATGTTTAAGCCAATCCATTTACTTGCGTATGGATATTCATGAAAACCTTGTGCTTCAACGTCATTAACCCATAGTTTAGTCCAACCATCAAAGGCTCGAGGGCAGGTATCGGGAGTTACTCTGCTGGCATTAAGTACAACAAAGCCTTCTCGTAACGGAACAATGGTGCTGTCGATATGCACACCATTAAACAATTTACATGATTCGATAGTGATATGCGGTAATTTTTTACGTAGCCAATCTAATGCCAATTGATTGCCACTGTCGCTTAATAGATATAACCAAGTGTTACCAAGTCTGCATACATTGGCCGCATCCATTACCATACCTTGATTGCGTGGCATTGGCATTACTGTGTTGGCAGACCTTAGCACAAAATCTAATGCTTCAATTTCTTGATCACGGCAAGGATACATCATTGCAGGATCTATAACACAACCATCAGCAATTAATAATCTATCACGTGGGCAATAATTATACATGCCCCCACGTTCAACAAAATTCATTTCGTGTGGGCGAAATACTTCTATACCTAATTTAGTTAATACAGTAGCAAGCTCATCTAAATCTTCATTTGACTCGTCAACAATCCATTGCGGTACAGGACCGCTTGGTACTGGTGTTTCCTTCCATAATGTTTTTAAATGCTCTTGTGAGAATACAGGATCATTACTAGGCCAATTTGCGTAGGTAGCTGATCCCACTACAATACTTTTTAATTTGCCCCATTCATTACTTGTGCTTATTTTCATCTATATGTCCTGTTATCTGCAATGTATATCTTGGAGTCAGTCCCATGTTTGCCGCAAGGTGCAGACGATCGTATTGCCAAATTACAACATCGCCTGCTGACCAATTAACAATTGGTGTGTTATCTAATTCCAAATAATGTCCGCTGGCCCATGCTTCTAAAAATACCACAGCACGAAATATAGTGTGCTCTTGTCCTTTGAGATCGAACAACTCTATATATCTTTTATAGGTATCTCGATGAGCAGGTAATACTGTTCCACTGCTCATACGATAATAACTAGTGCCAACATCAGACCAGCCGAGTTTATTAAAGTATTTAACAAACATCGGGTTCCAAACTGGTTGTGGTCTACGCATATCACACATAGCGCCAGTGAACTTGCCTGGATAACCCTGTTCTATCCATGTGGCTGTATCATTAGGATTGTTAAATGCTTCTACAGCATAGTCAAGTTGTTTAAAACTATCATCCCAAAATGGTTGAATATTAAACTTGTCCACGAGTATTTCCGTAATGGATTACCTTGTAATTAGTGCTGTTAAATTTGCGCCATGGATCTAATATAATACTTTGACTACCAGGAGTAAAGTATAATTGTTGTTCTGGCAATTCACCGGTGTAGCCATAGGTAATCTGGCGATTGTGTGCTAATAATACCACAGCATCTTGTCCATCAGCAACCGTGTCACCAGTTAATGGGTCACTGTAACTAAATTCTACACCTAAGTCTGTTAAGTAGTGCCCTATTAATAAACTGTAGCTACCATCTAACATATCCACATCGGGCTTATAAGCCTTGCCATGAATAACCACAGGCAAGTTGTGTTCATCTGCTAGGTCAGTTAAGTATACCGCAAGATTTTCTGCTTGCTTTTCTCTGGCGTGCATGACTGTGTCAAAGATATCGTAGCCTAGGTCTAGATTCTCAGCTAGCCAACGTAGGGCAATGTTATCACGTGGGTGACAAGGACCAGCATCGCCCATGCCTGCCGTCATATACTTGGTACTGATAATACGCATAGTCGATGCGCATAGTGCGCCAGTTACAACATCAACATCGATATTGCCCGATTTCATAGCAACGTCTTGTATCATGTTTACCAGACCAACTTTAGTTGAAATAAAAGTATTATAGAAAATCTTAATTGCTTCTGCTTCATCCCACGTACCAACAGCAATATGCGGATTGTTCTGCATCAATGGTGCGTAAAAGTCCGTAAGCAACTTAGCATCACCTGTTACACTTCCATCTTCTGTACCAATAATAATCATATCTGGATTTACCATATCCCAAGCCACACTGCCCATAGCAATTAAATATGGGTTATAGATAAAACGTGCGTTGGTAATATGCTTGCGTAGTTCTCTACGTGTGGTACCCGGTAATACTGTACTGATTAATACTACAAGCTGGTCTTGTGTTACATATTGATTAATATCTGCTAGGACCTGATTTACAATAGTGTAATCAAAGTCTTTGTTAGCCAGGTGGGTAATAGGTTGACTACCATCATAGATTGGATCATGTGGTGTTTGTACTGCTACAAAGATAACATCTTTGCCACGCACTGCTCCTTCTAATGTATCAGATATTGTTATCTTGCTACTAGTCCGTGGGTAAATATCATAGCCAGTGACAGCATATGATTGTGCCATTACTTCTGCACATGCTAGGCCTAGTTTACCGATTCCAACGAATCCTACTGTTTTTAATTGAGACGACATTAATGCTCCAAGTTGATCATGTTTACGAATTTTTTTACTCTACTATCTTCAATGAATTCGAGATGTGTTTTTGTTTGGGCGGAGTCGTTATTTCCGACGCAGCAAACACTCATGTATTTACACGCATTGCTATGGAGGAGAAAAAAATCTTCTTTTATGATCAGGAACCATTTATACCTAGTCTAGCATTGCCGTATATGTCAAAGTTTATAACCGAACAAGGTCCACATATTTTAGCAATCAGCGAACATTCGGCTTGCCTAAATGATTACATCACAGACAACAATTTTAATAAATTATATTATTTCTTTCACGGCTTTGCGGCATTAGATTGGTATCGTGGATTCTATGCTCTTAACTATAATAAGCAAGTAGTTAAAGAATATACGCATGACTATGTAACGTTTAATCGTTTGGTGGCCAACGACCGCAGTTATCGTTGTTACTTTGTTAGTAAGCTGGCAGAAGAATTTTTGTTAGAACACGGACAAATTAGTTTTGGGCTAGCAACAGAGCAGGCCACTTGGCAGGAAGAAATTGCTGATGGTAATACAAAATTATCATCTAAAGCAATTGATCATATTAAACTGCATTTACCAAGCACGCCATTGGTTATAGATAATGAACAGGTATTGGGTTCAGCTAGTGCAGATATCCCACGTTGCATTAATGATAGCCTGTGGCATATTGTAACCGAAACTGTGTTCTACTATGATAAACTACACCTAACTGAAAAGATATTTAAACCTATTGTAATGAAACAACCATTTATGTTACTTGGCGCACTGGGTAATTTAGCCTACTTAAAGTCATACGGCTTTAAAACATTTGAAGGCATAATAGATGAATCGTATGATTTTATTCAAGACAATGATCTACGTATAGAAGCTGTAGTTAAGCAGTTAGCTTGGTACTGTGCGTTAACAGCAGAAGAAAAACAACAGGTTATAGAGGCTATAGCGCCAATCGTAGAGTACAATTTCCATCACTTCTACGGTGAGTTCAAGCATATTATCACAAGAGAACTACTTGATAATTGTCAGACTCTATTCAAGGAAATAGGCTACGACGATAACGCCATAGCCTATGATGATATATATCGAGTACTAACTAGTTAAGCCTAACTCTTTAGCACGTTCGTATAAACTAAAGCTGGCTAAGTTCTTGCCTTTGCTTTCGCACATGATATCTGCCCATGCTAAGTGTGCCTGTTCTGCAAGTGCTTTAATGTTTTTGTTCATCATTTAACTCCGAAATGTTCTTTAATCTTTATACCAATTTTGCTTTGAGGATGGTTACATTTTATATGTTCGTCGCAGAGACAATCCTTTACATAATCATCCGCAACCCCAACACATTCCCGAACAATCAACTCGGCGAACTTTTCCAAGTCTGTTTCTCGACCATCCACAATAGGCACCATTGGATTGCTCATCAGTTGAGTAAATCTTAGTCCAGCCTCATCAGCAAGTTCTCGAATTCGTTCGTTCATACTAATCCTAATTGTTTAGTTTGTGTTGCTAAAGAATTAGGAATAGGTAAAGGTGTATGCTGTAACCTAAAAAATGGAAAACATTTAATTTTCAAGGCTTTTCCAGAACTCATACAACTTAAAACTGGCTAAGTTCTTGCCTTTTGCCTCTACCATTATATCAGCCCACTGCCAGTGCTGATGTGCCCATTCATTTACAGCAGTATTCCACATAAAGTCTGAATGTGCTCGCAGTTTGCTTTTCTTGTAGCCCTGTTCTAATAATAAATTATAATCAGGTTTTACCTCAACATCATGATCAACGAGATAATCTTCACGACTAATGCTATAATGTACAACAGGACGGACGCCACGCCAAGCATCCAGAATGCGTTGGATACGCGAGTCCATAGCGTTGATATATTCCCCCTCACGAACAAAATGGTGATGGACATCGAGCACAATAGGAATACCATGATCGCTAAGAACAAGACAGTCGTCTAGGCCATGTTTCATTTCCTCATTTTCTATAGTTAAGGTATTACGTGCTTCGGGTGATAACTTACCGTAGACGTCAATAATACCTTGTGCACCTCTACGACCTGCAATATGCACATTACACTTGAAGTCTTGGAATGTCCGACCATAGCCCATCCAACGGATCATATCCGCATGGTATTCAAATTCGTCTATACTTCTTCGAACAATGTCATCATTATCACTCGCAAGTACTGTGAATTGACCTGGATGAAAAGATAAGCGCACATCAAGCAAACGAGCAAGCTCACCCACCTTACTGAACGCCTGCTCGCAATAACTAACGACATCAGGCTTGCGCCAAAAATAACACCAATCAGACTGAGTGTATACTGGTAGTATATCAGAGCTGATACGAACCATCCTAAGGTTGCCATTTAATGTTCCAATTCGTTCTATTAACTTACGTGTTGATTCTATGTTACCTACCATTAGGTCCCATAGTTTTTGTTCGGCAACTTCCTTAGTCTGGCGATTAAGCCATGCTACTGTTGTACTTCCGGTATTATACTGTTTAGCATCATCAAGAGGTTTGATCCCAAGAACTTGATCGGGGCGATCAATCCACTTACAAGCAAAGCCGATGCGTTTAGTATTCATAATATTATTATACAATTAATTTATTAAATTGTCAATATTAATCTGCACGGCTACCAGCATAAGCACGGAAACCATATTTACTTAGTACGTCTGCGTAAGCACGAGCACCTTCTTCTAGCACATCCATGCTTTGACCATGATAGTTACCTGGGCTCCACAAGTTTAAACATTTAGGACGATAGTCTTTCTTAAAGCCAACACCAAGTAAACCTTTGGCTTCTGCTGAGTTAGTACGGTCTACATAAACATTTACCCAGGCAAAACCACAATAAGCCATTTCACCATGTGTTTTAAGAAAAGCGTTTTGAGCGTTAGTTGCTGCTGTTTGTGCTTCGTTGTGTATAGTTTGAAAGTCCATTTTGTGCTCCTGTGTTGTTAGTGTATGTATAGCATTATACAGTCATTTAACCAAAAAGTCAACCAAAATCTATAAATACTTGTACAATAATAACAAAATTCAAGGAGTAGTTAATGGGCGATATTTTCAAACTAATTGGCGATTTAGGCTTCCCCGTTGCAATGGCATTAGCCGGCGGGTACTTTGTTTATCTTACAATTAAACTATTATTAGCTGGCGTACTCGGTGCAATTAAAGGTATGGCTGGTATCATCACTGCATTAGACAACAGAGTTAAAACAATGAATCACGATGTTATACGCATCGATACAGTGGTGTCAAACGCACTTGGTTTAAAACCAGACGTCGACCGTATTAGTCGTGCTGATGGTAAAAATGACGCTCGGAGAGATTAATGACTACACCAATTAACATGCGCCCGTTTACAGAACAGGCGGCCTTATTTGCACACATCAGTGAAATAGCATACTTAGATATACCAGAAGGTCCTGCTAAATTTGCTGAACTTGGATTTATCGCAGAACTAATAGACGTAAACGGCAGTCAAGCATACTGGTTGCAAAATGATACAGATTTGGTCATTGCTTGCCGTGGTACACAACCAACAGACTTTCGTGATATAGCCGCTGATTTAAAAGCTCGTCCGGTAAAAAGCTCACAAGGCATTAACTTTGTACACGATGGATTTAAATCTAGTGTAGATAACATATGGCCTGAACTAACAGCCAAGGCTAAGAAGTACGGTAAGAAACGCACTGTGTGGTGCACGGGTCATAGTTTAGGTGCGGCTATGGCTACTTTAGTTTCATTCAAACTACAACGTGCTGAAGATTTACCCAGCCCACAGGCCTTGTTTACTTATGGCAGTCCGAAAGTAGGTAACAAAGACTACATCAAAGCCATTGAAGAAATTGGTCTATTACACTTCCGCTTTGTCAACAATGCAGATATCGTTACACGTGTTCCACCGTGGCCATATTTACACTTTGGTGGTATGTACTATATGAACCACTGGGGTAACTTACGTACACTTACCTGGACGCAATTAATACAGGACCGCTTACGTGGTTTTTGGAAAGGTATTAAGAAAGGTGAAATTAACTTCTTTAGTAACCACAGCATCACACGTTATAAAGAAAACTTAGAGCGTTGGGCACGTGGTGAAGAACGCTCTCAAGATAAAATTTAAGGGTAATCAAATGTTTAAACTTCCGCATCAAGAATGGTTAGAGAAACAACCAAAGCACACTCAAATTTGGTTAGCAAACCAAGCAATATGGCATGATAGTGATATGATGCTGGCATTGGCAATTGGATTTGCAATTGGTGTATGCGTTGGTTGCATAGTATAGGAGATCAATCATGGATGTAGTAGATTTAGTAAACAAATATGGCTTTCCCATTGTTATGGCAGTGGGCATGGGATTTATCATCAAATATGTGTGGGAATGGGCAACAAAAGAGGTGAAACCAGTCATAAATGATGCAAATACTGTGCTTATTGCCTTGATTGATCGCATACGTATGTTAGACAACGATTTGATACGGTTGAATCAAAAAGTAAACACTGTACTACACCTACGTGGCAAAACCATTGAGTTTGAACGTGTAGAAGCCGAAGCAGAAATTAATAAACACACATTAAAGAAATCAGAAGATGATAAAGCCGCTAGTGGCGGCAGTGACTAATCAACATTAATATCGCTGTTACTAACTGTTACAGCGATTTTTTGTGCTTCTGGGAAACGTGTACGAGTATTTTTACTACCCAATAATACAATTACACGTTGTCCTAATTCAGTATCGAGTAGCATAACCACACAACCGCCACTTTCATTTATATAACCTGTTTTACTAACACGCACATCATTGCTATTTCTAACCATCGGATTAGTGTTACCAAATTGCCACCAACGACGTTTAACTTTGATACTTACATTAGGTTTACCACTGGCTTCAGTAATCTCCGTGTATTCATTTGCAGCTAAAACTAATTTGCCTAAGTCACGAGCATTACTAACATTGTTTGCATCTAGTCCTGTTGGGTCAGCAAATGTGGTATTTGACATACCTAGCACAAACGCAATGTGATTCATCTCGGCAATACATCGTGCTACACCGCCTGGATAATTTGCGCCTAATGTATATGCGGCAAGGTTATCACTCTTAACAATAGCAAGATCAATTAGTTCACCGCGAGTTAACTGTTTAACACTACGAGGTAATCGAGTGTGATATTTGTTAACTAATCGACGATCTAATGTGATCATTTCATCCAAATTTTGGTTAGCATCCAGCACCACCATTACAGTCATTAGTTTAGTAATGCTGGCAATGGGCTGTACATGATCAGCATTCTTTTCTAGTATAACTTCGCCTGTGTTATCTGCTACTAAAAAACTTTTAGCAGTAATAGGTTTTGCTACTACTGCGGTGCAGAATAATAGCAGTAAGATAAAACTACTTGCTCGTAGCATGGTACGTTCCGGACCAGTTAGCAGGAACACCTTGTTCCATGCGTTCAATCATTAGTTCATAGTAGTGTTTAATATCAACTTCATCATTATTAACTATTTTATTAGCCCAGACCAATGCTTTACCCCAATTACCGCGAGTATATTCTTTACGATATTCTTCATGCATATAAAGATTAGTGCGACCAACTGTATAGATATCTAACCCAATTGTCTTGCCTTTAACAGCAATGTTGTCTAGCCATACTACAGGGAATGCATCTTTACAGTATTCAGCAGTCTTAGGACCAATGATTAGTAATACACCGTATGACTTAGTCTGTCCTTCTAACCTTGCCGCGGTACTTACGCTGTCACCTAACACGTCATAGCCAAACTTGCTTTTAGCACCAATGTTACCAATTAAGGTTTCACCTGTGTTAACACCAGCACCCATACCAACTGGTGGACGACCACTAGCAACAAGTTCTACGTTAAAGGCCTCAATGGCTTTGATCATTTCCAATGCTGTTTGTACTGCGGTCTTGGCGTGATTAGCATCATCCAATGGAGCACCGTGTACGTGTAAACTAGCATCACCGATAAACTTGATTAAGGTACCATCATTCTTAAGCACAGGAATACTTAACGCTGTCATGTAATCGTTCATAATCTGTGTAAGGCCTTCTACATCATCACCAAACGATTCACCTAATGTTGTAAACCCACGTAGGTCAGTCATAACAATTGAAAGTTCTTTACGTTCGCCACCTAACTTGATCAGCTCTGGATTCTTTTGTAGGCGTTCAACAATAGTAGGGTTGACATAGCTACCAAACTGTTTCTTAATTTGTTGTTTCTGTAAGAACTCGCTAATAAACTTAACACCATAAGCGTGTAGCATAACCA